GACTTTTATTTTGAATTTTGTATGTTGTCTTTCTTGATTACAAACTTATCTTACCATTAGATTTCCTACTTGTCCAATATGAAAAGTCAACATCTAGTTATAGGATATCCCTATAACCACGGAGATTATATATCATTTTTCAATGTCTTAAATTGCTTGATTTTACTAGGTTTCCGATACATCTTTTGACTCCTTTGAAATGCACTTGACTCCTTTTTGACTCCTTTTTTATCAATTCATGTCTAACAATATTTGCTCTTTAGTTATGTGTTGTTTTGGATATGCTGCGTTTAATTTATCGTTTTGTGATTCAATATGATCTTGTAATAAATGAACATAAATCTTTTCGGTAATCGTTACATTTGCATGTCCAAGATATTTTGAAATGACTACCATTGGAATTCCTGCCTCAAAACATCTTGTCGCAAAAGTATGTCTTAACCGATGAACGGATACTGGCAAAAGATAATCTTTTTCATCCAATTGAAAATTAATTTGTTCCCTTGCACTTGCTAATACAGAATTTAGTGTTTGATTCGGCATTGGAGTATTGTATGGTGTGGTAAATAACAAATTTTTAAACTCAGATGATACATGACGATCTGCATATATAGATTTCTCTACACGTTGTTTTAATACGATTTGCTGTTGGAAAGCCTCGTATGCGACATCATTTAGTGGAATTTCTCTCACACTTGAAGGAGTTTTTGTATCGCCAATATAATATTGATATTTGCCATCAATTTTATTTTTCTTTAAGGACTTTGTAATATGCACCGTCCTAGATTTCATATCAAAATCATTTATTGTAAGTGCGCCAACCTCTCCGTATCTTAACCCAGTTGTTAAAAGAAAAACATATAAATTATAATAGAAATGTCCATTCAAATAGTTAAATAACATTTGCTGTTGTTTAATAGTTAATGCCAGTACTTCATCTGAGAAAAGCTCTTTCTTTTTCTTTTTAACTTTGATCATTGTTACTGGGTTATAAGGAATACAATGTGCTTCTCTACTTTTTTCTAAGGTTTGAGAAATTATATTTTTTGCATTATCAATAGTTTTATCACTATATTTTTTCTTCAAAGTTTGAAAAAATGAATCTAATGTAAATTCGGTTATATCTACAACTCTAATATTTTTCAGACTTGGTGCAATGCAATTGTCATAAATCCATTCATATTGTTCCTGAGTATTTGGTGCCAAGTCAACAAATGCTATGCTTTTCCAACGAAAATACCAAACTTCAAAAGTGTCAGTGCAATGTTTTGCATTTACTTTTAGATCGTCTTTTGCTCTTTCTTCTTTCAACCATTCCTTTACTTCTTTTAAACTTTTACTTTTTGTTTCGATGCGTTCTCCAAAACGATTCGTAAACCTTGCTTGATAACGTCCGTCCTTCCGCTGAGACAGGTACGTTCCAAGTTCTCTTCCTTTTAAATCTTTTCCCATGATTATACGTCCTTCCTTTTGTGTATTCATTGGAAAAGAATCTAAATTAAATTATAGTACAATTACAATATATCACATTTAGATTCTAATTCCTATCAATTGCATAAGTATCTTCTAAATATTTTTCAAAAGCTTTTCGTTTAATAAGTCTTTTCTTGGTTCCTACATATAATTTAAATTCACAGTCTGGATCATCTAGCATCTGATAAATTGTATTAATACCGATACTGCTATATGCCGATGCTTCTTCTGGAGTTATTGTAACTTTCTCCCATATTGGTACTATATATTTGTTTATAATATATTCCTCCTTGCAATAAGAGAGAGAATCTAATAATAGAAACTCTCTCCGTATATTATTTATCCATCATCAAATAAGGATTTTAAGATATTTTCTTGAATCCTTGAATATGTTCTACAAGGTCTTTAAAATATGGTACATTGTCTAACATCCACTGGCAGAAGATTCTCCAATCCTTTACTGGATGTGTCTTTCGTGAAAAATACATATTTAAAAGCACTTCGTAAGTAAGAGAAAGATTTGCTGTGATATTATATCCCATAGGTAGCATTTCAAGAATTGCATTCCAAATATTTTTATCCTTCGTTGCATTGTACTCATCTTTAAGTTCATTTAGTAACTGAATAGTATTTTCTGTATGTTGTTTAACTTTGTAGCCAAGCATATTTTCAACGTCTGAAATATTACTTTCATCATGGCTTGATAATGAGAATTTCTCAATTACAACATCAATACCTTCATGAGAAAAACTATCTAAGTCAAATTCTTTTTTATGAATTGTATGCATTTTAGAACAACTACATCTTGTTGTCCCAACTTTATATGTATCTGCTTGTGCCCACCATGTATGATGAGATGTAATTCGTAATCCAACTGGCAGTGACCGTAAGGCTTTTCTGTGATCCTTTCCTGCTCTTGCAAGTCTTTTAAATAAACCTAAATCCTTCTCTCCAATACAAAAACATGGATGCCAGATTTCTACGTTTCTTTCTTTATCATATTCTGTTGTGTGTCCAATGTGGCTATCGCTTAAGTGCCAACTATCATATGCGTTTCTAGCTCCTTCAATAGCAAACATCCACTGCTCTGGACTTGGGAATACTGGGTGTTCAATCTTAATCATATATAAATCCTCCTATTTTAAATATGAAGAGAATACTAATTTCTCTTTATCTTTATCATCAACTGTTACATATCCGTGTACATTAGGCGGATGCCCTGACCAACTGATGTAGATTTTATAGTAATATCTCGTACAATCAACATATTTACGTGTCACAATACAGACATATCCTTTATTCATGAAGTCTTCTAATACTGCAATACAAGAATCAAGTGACTTGTCAGTATCGCAAGACATTGATTGTGTCTTACGGTATGTTTCTGTTCTACCATTCATCTGTGCAGTCTCCCATATATCATTTACTAAGTCGTCATATAAGTCATCAAATATTTTACTTAATTGTGCATTAGACTGCTGCTGTGAATACTCTTTCATATCCACAGCATTGATTAATCCTTTTGTTTGTGCAAAATAATTCATTTATTTACCTGTACTTCCAATTCCGCCAGTTCTTTCCTCAGTAACTTCTTCTCTATCAGCAACCCCATAGAGAGTAAATACACCTTGACAAAACGCTTCTCCTTTTTTAATTTTTAATGTATTTGGACTACAATTCTTAATTTTTACAAAGATATGACCTTCGTTATCTGCAAAATAATAATCTTCATCAATAACGCCCGTTCCATTGCCAATCCATGCATCAGCTTTAATGCCAAGGCTACTTCTAATAAAAATAAACAATGTCCATCCTCTGAGGATCTTACATCTCATTCCTGTTGGAATAATGATTGCATCTCCTGATCTTACAACAAAATCCGCTGGTGCAATAAAGTCATGTCCTGCTGATCCCTTTGTTGCTCTGGCAGGATATTTTAAACTACCATAAATTGATTCTTCTGGATATTTGTGAAATTTCTCTTCCCAGTCCTGTATGAACTGGTCAAACGATACTTTCTCAAACTCTGCAACTTTCATTAATCCGCTTTCTGTTAATAATCCCATATATGTATTTCCTTTCCATTTTCTTTGTGCAATTTTCACAAAATTCAATATTTCGTTATCATGTTATGTAAACTATCGTTTACAAAGCATCAGAGGTAATCCGACTTCGTTATAATAAGAATCCTCAAAAGTCATTTCTGGTTCGTCTTTGTACTGTTCTTTTAATTTTTCAACCAACAGATCTTTCTGTTTTTTCACTTCATCTTCAGTGCCATGCACAATTAAAGTCACATTGCCGTCATATACACCGTCATTAAATGTTTCAACTTCAATCATGTATAACTGACGATCTGTGTTAAGACTTGACTTTTTAGCTGCCAGATATAGATAATCTTTTGGCAATTTATATTTCTTGAGTAGCTTGTCCACATCTTTAATGAAATCAAGTTTGTGTTTCACTTCTTTAATCTGCTTCTCTAAGTCTGTGTTTCCTACGTTTCTTTTATCGTTTTCAGTCATCATTACATTATTTGTACTCATAGTAAATTCTCCTTGCGTAGTTCATTTTCTGTGTATCGGCAATATTCATCCCATAATCCTTTAGCATGAATATAATTTTTGCCTTTCAATCCCATCTTCTTCTGTTCTGCTTTCAAGTCTTGGAATGTAAACTTGCGTGAGCATATCTTTTCTTTTAAGAATCTAGTTGCAATCTGCCCTACCTTATACATGTCCTCACGCTTCAAATTTGCAGTTAATTTCTTGTAGGTACTCAATTCATCATCTGGAATTTTATAAGGTGTTTTTGGCAAATTTTTCAGTGAAAAAGGTGAGATATATTTGCAAGTTCCATCATCACGGATTCTACTCTTCTGCGCCTTCAGCAACTCGGCAACAGTATCCAGATGTTTCACATCAAATCTAAACAACACTTCTTTATCAGTTTCTTCTATACAATAAGGAATATCTTCGTCTATCTCTCGAATTGCCTTTATAATGTTGTGCCCTCTTATTAATGAGGGGATATAAGCTACAAGGGTATATTCGCCTCTATGCTTGCCTTTGCCATAGTAATATATCTGATTACCAAATGAGCATTTTATGTACAAATCATCAAAGCTAGGATCTATTAATCCTGCATCAGTTCTAGGAAAATCATTAGTATCCATGTTATATGCTGCTACAACACGATACTTTCCAAAATATTCTTTACGCTGTAAGAAATTAGCCGTAGTAATTCACTCCTTATTTAGTTGATTTTGATTTAGTTGTCTTAGGTGTAATACCTGTTGGCGGTGCATCATTTGTATTTTTGTATACATCACGCACCATCTTCTGAATTGTTCGCAGACTCAAGCCATATGAGAGCTGTAGCTCAATAACCGCTTTGGAAAGTTCTTCCATTACTCTTCGTCCTCCTCGCCTGTAATAATGTCATCATTATCTTCATCAGACTTATCGTCTAATTCATCGATCTCATCATCAATTTCTTCTCGTTCCTGTTCGAGAAATTCAATCTTTTCTTCATTGTCATCAATCAATTCCTGGAGTCTAGCAATATCAAGTTTGCGAATAAGGAATCCGCCTGCTACCATAGCACCAAGAAATGTGCCAATGGCAACAGTTCCAAAATTGCAAAGCATAAACTGCCATAAGTGTAATTTAATCATCTGTATCCTCCTCGTCATCTGGATAATTTTGTAGTTCAAACTCTTCCTCTAACTCAAACTGCTCAGAATCGTAATAACAAGGATTATTTAACTGAGCGTCTGGGTGAGGTGGGTTATACTTAGGATTCATCGTTACGTCCTCGATTTTCAAGGATCTCTGTGCGAATATCTCTGTCTTTTCTTTTTGATGCTACTAAATCAGCGATATGCATATCCCATAAGTTATGATATTTTTTTGATCCAAAGCGTTTTGCCCATTTTATTTCTGTTTTAGTATTGTTAGGCTTCCACTGGAACGGTAACATATGGTAGTTAATATAGAAAGTAATGTCTCCTATATTGTGATTTACAAATAAAGAATGCTGATTCGCAACCTCATAAACTAACATCATATATGCCCCAATATTTTCGTGTCCGTAATAGTGTGCAACACCATCTTCATCGAATGTCTGCGTGTATAATTTACCCATATCATGATATTTTGTAGCCACTGACACTGAATAATCGTTATGAATCTTTTTTGAAAAATCATAGGCATCTGTCATATGTTTGCCAAGAGATTCCATATGATACGGATTCTTCTGGTCGAAATCATTATATATTTCTGGAACCCATGTACTTTCAAGTCTATAGTTATACTTGTCTTTATTATGAATATGATCAACAAATTTAATTTCATCCCATCCTTCTTCAAGGAATGGAATCTGGAATTTTCTTGCTTGTTTGTCAATTACATATCCTGGAACTGGATGTTCTCTGTTAATGTTGTCTTTTTTACATTCACCAATTGGTTTTACGATGACCACACAAACCTTCTCGCAATCAATACCTTTAATTACGTTGAGAATAGATCGTCTTGACTTCATAGTAATATTCGTTGCTTCAGCTACAACGTCAATACCATTTTTAAGATACTTAACAATCAGGCTATGAAATGTCTGAAATACTTCTTTATTTTTGGACTGATCTTCTACTCTTCCACATATATTTTCTCTAATACCATCTGTTGATATAGTGATAACTTCATTGCCACTGTCTTGTGAAACAGTGTTTATGTATTGTGATTTGCCTGATGCGGATAAACCACATAATAGTGTAAGTCTTGGTTTTCTTTCGCTCATGATTCTCCTTTCGTATAATTAAAGTCAAATTTTATTCATCATATTCAAGTATCATTTTATATTTGTTTTTCCATACTTCGGGATTATCTAGGTGATTCCACGGATCATCAACTTTATTAGGTGAATCCATTGTCTGAGCTAATGTACCGTCATTAATACAGAACTTTGGCAAAAACTCACATACTTGACTAACTGTTATGGCGCATTTTTTGCATAAATTATATTTATTTTTTAATATACAAGAAGTAGGATCGACTAAAAATCTACTTTGTTCACCTCTGGTTTGATACTGTTTTTTCTGGAGATATGGCAATCTCATATCATAGTGTTCATTAGTACACTCTTTGTTGCAGAAATCACAGTAATATTTTGTTTCTGTTTTCTTCATTAATTACATCCTCCGTTATATACATTTTGTTAATCATTCATCATATTCAATCGTCATTGTGTGTTCTGTTTTTGGATAACGATTACGGCTTGCAAATGAACCAATAGCGTCAATGTATGGGATCGCAAACTTATCTTGTTTGGCGGTTTGTTTAATTCCAACCTCATTCTTACAAGCGCTTGAAAGAAATGTATTTATTCGAGCATTTATCCTCATACATTTACTACATAAATCTAATCGTTGGATTATAATAGAATTATCATCTGGTTCGCCTGCACAGAATCTGCTTGAATATCCATTGGATGTAATGAAAGGGAGTGTAATGTCGTAGTGATTGTGTGTACATTCAGCCCCACAAAAATCACAATAATATTCTTCAATTGTTTTTGTCGTCTTCACATTTTCTCCTTTCTGTGCGATAATAAATTTGCACATGAATCAGAAGTTATTTGAGAACGGTGTAATTTTGTATACGAGATACCACTTCTTAACTGAGGTGGTATCTTTTTTTGTACACAAAACATTTATTTTATGAATCCTGTTTTACTGGAATCCATTCAGTAACTGGAACCATCTTTTCTACTTTCTTCACTTCATATGGCTGATCATCAATTTCATTTTTTTGATATTCTGTTAGCCCCTTAAACCAATCAATCGCAAAATATTTGTCTCGAATTTTAATAATGCTTGTCATTGGCTTAACCCATCTCAAGTCATCTCCTGAAATCTCATCCACATGTATGTGCCGATAATCATAAATTAATTCTTCAATTTCATCGGTATCGAGAGATTTGTCTTCACTGAGCCTGTCATAAACACTATCAAGAAAACCATCTTTCTGACTGGTTTCATCTGTAATCATTTAATCACTCACTTTCTGTTGTTTGACTTTACAATATAATTTCATGACCACACTGTGGGCAGAAAATATATTTCTTAAACCCTACGACATGTCTTATACCATCATATTTGATATCAGATATGTCGAATTTTAACGTGGCACCACATCTATCACATTCAACTTTTTGTTTAGTGCCTTCTTTCAAAATCTTAATCATCTTTCTCTACCTCAACTGCTATTAGATGTTTGCACTGTGGGCAAATGATATAGTTTGGTGGGTATACTGGTTTGAAGGTTCTGAAATCAATCGTACGCTTTGGTTTATCTTTAATATCACTTTTCTCGTAACTCAACTCCGCACCACAATTTTCACAAGTGCATTGTTTTCGTGTTCCTCTTTCTAAAATTTCAATCATTGGTCTCACCTTCCCCTCATATTTGGCATACTCCATCATCAACATTCTCAATTGTAATTTTTGATACGTAAGTAATTGAATGCCAAAATATTCTTCAATAAAAGCAACTATATCCATAAATACAACTACCTTTCCTTGATTTTCTTCATTTTTCTCAAATTTCTTAAAATCGCATCGTCCAAAACCCTTGTAAAATAAGGGTTTTTTGACGGTCAATTTTGCGATAAAATATTTCTTTTATGTAATTAGTAAATTCCAACTACTTTTCCTGAGACGATCTTTCCGCCTTCGGTGCAATAATCAATTGTTTCAATGTTGATATCTCCAATTGGTCTGTAATAATTTGATTCATCATTCACAACAATCATATCGTCTGGAAGTTTTTCTAATAATTTTTTTACATCTTTTACAGTTAAACATGTTTCCTCAAAAATCATACTCATATCTTTAGCTGTTAATTTTTTATCTGCCATAAATCCTCCTTAACAAATTCTCACAACTCCAAATTCGTATAATCCTACACCATTCTCAAGTGCAATAGTGTCATGTTCTGTCGTAGTAATAAATTCATTATCTATGCCAACAACTGGCATATGATCTGGGTGTTTTACTAACTCTTTTTTGAGCTGTCCAACTGTCATATGTTTTGGTTCTTCCATTACATTCTTACCACTTTCTTGTCTGCTAACTCTTTTACTCTATCAGTCAAAGTAACTGCTACTACATGCGTTCCCATATAAGCATCAAGAGCTTCGCCAATTAAATTGTATCCTTCATCAATAAGAACATGATCATAATTCATTCCACGCTTGTTCTTAACTTCTTCTACAGTCATAGGCACTGGAATAATTAAGTCAAGATCGTTTGCTTTGTCTAATAATAGCTTGACCTGTGAATGATTCTGCACCATGATTGGATATTGTGTTGTTGCACTTGTGTAAAGCAACTGTGTTGTTTTACCTTCTCCTCTTTCTTTAATAATCAGTGTTGTTGGTTTATTTGTTATCATAGTTTGCAATCTCCTCTTATATAAAATATCTCTGAAGTGCATCTTTGAATCTTAGTGGACTATCAACAATGAGCCGTGAATACTGAAACTGTCTTAAAAAATTCATAACAGTTCTAGCATCTGCACCGCTTAAAGGAATAAATTTTACATATTCAGGTCTCCCAGCAATACAAACAACTGCCCACGAACGCTCTGAATCATGAAATCCAACGTCAACTGCAACATCTGTAATCTGGTTGTACATCTTCTTCATTTCTTCATTTTGCTTTGTTGAAATCTGACACTGACGAGCCGCCTCATTGCAATTGTTTGTGGCAAATCTTAATGTAGTGTTACTTTCATTAATTTCATTTTTTAAGGCATCAATATCAGGTTGTAGAATTTCTAACAACCATTTTCTAATTTTCTCTTTTAATTTCTGAAACAATTAACTCTCCTTCTATATTTCACACGATCCATTTAATCCATATGGTTCATAACACAAACCACTTACCCAAACCCAGTTATCGTCTTTGTATATGAGGAATTCAACTGTCTCAAAATCACAACAACTGTCACTATCTTTGTCTTCACGAACTGCATATACAGTAATTGGTTTCTTAGGTGTTGGAGACCTGCCAATTTCTTGTATTTTAAACATCTGAATCCTTTCTAATTCCACTCAAAATCCATTCAATTACTGGTTCTGTCCACCCATTGCCCATCAGACTACATCGTTTTGAATAACTTAAATTTCTATTGCCAATTTTAATATCTGTGTAATTATCAGGTAGTCCCTGCAATCTTTCATACTCAACTGCTGTCAATTTTCTAGGTTTCTCATGATCCAAAACTTTCTTTTCTTGATATCCACCATTTATACAAGTCAGTGTGCAACATTTGAACTCTGGATTGTATATTCTGCGATTCATTTCGAAAGTATTGACTTTTAGTTCGCCACAGACACGTTTGTCCATATCTAATATTTCAAATGGTTTGTTATAAAAATACTTTTGTGGTACATCCGACTCCATAATATCCTTCAGTACCAATGAATTTTGCCTTGTTGACAACGAATTAAGTGGAATATTTGTCCAATAATACCTTTCTCTTGACTGAGCACTGAATAATGCCGAATTAATCAAGATCGGATCAACGCCAATGCAGTCAGTCATTTCTTTTAAGTCATCATCATGTGACGGAATCACATTTTCAAACATAAACCATTTAGGTTTTATAATATTTAATGCCTCAACAGCTTTGTAAAAAATCCCAGATTTACCATTCAGTCCAGCATTTACATCTTTATCTTCGATACGCACTCTTGATAGACTCTGGCAACATGTACCAGCTAGGATCAGATCAAATCCTTCAAACTGTTTAAAATCTGCTTCATATAAATCGCCATGATGTATAATAAATGGAAAATGATACGATGAAACCGCAATGGCTTCTGGTAGAATTTCATATGTATGATATTCTTCAATTGGAATACCAAGTTGTTGTAAAGCATATAATCCTGTTTCTACACCGCCACATAAACTCAAAACTCTTAAACCTCTTGAAGTTTTGTTTTTGTCTCCTGTCATTTAAACCTTGTATTTACAAGGCAGCGCACTGCGTTTTACCTAGGATTACTTGATAAAACCTTTCTTATGTATTTGTTTTTATATTGTTTTTACCTACAGAAATTCAAACGTAGATAAAAACAAAATTTTAAAGTCATCATATGGAAGAAATAAGACATGTCTAATCTATAGATATTTCTCCTCGAATAGTCATCAGAAATGTAACTAGAAATGTTACATTATATATAAACTGCAATACCAATCAACAATAATGTTAACCATGCTGTTACCATAGTAAATTTTAAGAAAAAGTACAATGCTGTTCCTTTCTCATGAAAACTATGCAAGAAATTTTTAAAATACTGCGTACCATATTGAATAATTGATAATACAGCAGCTATTAATGTAAAAACTCCTATGGTCAATGAAGTCCCAAGACTTAACACAACACAAATTTGTGCCATGAAAAATAAAATGTTCCTTAAGATTCTTTTACACCAACCTCTCCTACTCTTTTAAATCTGTATTTCTGTTCTACATCAGGATACTTCTCGTGATCGACTTCACTCAGAAACATCTTAACTGGTCTGGCATAAATGTTAAAATCTCCATACATTGCCTGATAAATTACCAGTTTCTCATTTGTTTCTGTATGAGTCGCAAGGTCAATCACTTTATAGAAATGTCCTTTAAAGTGTTTGTAGATATCATCTTTCTTTGGTAAATCTCTGTTATTCATTAATTGATTCAAACCTCCCTACTAAGCCACCAAGTACAAATCCTTTTCCAGTACTACTATCTTTATTGGTAAATACAGATGAAATAAATCCATTGAGTCTGCAAGCTTTATCATTTTTTAACTCTGTTTTATATCGTTTGTAAAAATTCACAAGATCATCTCTGCTAACGCCAATTGCTGATGTTACAAATTCAAGTAATTCCTTATCACCGAAATCGTCTCCTCGGCAAAAATTACAACTACGAATTTCTTCCTCAGAACCATCTTCGTGTGTAATTACTTCTTCTCTATATCCGTCTACTGCTGCACATTCCTCACTACACCAAGCCATACCACAATTGCAGAAAACAACTCCGTCTGCGCAATCAGCAAATGTCTCGCCACATTCACATGTTCTATAATCTGTACTCATATTTATCCATTCTCCTGTTCATTATCTTCTTTCACAAGAATTGCTTTCCAAGTTTTGCTGTTACATGAGGATGCTGAAATTTTGTAACCTTTATTTAAGTAATTGTCTACGCAATTTTTAAACTTTTCAGAATTTGATTCTTCCACAACGACGCATCGACTACCATCAACTGCATGATCGATATTTTTCTGCACAATTTTTTTTAAAATATTGACTTGATGTAATAAATCATAAGTTGGAATTGATGTGATGTTATTAATGCTTTTATAGCTCATGCAAACGCTTAGTGTGCCAATAACTTCTCTTATATCATCTAATGTTTCTTTTGTCATACCTTCTCCTTTCTAAATTGTCTCCCACCATAGATCATGTACTTTCTTATAACCACCTCTGCTTGACACATCCAATACTCTGCGAACCTTCTTGTTAGACAGCCTCTTATGAAATCTGTAATCATCCCAATTGCTGATATATAATCTTTTATAATAAGGTTTCTTACGAGGTATTTCGTAGAATCCACAATAATACTTGTTTACATATTGCACAGGTTCAGGATACCCACCGATATTTTTAAGTCTCGCTAACCTTTGATGATAACTCTTCCTACGATTTCTTTTCTTTAACATTGTCTTGCGATTCTGCTGAAATTTTGTAGGAACATATTGTAAAAAGTCCGTATCCTGTGAACAATCTTTTGATTTTGGCATAATTAGCACACTCCTTTCTATAGTGGGATAAAAGTGGAATTTTACAATCCTATCCAACTAATTTTTCATAATTGAATATTTGTCCAGTTTCATACATATATCCAAATTTCTTTTGAATAATATCTGTAGATTCTGGCATCAATTTAGTTGCTATGTAATAAATATACTTGTTAGCAGACGATGGAAGAGAAATATCATGTGACGCTTTCCCGATTATATGTGCATCTCCAAATCCAAATTCTCTATACTTGTCACATAATTTTTCAAGTTGTGGATCTGTTAATACACCACCTGCTACTAAGAAATTTCCTTTCTTACTGTGCGGATTAAACCACCCATCATCTAAAACAAATATTGTTAACCCAACTTCGTTAATGCGATCAATGGCATCATCTTTGTATTTTTGCATATCCAAATATTTAATTAATGTCGGAGTTGTTTTTGTACAAAACTCAATGGCGTCGCATGAATTGTTGTTACGATTTTTATCATACATATTCATTCCGTTTGTTAGAGATCCAAATGCTTTGTACTTCCATTTGCAATATTCTTGCTCCTGTAATGCATGGCATTCTGAATAATATACATTATGTTTACCATTACGCTTTAAACGTCCATCTCCAAGAATCCCACTATATAACAATTGTTTCTGCAACATATTTAACTCAAATGTAGGATTTTGTTTTGTCGTCATCTTATACCGCTTATACACTTCATGTACTTGGTTTTTCGTAACACCAACTTTATCTGCAATTTTCTGAGCTGTCATCTTTCCTCTTAAAGCAATAACTTGTTCGGTCTGTTCTTTAGTAATAGTTTTGGCTCTTATGCCAATTCCTCCTTTTTATTCAAATCTACATCATACGCTGCAACTTTATCATCGCAAGTAAACCCATATTTTTCTTCTGCTTTCAATCTTGCCTGTACAGCATCCTCATATTTTTGATAATCGCCAAGATAAATTGTTTTGTAATTAATAGTAATATAGGCACTCCACATATTTTTCGATTCTGCAAAGCATACCCCTGTTTTTCCAGATGTATTAGCTTTACTCAAAGATCGATTCTTCATATTGTCCATATTGCTTTTTAAAATCAAATTACAACGACGATTATCTGATTTATCTCTGGAAAGATGATCTGGAAAAAGAATTTTAGTATTGTATTCACCATATTTGCGAGCTGCAATTAATTGATGTACTCTTAATATCTTTTTATTGTAAATTTCAACATCTTCTTTTTTTGAATTGGTTATCCAATAACCTTTCTGATCTTTTCTCCAAAACCAATTTTTAACGTAATCATAATCCTCTCGATCTACTATAAAGAAAGACTCATCTTCTCCATAGATTTTAACTACATCATCGGATACGTCAGCCTTATTATATTTGGTCGATACTCTTTTATTTCTTTTTGCAATTGCTTCTGATGCAAGACAACCGCAAGATTGTGTATGTCCGCTTTCCAAACAATATCCTGTAACACTAGATAATTTTGGATTCCCACAATCACATTTACATAACCAATGTACATTTCCTTTATGATCAGTAGATAAATCTCTTTCAGCATCCCTTTGTATTACTGTAAGTCTTCCAAATTTCTTTCCAGTCAAATCATGAATTCTTTTTTGGTTATTAATTTTAGAACATCCACATGACATCGTGTGCCCATACTTTATTGCTCTATAAGAATATGTTTTAATATTTCCACAATCACATTTACATACAACAAATAATCCACCATGTTTTCCATTTTTGTTTTCTTGAAAAGTCCTACTTTCATCAATATCAACAATTGTCAGTCTTCCATACTGTTCACCAATCACTTGTTGTCCTTTTTGTTTAAGTTTATTTCGTGAGCACCCACAAGACTTGATCTTTTTAATATTCTGTTGTCTTGTATCAAACTCTTTTCCGCAATGACACTGGCAATGCAAAAACACCGCTTTGTTCTTGTTGTTTTTATTTAATTCTTTTTGTAAGTCATCATCACATATACCTAAAACACGGATTCCATATTCATTCACGAATCCTATTAAGTTTTGTTTCTTGATGTGTTATCCCTCCTGTGAGTCATCTACTTTAATATATAAACCACAATGGCATTCTCCTTGTTTCATTTCTCTGAACTCCTTGCACATACATTTTGTGTCTTCATTCCTTAATAATGAACATGGGCAATATCCACCATTTTCTTTTAATTTCTGTCTAATAGATTTTACTAATTCTTGATCTTTATTTACTTTAATTTGCATTAGTTCCATCCAGCCTTTCTGCATATTGGTTATCACTTGCTAATATTACCCCTAAAACTTCATCATATCTTTGATCTGTATCTGGTATATATCTACCAAATTTCACAATAATATTTTGCAATCCTAATAAATTTTGCAAGCGATCTTTTGGAATTTCATAATCGTAATATCCTGTATAAATAACAATATCATCGTAGATTTTCTGTCTCCTAAATTCGGAAATTAATTCAATCATTTCTTGATATTGATCAAATGGTTCCAACCCACCAAACACAATTGCTTTTGTAATCGCATTGTTCTTATATCGTTTAACAATTATTTCATTTGCCAATTCGACCATATCGGATTGTGCCAGAGCAGAATTCTGACACATAGACACATCTAAATTCTGCTCTTTGCAACATTTCCAATTACATGAAATAGTTCCAATAAACATTGATGGTTTTTTATAATTTGTAAAATCTTCATCAATCAATGCTTTTAGTCTCATACGTTACTCCTGTTTCATCTGAGCATATTCGTACCACTGTCTTGTTTCAAACTCTTTTTTTCGTGTTTCTGAATATGATCTAACAGGCTCTAAGAATCCAACAATTCTCTGATATGTATCATAAACACCATGTCCACATACTGGGCAAACATCTGTACCAACAAATCCATGATGATTGTCACACTCGTTAATTCTTGTGTTGAATGCAAAGTAAATAACGCCTGCTGCTGCAATCTGGTTTAATACATCCCATGCCATATCCGTGTTAGGGAAATTGGTTTCCAAATTGATATGTGCAATAGACCCTCCAGAGCATTTAATATCTAAGATAGAACTTAGTTTTAGCTTCTCTTGGATTGTGCATTTCTGAGATAAAGGAATCCACTGGTTAGAGTAAATAAATTTTTCATTTTTTTCGTATAACAGGTTATCTTTCTGGCAAAGAATTACCGCTGCCCTTTCGGCTGGAACGCTCTCAACATTAAAACTAAATTCATTTGTGAAGTTATCTTTAACATCGTTTAATACGTCAAAAATTTTACTCGCAAATGCAATTCCTTGTTCTGTATATGATGTATTACCAAATTCATCTGTTTCTGTGTATCCAAATGCTTCGATAACTTCGTATAACCCAAGGATTCCAACCGTACAATACTGTTTGTCCATTTCAATACCGCCATCGCAATAATTTGGAAGAAGCCCTTTTTCTACATTTCTTTTAATAATATGCCGTACAATATCCAATGTCTTGCAACATAATTCTGTTCTTTTTCTTAATTTTTTCAGATATTTAGCTTCAGAAAAATCGGTTTCATATGCAATTCTCATCAGGTTGATCGTATTTACTTTGACAGATCCAATAGATAATGCTGTTCCACCGATAGAATTAATAAACCCATCAAGTTTTGATGTATCTGAAAGTAATCTACAACAGTTAGACAACACTCCAACATTGTCACTCATAAAGAAGTTGCTATCATTCCACACTGTGTTATGGTCAGAACACCATCTGGCAAATTCTTCGTCTTCAAATTTACCATCTTTATATAGAAGAGAATATGTTAAAACAGGGAAGGTAAACATGTTGTGACTTCGAATATCTGAGACAACTTCCATGAAAATTTTCTGATGCTCAATTAATTCATCTAAGTAATCAATGGCAAAAGTTCCATCTGGGAATTCAACTCCACCAAATAACGCTTCTAAATAAGGTTTATCAAAAATTGAGACATTCACAAACGCAGACTGATCGACACGTAAAAATGGCTGATTTAATCTATAGATAAATTTCTGAAAAGACTGTCTAATATAATAATCTGGATCTTGTAAGTAATATTTTTCTTCGCAATCTTTCTTCCAGAAATAAAATGTCCATAATAACACATTTGGTAACCCACAAGCACCAGAACTACGATTGCTCATAAATGATACAAATTCGATTACATCATCTAAGAATGTTGTTAAATGTTTTGGAGCCTGATTGTTATATCCTTCTAAGAAAAATAATCCTTCTTTTGCTAATCTTGTTAAGTCAAACGCATAACAATATGGTTTGTATGTAGAACTTGGGGCATCATGTAAATAGAAACCACCGTTGTATTCGGTTTCAAGCCATTCTTTGGCTGTACGTAACCCATATTTTTTCTTTAATTCATAGAAAATTTTATTAAAAGCAAACAGCTTATCTTCAGATTTTCCTTTTTCACCACATAAACTACAAATATCCTTATGATGTGCATTGGCATTACCGTCAATCGTGACGTCTGCCACATTCTTATCTACAAATCCATCAATAAAATCTGAAAAATTAAGCTGTGATTCATGGAATCCATTTAAAATTTCAAAATCTTCTCCATATTTAGAATCAATCTGATTAAATGTTTTCTCAAAATCTTTGTTTACCTTAATATTAATGTTCAATAAAATGTCCTCCTACTGTTCGTTGATCCAAGTATTTGCTTTAGTAAAATCCATGACGATTCCGTCAACTTCTAAAATCGGAACATTCACAAATCCTTTATCAAGCATTGCTTGCGTATCTGTTACTTCTTCATATTTGATATTCTTGGAAGCTAATTTCTTCTCAAGAATCCCGCATTTTGGACAATGCGTAGTATATAAAGTTACATCCATGCCAATTCACCTCCAATAAATTATGTAATAATATCATCATCTATATGTAACGCACCCGTCTCCTGCTTTCTTACAGTTCAACGTATATCGTGCATCGTTACCATCACCATCAATCTTTTCGGTTGATACGCTCTCAATCATCATTGTCTTACCTGTTTCTACATCTTTCACAAGTACCTCTTTTTCTATATGTAGTTTAGAAACTAAATTTCTAAGCTGATTAATTGTTCTGATCAACTTCCTTTGTTGTCGCTCCTTCCGTGTCTCTAATCTGTCTTTTGAATCTCTCTAATTCAGCCATAATATTCAAACAAGTCATAGACAAACTTCCTTCATTATTAATAACTGCATCGCATAAATCATATGCTTCTTCAAAAGCAGATTCGTCTTTTTTCATTCTTTCATCAATTGCATCACTTGTATCTCCACGATCTTTCATTCTCTGAACACGTGTAGAACTTGGTGTATCAATACATAATGCCAAGATATGTTTCTTATGATAATTTTCTTTTAACTGTTTTAATCCTGGAACATCAACTACATATACGTCTGCATCATCACACTGACTTTCTGTAGCACAGTACCAATTGCCAGTGTAATGATTCTCTGCAACCTTGCCTGTAATTCTTGAATACTGGGCTAGATTTACATATGTATGATCATCAATATTATCTGCTCTCTTCTCTCTGGTAGTGTATGATCGTAGATATTTCAGACCGTAAATGTCTTCCAGATACTTTGCTGAGACACTTTTGCCTGCTCCAGATCGCCCAACCAGAGCGATTAAAACATTACTTTTATCTCCTACCATCTCTATAAGTCCTTTTCTAATTTCTTGATTCTTCTGTTGATTTTTGTTACGATTTTGCCGTTATCTTTGCCTCTAGCGATTAAGACGGCTTTTCTATCCTTTAATAAATTTAACTGCTCTAATTTTGTCATATACTCATTTTCTCCTTATACTATATTTTAGTTTTATACATCATCAATCCATGAACGATGCCACCACATAGAAGGCGATCGCCATTAATACAATTGCTACAATTACTACTACTCCAATTGGTATTACAATATTTGCTATCATCCAAAACGCAAATGCAAATACACCAACAGATATGAATGTTGCAATAAACCAGACGATGGTCAGTACAATCATCGACAAGAAAAATTTTAAGATTTTCTTTATGATATTAAATCACCTACCTTATGGTATTTCGTTATAAATTTTACTCACATCATCCAACAACTCTTTTGGCAAATATCTTTCTAAAAGCTCATTCGAATTATCAAGTGTTTTCTTATAGAAATCTTCTGCGATACCACCGCCAATAGCAGCAATCGTATCTGTGTCACATGGCAAAGACAATACATTTCTTAAGAATGATTCATAATCTTCGCTCTCTAAGAAACATCTGATTGCCACAGGAACACTATCTTGAACTGTCGCAGACCAAACATAATTCTTTCTATAATCATCGAGTGGTCGATCAACACCATATGTATATTGACTGGATGGATAACTTTTTAATGCATATTGATAAATTTCTTCTTTTGATTTACCCCATAGCGCCATAAAAGAACAGCCTGTTACAATCGATGCACCTTTGTAAGATTCCACATGACGATGAGTTTTCTCACATGTCCATTGTGCTAAATCTATGTAATAACTCAATACGTCTGGACGATCAGCAAACCCATTAAAATACATTGTGATAGGCGAAATTCTCATGGCACATCCATTGCCAAAGCTTTCATTAACACGACTGCCATCATCGTGTAACCAGTCTTCGAACATTGCGCCATATCCCGTACCAGGATATTTCTTGCCATATTCTAAGTAGAACTCCCAAGGTTCTTTGTTATGCTTGTGTTCATCGTCATCATCTAACAACCACATACCTGTTGCAATACTGAGAACTGTATCATCTGTGTATTTACATTTATCTGTAAACAATTCACAGTTCTTCCAATCTAAATCGTGAGATCTGCGGAACTCATATTGAGAACCGCAAATATCTCCTAGAATCGCTCCAATCAAAGCCATTTAATCACCTACCTGTTAAAGATGTTTTCTAAAATTGTAAGAATTATTGCGATAATCCATTTTGTTTTCGTTGGAACAATTAGCGGATTTACCACAACAAAATGTAACAACCAAATAAACAAATTTACGATTGCAAAATTGACAGCAATTACAACCATTAATCCTAAGATTGTACCTAAGATTGTTCCTGCATGATATTTGTCTTCAACAAATAGTGAAGTTAATAATTTCTTCATTCGCATAATCTACTTTCCTTTCAATCCCATTTCCATATACAATTCATCTATTGCATTTCCTTTTCTCTGGAGGCAACTATAAATTTTCTCATCAATCGTATGTTTGCCTTGTAGAATAATATATGTGCATTTATTTTCTTGCCCAATTCTATGTATTCGATCTTGGCTCTGGCGATACTCTTCATAACTGAAACTTAACGAATAGTAAATATTGTAAGTACAATTTACAAATGTCAAACCTTTACCAAGAAGCTTTGGGTGCACAAATAATTTCTGAATTTTGCCAGCTTTGAATTTCCGAATAATATCATCACGATCTTTATTCTTAGATGTGAGGGCAACACCATTATACTTTTCAGCCAGACGTTCAATCTCATGCTGGAATTGACACCATATAATAATCGGCTTATCTCCAATTTCTTCAAATGATTGCTCTAAAACCTTGTCTTTGTTCGTTTCAAAATCATCAATACTACCTTCTTTATTGATAACAAAACCACTGACAATTTCTCGCAACTTCATAAGCTTTGCAGTAAATTCAAATTTAGACCATTCATTGATATTGTCCTTGATGTTTTTAACCATATTGTTATAATGTCGTTTTTGTTCGCTGCCAAGATCAAACTCTTTAATTTGAAATACTTTAGGTGGAAGGTCTACGCAATCTTCTTTTTTCAAGAATACAGACTTCTCTCTCAAACGATTAAAATATGCTTCTTTATTCTCCTGTGTCTGATACCATCTATGAGGATTCTGCATATCCTGTGTAAAATAGTGAGCTTGGAATCCAAAAAAATTATTACCAAATACATCTGCGTCAACAAATTTCATCTGTGGGAATATCTCTGAATTATGGTTTGGTGTTGGTGTTCCGCTTAAAACGAATCTATGAGGAATCACATCAATCAATTGCAATAGTTCATTCGTAATCTGAGCACCCATGTTCTTCATTACTTGGCTTTCATCAACGATAACGCATTGAAAATCCATTGCTAAAATCTTCTTTTTCAAAATCTTAAAGCTCTCATAATTCATCACATAAACATCTGAGTCAATATCCATTGCATCAAATCTCTTTTTACTTGACGTAGCCCAACAATTCGTAATTTCTAATTCTGGATAGAATTTCTTACAATCATCAACCCATGCAGTTTCAATAACTGATAGAGGACAAAGAATCAATGTTTTCCCGTAATGTTTTGCGATTTCAAGACCCATCAATGTCTTTCCTGTACCAGTATCAGCAAAAATACCATAACTGCCTTCATTCAATGCTTTATTCACAATATCTTTTTGATATTTCCTCAGATGTGGAGAAAGTTCGTAATGAACAATCTCCTTCTTTGGAACTTCAATATTGGTATCAATTAGACCATATTGCTGTAGTTTAGTGATCGCAGAATCAGGGAATTCCCACTTTCCTGCTCTAAATTTTCGTCCTTCAATCGTTCTAATATATGGAATTTTCTCTACTGGGACTTCTAAAGCTACCAATTACTCACCTACTTCTGCTTTTGCAGCATCTTTAAGTTTTTTAATTTCTGATTTTTTCATACCTAAAGCATTTAACTGCGCCTCTAATTCTTTAATTTCTGTACGAATATCTTTCTTTTTCTTTGTTAAAACTTTCTTTTCTTCTTTGGCTGCTTTTGCTTTAGCACTCTGTTCTTTACCAATCAGCAACTGCTCATTAAAACGATCTTTCATTGCTTCAATAGAATCATCTGTTTCAAACATTGAATCATCCCATAGGTCAAAGCGTTTTTCATTTGCTAAATCATAGAATTCTTTATTAAGTTCAATACCAATTGCATTTCTACTATTTTCAATGGCAACTTTGTTAACAGTTCCTGCGCCAGCAAATGGATCTAAAATTGTATCACCTGGGCAAGACCAAAGTTTAATACAGCGTTTAACTAATTCTTCAGCGAACGGGGTTGTATGTCCGATACCTGAATTACTGATGTTCCATACACCATCTGCCCAATCAGCCCATTCTGCCAATGTAATATCGGATGCTTTGATTAATTCACAATCTCCTGCTTTCTTATACACGTAAACAAATCCAACATTAGCTGCAAGAATTGTATCTCTTGCTTTCATGTTTCTGTAATACAGATTTCCCTGCGCTAACATGGCTCTCTGTGCAGAATATTTTCTCCAAAATGCTTTTGTCCAAAGTGAAAAATTATTATCTAAGAAAATCTGATTAATGGAACCAGTTAAGCTTTCCTGACCCATTTTGTTGTCTCTTCCAATGGTGTAATTGTAATCTTCAAACTGCATAATGAATTTGCCACCTGGCTTTAAAACTCTTTCACATTCTGCGATGACAAGCCCTAACAAATAATAATATTCTTCATAGCTTTCACAGTTTGATAAATCGCTTGGATCATTGCTATAAACTCTAAGATTATGATATGGCGGAGATGTAATTACCATATCTACAGTCTCTGCATCCATCTTCTTTAATTCTTTTAAACAATCACCATTAATCCAGTTATTAAATAATTTCATATGTAACTCCTTAATATATTTTTTCATCAAAGATTAATTTTATCTATTCTACGATCATCCAGTCTTCAGCCAACACATCTGTCTGACTTGCGAGCCAAGGAACTACATTCCCCTGTGCTGTTTTCATTGCAATATAAGCACCATATTCGACTAATCCATCTTTGTTTACAATGCTTTTAGCAATATCTGTGCATGGCGCATAAGCTCCTGCTGGAACATAATATAAAAACATACCTTTCCCATTCCAACCTTTTCTTGCTACTTTTCTTTCATCTTTCATTGCATCAATTGCTGTTCCAAAATCCATAATAAATTCTCCTTTACTCTTCTGTGTGACATGTATTTGTTAGTTTCTTATACACATCTTCATATAATTCCTGCTTATCGCCATTGTATGTATACTCTGCGTAGATACCATCACCGCTTACTGTCGTAGATGCTAAACATTTGTAGTTCTGCAAAGTCTTACAACTCCATACGATAAATACATTACTAAGATCAATTTTCATTGCCAAATGATTTTCTTCGCAATGTTTGTTATACCAATCAACTAATTTTCGTTTACATACACTCTGAAAGTGATCCATTCCTGTAACAATCATCTTATTTCTCCTTTACTTGCTCTCTGTAACTTTAAATGGAACAATTGATTCTGGAATATAGTTAACTTCATATTTATATTTGTTAACTTTAGCCCCACCTAAATCTTCGATTACATACATACTATCTCGGTTCATGTGGACAATATGTTTCTTATATGAGCCATCTGCTGTTTCGACAATAAGTTTTACTTTCTTACTGCCTTCATCTTCTAAAGAAAATGCCCCGACAATTTCAAACTCAACTTTATCTGTTCGTGTATTAATTACAGCAAATCGTCTTAAGACATTAAAATTGTCTGCTTCTTTGGATACATTAGTTGATACCTTATCGGCTTCGGTGCATCCTGTCACGATACCACCAATACCGAGACATCCAATTGCAGCAATAACCGCCATTCGTTTTTTAATGTTTAATTTCATATATTCAATTTTCTCCTTTTAAATCTTAGGGTGTTTAATCTCTTTTTGTTTTGACCAATCAATTTCTGAATGTTCTACACCTGTCTGTTGTTTGTAAAATTCATAATCTTCTGTCCAAAACTCTGCATCTTGATCTTTAATGAAGTATCTTTCGTCAAAAACTAAATCTAACTCATCTGGTGTAGTGAGATATTTTACTTTACAACGTCTACCGTATTTGTATGTTTCTCCGTTATAGCTGATTGAACACGGTTCCCAGATGCGATATTCTACATAATTGTCTTTTACAACAAACCTTTCGATTTTGCTTTCTGGGATTCCAAGTCTAACAAAACATTCGTAAATAGTTAATTTATTCATTCATATCACCATTCAGAAGCTCAATCAATCTATCTTCATCAATGATCGGAATGCCTAACTGTTGTGCCTTTTTATTCTTACTGCTTGTAGAATTCACATCATTGTTCACAAGATAATTAGTATTCTTTGATACAGACCCTGCAACCTTGCCACCTCTGGACTCAATTTCATCCTTGATCGCATTACGATTGGCAAACTTGTTTACTTTACCAGTCACAACAAAAGTCATTCCTGTAAGATCAACAGCAAATTCTTTCTTGCTTTCTGGCATCTCAAATTCAAGTTCTTCGGCTAGTTTCTCGACCATTTCAAGGTTTTCTTTGAAATAATCATCCATTGACAATGAAGTATTGATACCAATACCATCAATATGTCCAAAATATTTTCTCTGTTTGATTCTTTTAATAAATACATCGTATGAATTTTCATTGTTCGATAGAGAAATCTTATCAATAAGCTTGCAAATATCTTTTGCCGTTGACTTCCCGACAAGCTCAATGCCAAGTGCTGTTACAAAATTAACCAGTTTACATCTGCGACTTTCCTCAATACTATTTAATAAGGAAGAAACACTTTTTGCACCAAATCCATCAAGGTTCTTCATTTCAGATTTATGCTCTGCTAAATTATAAATATCTGTATAATCTTTCACCCATCCAAGATCAATAAATCTTTTCAGTGTTGCCTCAGATAAACCTTGAATATTCATAGCATCTCTGGAAACAAAGTTCACAAACTTGCTTAACAATTTCGCTTTGCAGTCAGGATTCATGCATTTTAAAACTTTGCTACCATTTTCATTGATGATTTTTGCTTCGCCACCGCAGGTTGGACAAGTATCTGGAATCTTGAATGTATTGCTTCTTGTCAGATTATCGTGTACTTTTGGAATCACCATATTACTACGATAAACCTGAATCGTATCACCTGCACCAAGTTCCAACCCTTCAATGTAACTTACATTATGTAATGTAGCTCTTGTGGTTTCTGCGCCATCAAGATCAACTGGATCGAATACTGCAACTGGATTAATCAACCCTGTACGAGATGTATTCCATTCAATATCTCTGATTGTTGTTTTGTAGAGGTCATCTTTATATTTGTAGGCGATCAACGATAATGGATGATGCCCCGTCATTCCTAACGATTTACCATATTGATAATCGTTGTAGGAAATAATTAAACCATCAACAGGATATTTGTATTTTTCTGGCTGAAATGTTGCCATATACTCTTCAACATTATCTCGGTTAACGACCTGATGCTCTACTACATCAAACCCTTGTTCTGCAAGATATTTAAAGCTATCTACAATGCTTGGCATTTCTGATTCAGGTGTGTCTCCAAGTTTGACTAATTCAAATACTTTGTAAGCCAACTTCCTTTCTTTTGCCACATTGGAGTCTAACTGTCTAACAGTACCTGCTGCTAAATTTCTTGCATTTTTGTATTTGCCATGTAATTTTTCATTAATCTTAGCAAAATCATCATATCCAATAACTGCTTCACCACGAATTTCAAGATAACGCTTTTCAGGGATTGACCGTGGAACATTTCGTACCATTTTCATCGTGTGAGTGACATCCTCACCGATTTCGCCATTTCCCCTTGTAATTGCTTGTTTTAAGCGTCCATTTTCGTATCTGAGAACAATACTGAGACCATCTTCTTTCCACGATAAAACACCAATTTTATCCGCAAGAAATTTTTTGACCTCATTGACATCCTTCGTCTTCTGAGCTGATAACATTGGGCGTGTATGCTTTACTTTAGCCAGAGAATCAATTATAAATCCTTGAACGTGGTGGATGGGCGAATTATTCAAAACAACGCCAGAATCTCTCTCAAGTCGTTCTAAAGCAGCGCATAAATCGTCAAATTCTTTATCTGAAATGATCGGATTATCCTCTGCATAGTACGCATATGAAGCATCATTGATTCTGTCAATCAAGACATTCATTTCTTTCACATATTCAGTTTTCATAATTTTTTGATTTTCCTTTTCTTGTTTATATTGTTTAGTTGATTATTTTAATTTGTGTTTCTATGTCTTTCAGTAACTGCCAATTACTTCACTACATATATTTTTCTGTGCTGTTGCACATTTACTGTTTCGGAATGTGTTGATTTAAATACGTCTACATGCATTCCTTTTACCTTGCCTCCACAATCTTCTGCCACAAAGATTGTATCGCCATATCCCTCAATCTTAACTCTTGTTCCATAAGGGATAATGTTTTTATCAACCGCAATCGTATGATACGGTCGAGCAAATTTATGCCCTGCATGATTCCAAGCAATCTTAGATCCATATCCTTCAGAACATTCATAACATGGACAATATGCCGTGATCAAAAATATTCCAAGTGAACTCTTTTCAAGTTCTTGCTTTCGCTTCAACCGCTGTCGTTTAATTCGTAATCGTTTCTTCCAAAGTTTTTCTAACCAAATCTTCCTTGCCTTCTCTTCATCAGCTTTCTTACATTTCTGATAATGCTCATGAACGTCTTTTAATTCAACGCTTTGGCTGATTGGATTGTTTGAAATCACATTGCCTTGTTTATTTTCTGCAACAGTTGTCTCTGTTGATAAGGTTGAAGTCTCTACCGAGGGTCGCTCCTCTGCTTTAACTGTGTGAGTCATAAAGCCCGAACACATTGCTAAGAAGCTAAATGAAACAACTTTCATTAAAAATCTTTTTCTCATTTTTGCATCTCCTTTCCTTAACATATTGGTATTTTACCATACTTCTTGCACCCTGTCAATAGGTGCAAAGAATAAAGTTAATTTTTTAAGCTTAACCAGGTGCGCCTCTTATTATGATTTGTCACGATACATCTCTTAAACGCTTCTGGCTCTGCAAGGAGCGCAAATCTTTTCTTAGCTCGTGTTAACATTGTATATAGCATACAGTTATCAAGCAATTTGTAATGTGTGTTGTCAATGATGCCAATTACAGTTTGAGCAGCCGATCCTTGAAGCTTATGCGTTGTTAATGCATATGCCAATTGAAGTTGTCCTAACTGAGCAAAAGAATATTCAATCATCTTTTCTTCAATATTTGCATTCATAGATACCAAACATATTTCTTTTTCTTTATCAATTTCTGTAATATATCCAATATCGCCATTGAATACATCTCTCTCATAATCATTTGAAGTCTGTAATACCTTATCTCCTAAATAGTATTTACGATCTTTGAATTCAACAAATGGTTTATTACTACCAGCAAATAATTCTTTCTGCACTGCTTTATTCAATTCATCTGTACTGTTCGTACAATTACTTCTTCGTGGGGAAATAATCACAACATTATCAAGCCCTTCCTCTTTAACAGATTTAATATACTGCTTTACTGCCATGTTAAACAACGATTCTCTATTCTTCCTGAACAAATAGAACATGTCATTTAGTTCACCATGAACAATTTTTAATTGTGGGCTATCCAATGGATTAATCCCTCTGCGAATCTTTCTTGCATCCGTTAAAATACCAGATTTTTCTGCTTGTCTCATCGGTTTGGTAAGCTGTACACTATTTAAACCTTTCTTTTTTAACAGATCCGAGAAAATATTACCAAATCCAATCGGCGGCAACTGCATATAGTCACCACAAAAAATTAATCGTGTTCCTGGTCGAATTGCCAATAAAAAATTATAGAAAAGGCTCGCATTTGTCATGCTACTTTCATCCATGATTACCACATCAGCAGGTAATGGGTTATCTTGGTTATAACAAAAACTATCAATACCTTCTGCTACAAGTAACCTATGAATAGTCCGTGAGTCTAAGCCTGTTGCTTCTTTAATTCTTTGGGCTGCTTTTGCAGATAAAGCACACGCAACAATGCTATTATTTCTTTTTTGGTAGCATTTAATAATTGGTTTCAGAATTGTTGTTTTACCAGTTCCAGCTTCTCCAGAAATAAACACAACTTGGCAATTTAATGCTTTGTTAACTCCTGTAATTTGCTCTTCTGAAAACGTAAACCCTTCTTCATCTTCAACTTCAGAAATCGTCTGACTAATCTCACTATCTGTTATTGGTTCGTAATCTGTTGTATTTCCAAATGAATATTTCTCCATATCTTTAATCAATTCGTAAATATCCATTTCAATTGTATAATACGATTTCAGACCAATTTTATCTCCAGATGTATATAAATAATTTGGTATTTTTTTATCTGATTCTTCATCAAGCCATTCGTCAAATATAGGTAGGCATTCAGACGCTGCATTACTAATATCGCTTCTTAAATTTTTGATATATACATATGTATGTCCATCATTATCACCAACTTGATGCAAGTCGTAAGAAATAAATGCATTTAACCGTTGATTTGAGCATCGCAATTCTGGTTTTAATTTGAGCGCAATATCATCAACTCGTTTAAACCCCATGCCCTTTACTCTAGTGAGTATATATGGATTTTGTTCAATCTGTTTTTTTAAAACACTTGGATTAGGTTCGGATTTCAATAATCTTTCAATCGTTGGTAACGTAACCCCATATGGTTGCAACATTACAACAATATCAGAAATCACATAGTTTTTAATAATTTTATCTCTAAGCTTCTTCCAAGTTTTATCTCCTAGCCCTTTGATTTCTGAATGGTCAATCATCTCTAACTGACCATTCATTACATCTTCAACAACATTAGGATATTTCGCAATTAACTGATCTGCGATCGCTGCGTTCGTCTGTGTTTTTAAAAATACCTTTTGTGCTTCAAAAGTTTTAGGAACTTCGGCAACTATAGAAAGTGGTTTATATTGGTATTCATTGTATTTCTTAGAATATGCCATATTGGCTTTAACCTTATATTTCGTTCCTAAATACAACTCCTGCATATTACCAACCAATTTGCCACATTTGTTCATTTTTTTATCGGATAAGTCATCAAAATCATTATTGTTATATGGTTTGCATTCTGGTAAATCTTCTGCCGTACAGAATGTGTAAATTCCAAACAAAGATTCTGCATTATAATAAATCTGATATAATGGGACAATCTCAAACTCATATTCTTTTGTACTATCCACCACTTTAGGCGACAACCCCCTTCACTTTCTTAATATCTTCTAGCCATTGTTTATATGGTTTAATTTTCTTTGCAATAACCTTTTCATCTGAATCTTTTCTACACAACATAGCAATCTGATTCCCTTTGACGATTAAGTCTTCATATTCTTTCAATTGTGAGTGCCAGACGATTGCCTCAGTCAATCCAAAACTAGAATATAAATTCACATACGCAAATGTCTTTTTATTTTTGTCTTTCTTTTTATCAACTTTAGCGATCACTGCAACCACAGTGCAATCATCTCCATTTTCAACATCTTGAAATTGTTTTGACATATACTTGTATGCCTGATCAAATGGGTTATCGTTGATAAAGATTTGCAATGCTTCAAATTCCCAAAAATCTTCATTCTCAAGATATTTTTGATTCTGTGCGATAAATTTCTGAAATCGTTCTTTTTCCTTATCTTTATACAATTCATACCTTTTATCGTTGTAAGCTTTTAATATTGCATCTTTGTCGTAATCATATTTCTTCTCACCTATACGGTAATATTCAGCGTCAATATCCCATTTAATAAGTAACTGTTTGTAACTCGGTGCTTTTGCAACTGGCTTGAATGTTGTTGGCTGATACATAGATTTCAAATACTGAATTAAAGTTTTACGTTTATTCTTTGTCGGAATTGCACCTGCCTTAATCAACTGAATAACCTGTGATTTACTTGGATTAATACGTTTGCAAAAGTTTTCAAACCCTATGAATTTACCATTTTCATCACGGTCTTCAAGAATTACCTTTGCAATTTTTTCTCCAATACCACTGATAGCCGATAATCCAAACAATATATACACATCATCAATACTGAAATTCATCATTGATTTATTTAAGTTTGGTGGTAACACTTGAATCTTAAACGCCTTGGCATCAAGAATATATTTATTTACCATTCCTGCCTTATCTTTATTGCGATTCAATAATGCCTTAAAGAAGCATAATGCGTGATGCTTCTTCAAAAACGCTGTTTGTAAGCATAATACAGCATAGGAGTACGCATGACTTTTATTGAATAAGTATCCCCCTTTTTGGGATAACGTCTCGCTAATCTGTTTTGCAATTTCTTCAGGATATCCATTCTCAATAATCTCGTAATAAAGCTTTTTAGATTCAGACTTCACAAGTTCAATATTCTTTTTACCAATCGCCTTACGGAATAAGTCGGCTCCTCCATAACTTCGACCACCAAATTTACGAACAATATCAAGTAATTGCTCCTGGTAAATCATACATCCATACGTTTCCTTTAAGATTGGCTCCATATCTGGATGGATATATGTAATTTTCTCTGGATGATGCTTGTACTCAATGAATTCTTCTAAAACATCCATTGCATCTGGTCTGTACAATGCCAATACAGCAGCTAATTCTTCCATGTTTGAGACTTGTAACCTAATCAACAAGTCCTTCATACCAGCACTTTCAACTTGGAAAACACCATTAGTCATTGCACTACGCAATAATTCATATGATCCTTTGTCCATTTCAAATTTTGGATTGTTAATATTTACATCAAACTCAGTTAACCCTGCGTCAATTTCAGCTTCTTTTACAGTGTTTAATGTGGCAACACCTAGAATATCAAATTTAATAATTCCAATTTCTTCAACGATACGTTTATCTACTTGAATGACGTGCTCTCCGTCAGTTCCAAGTTTCATTGCCATATAATCGCTAATATCTGTATCTACAATCCCCACACCACCTGCATGAGAAGATACTGTTTTTACTCTACCTGCAAGATGAGATGCAACGTCAAAAAGCTCTTCATATCTTGGGTTCTCTGCTAAATCTCTGTTATTCCATAAAGATTCTTCAATCGTGTCATATACAAATTTTTTACTTAATTTATCCATCTCGTGATAATTGAACCCTAAGACCTTGCCAACATCTTTGATTGCCACAATTGGAGTAATAAAACTGAAATTGATAATCTGGCATACCCTGTTTTCGCCATACTTATCGATCAAATATTGGATAATCTCATCTCGTGTGCCAACATCTGTATCTGTATCTGGCATTGAAATTCGCTCTGGATTCAAAAATCTTTCAAAAATCAGTCCATATTTGATAGGATCTAAGTCTGTAATTGTAATCGTGTAACACACTAAGCTACCTGCGCAACTACCTCGACCAGCACCAATTGGAATACCATTTTCTCTTGCGAAGTTGATAAAATCCCAAACAATCAAGAAGTATCCATCGAATCCCATTGAATGAATAATATCTAATTCGTAATCAATTCTTTCTTTTCTAAGTTTCTGCTCATCTTCTGGTAATTTATCGAATCCTCGTTTTACCCACCCTGTATCAATCAGATACTTTAAATAAGAATAATTATCTTCAAATCCTTCTGGTAATGGGAAAGATGGTAACTGAGGTGCTTGAAATGGCATGTGAATTTCATCAATTAAATCTGCAATCCTATCAGTTTCTTCAAGCCCTTTGGTCACTGCGTCTTCTCCAATTTGACTATCCATAATTGCATGAATTTCATCGTCAGATTGTAAATAACATCCTTCATAAATTTCTGCTGCGGTTTCAGTATCGTGAGCAAGCTTTACATGCCAGTTCTGATAATACAGATCTTCTTTTCTAGCAGCATGACTATCAGTTGTGATAATGTATGGTGTATTAGTGTCTACTGAAAGCTGTAAGATTTTCTGATTATATACCATTTGATCCTGATGTGAATGTGACTGCATTTCTAAATAAAAATGTGGAAAAATCTCTTTATATTCACGAACATATTCAACACATTTCTGATAATCTGGCTCTCTGGCAAGTTTAGATGCTAAACAAGCACTACTCACAACCAGATCCTTAGCATATGGTTTCAACGCATTCAGATCAATTCGTGGCTTGTAGTAAAATCCATGAAAATTTGAATCAGTTACCAATTGATTAATTGCTTTTCTACCATTCTCATTCTTTGCCAATACAATTAAATGGAAATATTTGCTATCCTTATTCTGCTCTGTCATATCAAAACATTCATAGAATTCAACTCCAAAAATCAGTTTTATATTCGGATATTTTTCATGAAGTTTGTCATAATAACACCAACTATACTCATTTCCATGTTCTGTGATAGCCAGTGCTTTTAGTCCTATCTCTTCTGCTCTTTGTAAGTTTTCTTCAGGTAATGCATATCCATCTAACAATGAATAATGCGAATGTGTATGTAATGAACTGCTCACTAACTTTCACCTCAATCCCAAATATCTTCGTCTAATTCTTCATCTGTTGTGATGCTCAGAACATTAATATCATCAACCGCAATTTGATATTGTCTAATTCCGTTAAAGATATTAGTCTGTGCAGTTCCTACTAATTCAAATGCAACTGTACCTTCGTCAGAAAAATCGTTTATAATCCAATCATAAATCTTATTTTTTTCATCACATCTAAACATCACGCATGGAATATCATTAATCTTGAATTGCATTGTATCCATTTTTTTACCAACAACATTAATCTCTTCCTTATTTAATGTAATATTCTTGACAGCAATCATCGGATCATCAATACCCTGCCCACGAATATCATCTAATTTAGACATTTCCTGTAGTAGTTCAAAATCTAATCTGCAAGCATCTACAATGAAATCAACTCTATAAGTTGCATCATATTTAATATCTTTCAGCTTGTCGTTTAATTCTGTGATTGCTTTAGAGATATTATCTGTCGAACATCCAAATGCATTGGCGTGACCTTTTGCCCATAAAAATGAATTTGTTTCGGATATCACATCTTTCAAACTATCAATCGGGCTATGGTCTACATTCCTTGCACTACCACTCATTTCTACTAATCCTGTTTCTGGATTAATATGTTTTCGTAATAACAAGCATGGTCTGTTCATATCTTCAGCAATCTTAATAGCAACCAATCCTGTCAAACTGCTATCTAATGTTTCTGTAACATCAAGAATAGTAATCTTACTATCTTTATCTTTTTCTGCCTCTTTCATAATAATCGGAACCATCTTTTTCTTTTGACGATCCTGTTTGCCTTTAGCATTTTTGCATAATCGAGCAGCACGATCGTAAATATTCTCTTTGATTACTTCCGCAGGGTTGTTTTTTGTTGCTCTTTTCTTATAGTCAAATACCTCATAGTCTTCAATAAATGCTCTAAAAACTAATTCTTTATCTTTCAAAGAACCAAATCGTACCATACCATTGATAATTGGAACGATATACCACTGAACATTATGAATATTAACAATACTATGCATTGAATAATCTTGTGCATTGATCAGCGCTTTGAAGCATTCATTCTGAATATTCTGTATTCCTTTATTGACTAAACGACGTGTTTCAAAGGATCTCATATCCATCACATCACCAATATTGGCTAATGCACATAAATCTAAATAATCATCTGCATAATTAATCCATAATTCATCATCCATTGCCTGTAAAAATCTATAGACAATCCCAGCCCCACATAAGTCTTTATTTCTATATCGTGGACTACACTGATTATTTACAATTACAACTTCCTCTGGCATTATTTCTTCAGATTCTTCTTTTTCATGGTGATCAAGAATTACAATCTGTACGCCACGGTCTACAAGTTCTGTACATTGTGCTATATCATTGGTGCCTGCATCTGGAATTATTAGAAGTTTCACGTCTTCAGGTATAGTAATATCTTCACTTAATCCATGAGCTTTTGCTTTTTTATGTAATAAGTAACAAATGTTACTCTTACCATCATAAAGTTCATTATTAATGCGATTTAAGTACATATACGCCATCGAAGCCGAGCAAAATCCGTCTACGTCCTCGTCAATTAAAATACCGATTTTATGTCCATTTTCAAGTGCAAAAATCGTTGTATTTACTGCGTTTTTGATACCCTCTAAATCGGCATAATCTTGAATTACGCTATCATCAAGGTTCAAATACGTTTCATAATCATCAATCCCTCTATTTCTTAAAATTTCTGGCACAACATTAGAGGTATCATTTGTGCCACCTTCATATAATTTGTATTTTATATGTATAACCTGCCTGTTCTTATTTAAGTGTATACAAATAGTTATTTAACAATAGTTCCCATTTTTTAGGATCATCAGTAGGTGATTCTTTTTCATCAAGGATTCCTTCTTTTGAGTTATCCATGATGTATGAAATCGGAACTCCATCAATAAAACGATCGCCAAGCTTTTGAATCTCTTCTAACTCAACATCTTTGTCAAAAATAAATACTACTTCAACTCCGAGTCTTGTTAACATATCAATTTGCTGTCTTGAAACTTGCTTGCCGCCAGTTGCTACAACATTTTGATATCCATATGACCATAGCTGCATGACAGCTTTTTCTGCTTCTGCAACATATACTCTTCCAACCCTTTCTATATAAGGTAGAGTTTTATTCAATCCGTATAAGATTCTTTGTCTAGCGCATGGCTCAATATATAAATATTTCAAATCATGTTTATCTAACTCTTTCTTGAACAATCGTCCTTTAACACCTACCAAATCACCAATTTCAGAAAAAATAGGTATTGTAATTCTGTTTGTATCTTCGTCATAGCCAATATTAAATTCTTTCTGTGTTAAATAAGTAATATGATCTTCATAAAACAGATCATTAACATAGTCCTTATAATAAGAAAGAATTCGTTTTGAAATTGGTTTGACTGGTTTATCTTCTTCGGTTTCTATATTTTCTTTCATATCATGAATCAATTGAGTGATCTGCAAACTTTCTGGCAGTTGCTCATTAAAATCATGATAATAATCTATGCCGATCAAATTGGCTAGATATTTTAAACCGTCTGGGAAAGACAGACTTTTTGTAAAGCATACCAAGTCAATTAAATCTGTCTGTCTTTCTTTTGCTGTCATTTTTCTTGTATAATTTGTGCAATTTAGGTTTTCGTTGTTATATGTAATAACTGCGGATTCATTATCCCCATCTTTATTTGCACAGCTCCAATATCCAGACGAATGATATTTAATATGATGACAGCCTATATCTTTCAGAATATTTTCTACATAATTATTGTCGTATATATATTCTTTTAGCTGTGCTACATCCATAACCTACGCTCCGTTTTTCTATCGTTTTATGACATATCCTATTTCGTCCCAAGTATTTAAATCCAAATTGATTTCAAAAATTGGAATAACATTTTTGTTACCGCCTCGGTTTTTATCAACCTTAATACAGAAATATGTCTTGTCCTTTTTTAGATCGTGCGCCTGTGGCTCTCCCCAATCACTAATTGATATATACTGATATTTGTAATATTCGTCAGGATGTAATCTTTTACCAAGCATTAAGATATCAGCAACGTGCTTAATCTGTTTTGCATTGGCAATATTATTACTACTTAGTTGGAATATATCTGTATACACTGTGTCATCTGTTAACTGGAATACAGAAAAACAAAACATATGGATCTCTTTCATAAGCTCTTTAATTTTTGTGGCTGTCTGTTTCACCGTTTGCCAATCATCAATACGATAACCTTTTAACGTGTCATAACCACAATATTTCACATCATATAACATACGATGTTTTCTAAATTCAAACTCTAATGCCGAATCTGAGTAATCAGAGCCAACATCTTTGAAATATAATTTTCCTTGACGTTTCTGATCTACCCATTTTGCAACTTGCATAACTTTTTGAAACTCATCTGACGTCGTAGCTACTCTATGTCTGTACTCCTCTTCTGTTTCAATAAAGTCGCCATTTTCATTTGTTTTTCTTTCAATCACATTGCCATTGTTGTCTCTGTAAATACCAAGAACTATTTCTTCTTCTGGCTTTTCAATATCAACCCCATGAAGCTCTTTAAAACATTTGTTGTTGATCACTGTAACGACTAAGCAATTTCGCAAATCGTCTTCATCCATTTCGTTACTGAGTAATAAAAATTTCTCATCCATTGCCAATACGATATATGCGATCAACAACATCATATTTCTTGATTTTCCTTCATTACTTAAGAATCCATTAAAAATTACCTTTCCAAGTCGACACCCTCTGAACATCTTATTGAGAATCCCCCAAGGTAACGGAATCCCTAAATCTGGTTTTGATAAAAATGATTCAACCTGTGATTCAACACCACTATTCAATAAGACAGAATCTTCGCCTGCGCTAATAACAGTATTAATTTTATCTGCCTGAGATCGAATCACTCTATAAATATCTTTTGCTTCCCATTTTTCAAATAATCTATGGTTTAAAATTCTTTGAACAGGATATCCATTTCTGTCATACTCTCTAACAAGAGAGTATTTCTTAACGAGATTATAATATTTTTTAAAATCATCACAATCTGCAACCTGCATCCATGATGAAATTGTTTTCCACCCTTTGTATCTTTTATATGTCCTAAGTCTTTCATCTGATTGACTCATGAACATATTTACCTTATCTTCCTCAATCGTCTGAGTAAATGTTTTGTACATAATCTCAAACATATCATAGAAGAATTTACATGCCTCATCACTGAAATCATACTGGCTTCTCATATATCCACCATAAGAAACATATAAATCTGGTTGTTTATACAAAGCACCGATAAACATCATTTCACTCTGAATGTTAGTTACACTTTTACGTTCCACTGTTTCTTCTGTCAATCAAGTCCCTCACCAAAAATATCACTTAAAATGTCATCCATGTTATCGTCTTGCGTGGCTGTTACTACAGTTTTCTGAGTTGTGATATTATTTGTTTCAACAAAAGATTTTGCAAATTTTTCATTATTCTTTTTGTCTACTTCATTTAATTTCTGTTTCTCTTTCCATCGTAAATAACTATCATATTTTCCCACTAAAACCGCTAAATCATAATTAACCTGGTGTGTTGGGTTATCTTTATCCATCGTTCCTTTTTGTATTAAAAATGTTCGATTTTTCTTAAGATATTTCATTTGACGCTTCCACATATCTAAAAGGTCACTTGGCGGAATTGGTTTCGCCAAACCACGATATGTACCTTTGTAAATACTTTTCAATTTTGTAAAAACATATGCTGGTACAGAACCAATGTAATTATAATTATCAAGAATAAACCGATATACTTTGTCTTCTAATAATCTTGGTTCAAGTAACAATCGTGCTTTCTGATTATATTCGTCAATCTTAGATAATGCAGATAACCATTTATCATGTTTAGTATTTTTGGATAATAATTTTGCTTCACACATTTTTTGGAAACATTCTTTGTGATAATAACTATTGTCATATTTAACAATCTCTTGTACTTTATCTAAATCAAGTTCAATTACTTCTTTACAATAAGCACATTTTACTGTTAAAACATCTGCCATACTACAGTTACTCCTCACTTAATATCTAAGGATCAGACAGCCCAAAAGGGCTGCCACATAAATCCTTTTATGATAAAACTTCCTCAATCTTTTTCAACTGTCCAAGATCTTTAATTCGTGTAATTGTAGTAGGTAATCCTTCTTTCACAAGCTTGTCTTTCATCTCCTGTTTCTCTGGAGGTGTCATCTGTTTAATCATATTAATAATTCGCTTTCTAACTGCCTCAACAGAATCTTCATTATTGGAAACTCCGTCATTAGTTACACCAGATTCTTCTTTTTCTGCTTCCTCTTCGGAAACTGGCTTACCTGCTTCTCCAAGAATTTCTCTCTTATAGATTTTCTGTTCAACATCAACTGCTTTTGTGAGGGCATTACCAAGTGTAAACTCTTTGTTACCAACAGAATTGTCAATAACTTTCTGCCATGCTAACATCTGCGGATCTTCAACAATTTCATTCTTTTTATATGTATGTGTTCTATCTTTCACAATCTGTGCACAAACCATGTCAGTTTCATCATCAACGAATGTACGAATTACTGTTTTGGCGTTATAATCCATACCTTTAAATCCGTCAATAATTTTACGACCTGTTGTAACAGTTTCTCTTTTACCATCAATCATCTTAGATTCTGTTTCATCTTTTTCTCTTGCTGTTACAACACAATGTGCTCCAGAAGCTAATAAATCAAGAATTAAATCCTGACCTTTGAAGTTTACAGTCTGGTAATCTTTTAATTCCATACCTGCACCTTCAATCTTGACAAGTCTGGCTTCACCTGTCATATTTGCAGCATCCGCTTTTACACGATTTCTTTTCTTAGAGAACTCAATCAATCCCTGTTTTGTAGTCAGATTTAAGATTGTTGATCCATCTACAACAATTGCATCAGCTCTAAATGGAAGACCATCTGCATCTAAAACTACATCATCAGTTTCTTCTCCATCGTCATCAAGCTCGTAGAAGTCACCGTTTGTTTTAACTGTATCAATATAATGTCTTACTTCTCCTAAGCTCTGAGTGTAAACAATGTAAATGTTTTCGAGATTTACACCATTTTCCTCTAATTCTGGTAAATAATCATCAATACTTCCTGATTCAGAATCTAAATATAAGACTCTGAAAGGTTTCCCATCTGGGCGTTTAAAATACGCTAACTGCATTGCCAGTGTACTTTTACCAGTAAAAGGTTCTCCATAAATAATAGTCATCAATTTACTCTGTGTTTTTGCTGCTTTTCTTGCTTTTGCCAAATGTAAAACTCCTTTATGTATATATTGTTTTTGTTATTTATTTGTGAAATGATTTAGAATTGCTCTTACCAAACATCGCCTTCAGTATCATCTGAAGAATCATCAAAACCAGATCCCCATTCATCATCTGTAGAAGAACTACTTGTCTGTTTATCATCAGACTCACCGAAATCACTTCTTGCTGCTTCTGCCTTTTTAATAGCTTCAATCGCTGCATCAATTGCTTCTCTGGTGTATGTTTCTGAATCAATACTGTCTTTGCTTGCGCCAGTGATAATAAGTTCTTTTCTTGCAGAATTTACGACTCTCTTTGTAGGATCTGCTTCTCCCCATCCATCATCTTCTACTTCAACTTCTTCTGTCTGAATTTCTGTCTTAATATGTCCCCAAACTTCAATAGATGAATATGGCTTCACATTTTTCTTAAAAGTTTTTGCTAATTTCTTATTTGTCATATAGAATTCAGCGTCATCAACAGATGAATAACCAATAATCTTTCCATAAACGATAAAACGTCCTGTTGGCACATCATTTTCTTTTTCCTGTTCGATATTTGTGAATACCATTGTCTGTTTGAAATCAGATCTTACTTTACGTTCTTCATCATCAAGATCAATTTCTTTACTTGTTAAACTAATCTGTGTTGGAGACATTCTTGACCACTGACGTTTAGTACCGTCTCCCCCAGTAAAACTTCCATATTCAATATCTCCTTTGATGAATACACTCTGGTTGTCTGCCATATGTTCTGAAGTATATTTTGTTAAATCAAATGGATCTAAGACAACTTTCTTATTAACAACCTGTTCTTTATCATTGGTCTCTTTTTCAAGACCTGCTCTTGAACCAATAATTGCCCAACCTTCGCCAAGTCCTAATTCTTCAGTCGATTTAAAACGATCCGCCCAAGGAATTTTTTTAGTTTTGTATGTACCATCTTTCTCTCGTTTGATAAAACATACTGTAGGTTTTTCAAATGCCTGAATTTTACATCCAACTTTTACGTCAGGTTCTACTTTAACTCCGAAAGATAATGTCCGTTTATCTTTGCCTTTCTGCGTTTTACTTTCCTTATAAAAGTCGTCTTTTGCACAATCAGTGATTAATCCTTCTAACTGAAATGTACCTTTGGTTTCTGGTAAGTTGAAAAGTCTTTTAGATTTTGTGTTTTCTGCCAAATGAATTTACCTCTTTCTGTTATTAAATTTGTTTAGTTAGTTTTTAGTTTGTAAATAAGTCATCAATTTATATCCACTGTCAACTCTGCCAAAGCCAACAGGAACAAAAATAATTGTATCTGATCGTCTTACATTGTTATAATCGTTCTAGTACGTTTATAACAAATGCGTCAAAAAAATAATAAAAGCAAAAGCTTTTTGGAAATTATAAGGATGGGATTAATTTATTTTTAATTTTTTTCAATTGATATTGAATTGCTTGATATGTAACACCAAGGGTATTTCCTATTTCTTCGTTCGTATACCCTTTTGCCTTTAAATTAATAATTAACCTGTCCTTATTATTTAGTATTCGCATTTGCTCATCAAAACACAAAAAGAAAATTAATTTTTTTTCATTATTTTTTTTATCAGCTAACAAAAAAGAATATTCTTTTTCGTCTTCATCTAAATCATTCATTAACTGATTGTACGATAAGGTAAGTCGTTCATCTCTTTTATCTGCAAATCTCCATCGAGTATATGCTATAATTTCTTTTTGCATACATTTATATGCATATGTAGAGAATGATTTAGCTTTGGATTCATCATAATCAATTGCTGCCTTACACAACCCAATGGCAGCGAATCCATAATAGTCATCAAAATCTTGTCTGCGGATACCGCATTTTGTCATAGCAGAGTAAATCAAATTATGATTTTGTTCTACTAATTTTCTCTGTTCGTCATTTAATTTCAACGACATTTTCTCCTTTATTTACTTGTGTTTATGTATTATCCCTTGTAAAAAGGTTCCCATTGCTTAGGTGGGAATTTGTTTAATTTCCAATCAGCAGGACGATTATCGATGATAGAACATATTTGCCTAGCTCCCCCGTCCCACAATTCTAAAAACGGACATTTACTACTACAACCACAACTATCTTTGTTAAGAGCACAAATATCTTGAATTGTTTTTAATGCAACAGCCACTGCTTCTTCTGTATACTCTCCATAATTTTTATCAAACATATACACACCTCCTACTTTTCAAATGCTCGCCACGTAGTATCTGGATCATCTGCAATGCTCCAATTATAAGGCTCAAGGCATGTGACCGTACACGTCGGAGAATCTTCTTCTATTGTACATAGAGGACATTTTCTGCAATCTTCATATCCGTTTACAAGATAATATTCGCACGTATCCTGAATCACATGCAGTGCATTTAAAATTTCTTTTGGCGTATGTAATTTACTTTTCTTTTCTTTCTCCATTATATTTCTCCTTAATTGTATCAATTGCAAACTGCAACGCCTCATCTTGAATTGTTGTATAATCATTTACGGAAATCATATCATTTAATACATGGATGTACTGTGCCGCATTGATTTTAGTAGATAATAGGTTTTTGGAATCTCGATTCTCTATGTCGTTCACAGTCAATGTGTCGCAAGCATTAATACACGAATTTACCAATTCGTTCCATAGCGAAAAAACAAAATATCTCGCTGCAATCGGCTGACATTTTAGTTCATCAACTAGCGGTTTCGTCAGTTGAAACGTATCAAGTAAACTACATATATTATAATATTTTCGAAGTATATGATCTCGCTTATTTGATTCAACCTCATTCATTGGAAGTGTTAAACTATCTCTTAATTCTTCTAATTGCCCGTATGTAAACACTTTATTATTTTCTTTCTTCACTCTGTCTTTCCCATTCCTTTCTCCAATAATCATCTTCTTTGATATTGCCAAGTTTAACATATTGACTGGGCTTGATTTCCCCTAAGTCAATCATATCAGAACCATAAACAGATAACATCTGCCACGCCAAATCTTCATCATTATAAATAATCAAATATACGTCTTCGTCATCGTCGACTAACTGTACTACATCATATTCAAACTCATTTTCTCTGCCTGTTGATCTACAGATAGACTCTGGCTTAATTTGACATCCGTACACAGCAGTATTATCTGTTCTTGGGAATAACAACCACTCATTGCCGATATATGTTCCGACAAACCATTTATTATCACATTGGTTTTGTGCTCGACAATACATTCCATTGTCTTGATAAAGTTTATTCATAAGAATTTACTCTCCTAACTCAATACCGCAAATTTCTTTTGCCAGTTCTCGTACTGCAACACGACTTACCCAATCTGTCTGCCAACCATTTATATGTGGTGATGACCAATCTGTGAGATCATTGTCATACATAAATTTCAGCAAATCTTCTAAGGTATGAATGTCTTTTTTAACCTCATTTACCTTGCCATAAAACTCTCGTTTTAGAACCGCTTTTATTTCTGATTCAGTGCGATATATCTCTTCTAAAAGAACTCTATATATACCATGCGTTATACTATCTTGTATTTTTATATATGTTAGATCGCCAAGACATTTAATCTCCGTAATGATTCCAGACTTAACAGTATATGGCTCACCATCCCAAGCAAAATACACTTCGTTTCCAACTTTGAAATCGCCCATCTTTATCACCTCTTTCTAATACCAAGCCCACAAAATTACTCCAATTAAGCATGATACATGGAACATAACCCATAAGAAAAATATCCTACATTCAGTTAAATCCCAATTATATGAATCATCACAACCAGTAATTATGAACCAAACCCAAGCAGCTACATACAACAATACGCACACAGCAATTGAAAATATTCTGATTGTTAATTTCACATTATCTATCATTGCATCCTACTATTTATTGACTTCAACTGCTACCAATTTATTTTTATTTTTCATAAAATCTAATTCGACTTCTTCTTGTATATCTTCATATAATTGATGATAATATGATTTCTGTAATTTGAAAAAAGCAACCTTTAAATCATCTTCATAAAACTTACCTCTTTGCCCATTTTTAATTTGCCGATAAGGATTTTCAGGATGACAATACTCCACAGAAATCATTCCATCTTCTCCATTATATGTAGTCTCCATCAAAATACCGCCATTTTTCAATGCCATGTACTCAACTGGATTATCTTCAATAAACCCATATGGATGCCAATCATAATCATCAGGAATAACAGTTGGTTCAATAACATCAAAATATTTTTCCAATTCATCTCCTGACATCACACCAAGATGTACTCCATCTACACCAAATCTAAAATTAATAACATTTTCATCTGTATCAATCTTAACAATCTCACATACCTCGCCAAGATTATCGAAGCATCCCATTGGTTTCTTTAATTTAATCTTATGATCTGTTGTCAATTCATTAATATTAGTCATGCTGCCACCTTACCTTTCTTACTAAAATGTTTATTCCATGCATCAACCGCTTCTTGCTGATCGGCAGTTAGAGGATCGTTGAATCTTTGCAGCGCTTGTACGATTCGTCCATTTTGTATTTCAATCGTCACTAACGATTTGTTTGGTTCTTTTACTCTTCTTAAGAACATAATGTGGCATTCGCCATCAATAACTCGATCTATGTAACTTGCCACACAATTATTTTGCTGCACCGCTTCGTCTTTAATGTCTTGAGTAGAGTCTGGATAAAAGAATCTCAATCCTTTATATGTAAATTCATATTCTTTAGTAATACGTTTCTTGAAGACTTCTTCCGAAAATTCTTTTTGTAATCTTTTGTAATTTCTTGTGACAATATCCATTGTTGTTTTGAAATGTCTTGGATATCTATCAAATTTATGACTGATTGCGTCCATCATACGGGCATAATCACGCAATTCTCTGAGTAACCAATTTATACTATTAGTAGCAGCTTCAAATGTAATTATTCTATCTATATAAACAAACACATCTGCAAGATTGTAGCCGTAATCCTGATTTAAAGCCTCCAAAATTTTCGTAAAACGATATCTATGATTGTCCTCAAAGAAATTTATTAAATCTTCTTTGGTTAATGTCATATACTCTGTCTGTAAAATCGTTTGTACATAATCTGGATACATCTTATAAAAATCAACAAAATCATTACTTAACAATCGTCTATTCTTCACACCAAGACAATAATTTCTCAACCATTTTGGTACTTCATTAATTGAATATCTGAAATCTTCTACGACTTGTTTATGTGTAAATCCTATAGCAAAGAATTGCTCACACATAGAATACTTACTTGCATATTCAAACAAAGTTCCTAAATTATAATCAATGAAGCCCCATGTAGTTCTTCCCATTTCACAATTTCTTCGCCAATTTACATATTTTAAAAACTCTGCATAATGTGGATCGGACACAAACAATTTGTCCAATTCATCAGCTGAATGTCCAGACAGAATGTTATTTAAAGCTTTCACTTTCTTACCACTTTTACCATAACAATCACCATTTGATAAATCATATTTGCAAGTTTTACCACCATCCAGATGGAAAACAATAAACTTACCTTGTTTTTCTGCTGTGATAATGTTTCAACTCCTTTCATATTTCGCCTCAAATTCCTATTTTATATCATTGCATTTGCACCCATGATCGAACACTACTATGGTTCATTGTGATATAAAAATCAGTTATATATGTACATAATTTTTCCTCATCGTCAAATATCTTATCAGACATCTCGATCCACCAAGAATGTAGGGTTTTATTCTCTGTATTCAAAATTAATATAGGAATATGATGCTCATATGCAATTGCAATCTCCATAGACGTTCCAATACTTTTCGGATCATTTGTGTTTACCACAACGAGATCACTGTTTCGAACAAAATTAGTATCAAATCTCATTACTTCTTTTTCTGTATCATGCAATGCGTCTTGAAAGTTATAGTAATCAACTGGATTAATCACATTAACTTCTTTTATGCGAGGATTAAGAATTCTACGTCTAGTAATAATTGACTGACAAACCCTTTCTCTCCAATCATTCTGATCTTCAAATGATAAATCCTGCATACCGCCTGCCAAATAAATCTGAAATACATCACTCACTGTTTCATTTCTCCTTTCACAATATAGGACTCAATCAATCCTTTTCTTAAGCGATCATTCATATCCTGAATGGCTTCCTCAATTGTTTTAAATTTACATGAACAAATATGCTCTTTTGTCAAATTAACAAATGAATATGTGCCATCGGATTTGTTCTTAAAAATAACCACCACTGATTCTTCCCCATTTGGCTTCTTAACAATAAATCTGAGCGCACCTTTTTGTGTTTCCTGTTTGTTTTCAAGTAAGATAGTATAATTGATTTTTACCCAGCTACCATCTGCCCATACTTGTTTAATTTTTTCTTCAGCATTTTGAAGTCTACAATGTCTATAATTAATACTCTCGATATTATAGCCAAATGATTCAATGGCTTGTTTATCATTTTTTATTGTAATTTGACCATGCGTTCCATTTCTTCCATCTGCAATCGCATCAATAAATTCTTCTACAGTATATTCTTTATCAAGCACAACATCATATTTAGTATATTGATCGTTATCAGAACGTGGGCGTTTTATTAATTTAAACATCTATGCCACCTGCTTTTTTATCAAATGTTTCTTGCAAGTTTAACCAAAACTGTCCATCGTCAGAGAACCCATAATGATCTGCCATTGATTTTGCAAATTCTTTTGTGACACTTTGTGATCCGTTAATCAACCCTTGAACATAATCAACATCCATGCCAATTTTACTCGCAAGCTGATAAGGAGTCATCCTGCAAGATTCAACAAATTCTTCTAAGCATTCGCCAGGATGAAAAGCAATTTCGTCTCCAATCTTTACATACATTTTTACACCATTCCTCTCACAATTCGTTCATTTGTTGTCATCAAGAAGTTATTGATACGATCCCAGTCTGGTTCGTCTGGCAAGGTTGTATGTTTGTACCCATACTCAAATTCAGACAATAGTCTGTTAGTAAACACATTATAAGATTCGTTTGGACGATAATCCGTACATTCAGTGCCATCTGGAAGATGTCTCTTTTCACACAAAGTATTGTACCCCATCTTAATATCTATAAGGTCTTTTCCTATTTCTTCAATTGTTCCACACATAGTTCCACATTGTAGTAATTGAATCACTTGGAGCAACAAACGAACAGCATGCATCATTGATTTATTGGCAAATTTTGTTTTCTTTTGAATGTCGTCTGATTTAGAACATCTCACGTATGCTTGTTCTAGGCAATCACAAATATATCCTTTATATGCATGACAAACTCTCTTAGATAAGAACATATCTCTATTTTTGATCAACTCCATACCAATATCGGATACATACAGATAGCGGTCTGGTGCAAAGTATAGCAACTCTAAAAATGTAGGATTGCCCTTAGCAAGCATATTAACCATCTTAATATGCGAATGTAACACGGTATCAATGTCTTTATGGTCATCGGTCTTCTCAAGATTGTTCTGATTATTATTCAACAAAATCTCTCTTTTATCACTAAGGAAAACACCACGCAAATCAATGTCAGAACCCTCTGTGTTTGTTCCGTAGGCATAACTTCCGCCTAACGTGAGAAAAGCGATTTTGTGCGGATAATCTCGCAAAAAGTCATACTCTGTAGACGAGTTTATGTAATCCTTTACTTCTTCAATTGTCATGATCTCACCTCTTTTATCCACATAGTGCTTTCTTAAACTGTACAATATTTTGACTAACCCACTGATGAGTGATTCCAAGCTGACTTGCAATTTGTCTTTGTGTTAAACCTTTCTGCTTTAACGTGATAATCTTTTTATTTCTCGGTGCCAATTTATCAAACTCATTTTGAAAATGTACCTTTATAAGCACCTCATCCTCTACATTATCTTTACTCATCAGTGTTGTTCCGATTGTAATATCATCTTCCGGTTCGTATCCTGCCAATGGCGTATCTAACGATTCGGCATTTCTATTCATTTTTTCTGTTAGTCTGTGCCATTTTGTATAATATTGATTCACTTCTGAACGTAATACCCAGAAGAGATATGTACCAAAAGTTCCTTTAGACTCGTCCCATTTTAATGCTGCTTTACAAATTGCCATACGACCAAGATCCATATATGTATCAAAATCTGTAAACTTTGTAAAATATTTTTCATGTAAATGCCAAATCAAAGAGTAATTATCTTCAATCAGCTTTCGCTGTTCATCATTTAGTTTCTTCACATTTTTTACCCTCCTGTTCTTTAATGAAGTTGTTCATATGTTGTACAAATTGAATATGTGTACAAATCAACTTTCTTTTAATATAAGTATCCAGACATGCCATCCCATCCAAAGTATGACTATATTTAGCAATACACTCATTTCTTACTCTTCTCAGATATTCATCACATTCTTTTGATGTAATTTCTAAATATTCATTCGACACATATAAAGCATTTTCTCTATTAACATCTTCGACAAATATGTTATAAATAATTTCATTGCCAAAATTTATTCCTGGAACAACTTCTTTGATTCTATATTGGTGTGTAATTTTATTTAAACATAAATCAATAGTATCGATATTTTGATTTAACATAGCTTCCAACAAATTAACAGGCATGTGGTAATTCTGGGCGATATAATATAGCTTATTTAATTCAACATATCCAATTTGCTTTTCGAGATTTTCAAAATGATTGTACACTTTATACTGCTGTTTATGTACAAAATTCACTTTGCAATTATCCATACATCACACTCCTAACACATACTTATCACTTCTGAACCCAGCTGCATTTGGATGTCCGCCACCACCATATTTCACAGCAAGCTCATATACATTTACTTTATCTTGTTCTGCGGATCGCAACTGATATTCCCACATACTACCATTGAATGAAAAACCAATGAACATGTCGTATTTAGAAGCGTCAATAGACTCAAAGAAATCAGAATTGATTAAAGCTCGGTTGATCGCATAGACTTTATATCCCTCAAATGTGGTTTCAAAACCATATGCTCTAAGATATTGTTCTGCATTTGCTGCTAAATACTCAATAATTGATAAGCCATCTGCTATCATATCACCAATAATTTTTGCTGCTTCATAAATTCCTTGATCTTTATTTAACGTGTTTAGCAATGGACTTAACGCATCAAAATCATACGATTCAAATGCATAGTGAAATGCTTTTACGAATTGTTTTGACGTTTCACCAAAATAAAATGTATCCCACATGGCTGTATATTCTGCCAGTTTTGGATAATCTGCTTTATATTTATATATATTGAGTAATCTTTTTACATTTTTCTCATCCGTCCTCTCAATTTGCTCCCAATTTTCATCGCACATATATTTAAAATATAACCATGTCAAATTCGCTCCTGAAATACCCGCTCCAGTAATTCTGATTCCTTTTACATCACACTTGAAATCTTTATACGCTTCAATCGTAGACTGATGATGGTCGATCCAAAATACATTCTTTGTAATACTGAGCAACTGCCACATCTCTTCTGGCTCAATACTGTAGTCTACAATAAACACAAATTCATCCTGCTCAATGTCATGAAACGGGAATTTCATACCGTAATTAATTTTTCGGAAGTCCTCTGGTTCAAATGCTAAACCTCGCTGTTCACAAGCTTTTCTGACGTAGAATCCAGACACGATTCCGTCTTGATCAACATGATAAAAACACTTCATTATTTTTCCTCCTTTATCTGCTCACCTTTATTAATTGACTCAACATATATTTCCCAGTCATCTGCATATACATCTTCCGCAAGAGGTATCCAAACTTCTGCGTTTTCTTTATCAAATAAAAAAATAATTGAATCTGGCTTATATTCACCCATATCATTACACTCAAAATAAACATTAGTTAATTCTGACGAATAAATTTTCAAATACTTTTCCTTTCCCCAAATGCCTCTTCTTATAGTAGTTTTGTCTTTTTTTATTGCAGTCATTGCTTTTATAAAATTCAATTAATTACTCACCTCTTCCTTTTACTGTTAAAATCCCATCCTTGCTCAACCCAATCATTTGCGAAAATATCCTCTTGTGTAGGCAACCATCCCAATGTTATAACTCCATTTTGGTCTCTACATAAGAGTGGTTTCATTTTATATTTTTTATCAAATGGAATAATCTCATTTAATTCTTCTTCGCACATCATAAACACATAATCATAAGTTGTTCGTGTCTTCTTCCACGAACTACGACGATACAATTGTCTTGGATTAATTTCCATATTTTGCATCATCATTTCAAACGACATTCCTTGTTTCTTTTTTGCCATTGGCATTATTTCTCCTTTACAATCTTAACTTTATAACCAAGTTCCTTTTCAATTTCTGCAACCGTCATTTCTTTTGGCGGTGATAAACTCATATTTAAACTATCAATATCAGATTCCATATTCCAAACGCTTCTGTAGATCAATCGTCCCGTCAAAATACAAATTGCTTTCTTAACTTCGTCTGCCGTCGGTGGATAATGATCTAATGATGAAATAATATGTTTGTAATTTTCTTCATTCAATAAAACACGTTTAGAATCGAGGGATGTATTCTCTTCTTCCCGTGATTCAATATATAAGAAGTTGTTCATTATATCTCTCCTTTCTCAATTTCTTCTTTAATAATTCTATATGCAAGAGCCTCATCAGACTCTTTGTCATTAATTCCATTTCTTTCTAACAGCCTGTCCAATTCACTGGGACTCAGCTGATCAAAGAATCGTTTTATTTCCTGTTTACGTTCTTGTCTTGTTTTCATAATTTTCCTTTATTTTTTATAGTTGTCAAACCAATTCATAAGCATCTGATCCAGCAATCTAGTTTTGTACCTATGTTATTTTTATAGTTGTCAAACCCCAAATAACATAAATCCGACAATATAACATAGATTTTAGTGAGTGCTATAGTAAGCCTCACTTTTGGCGTACTCAATATTATTTGAGCAGAATATTTTATATATTCCCAAAACACACCAAGTATTTTAAAATTTTTATTTTGTTTCTTAGCCATATCTACTTCACTACCTTACCATCTGGCATTATAAATTCCCAATACCCATCACTATTTTCAACTTCTTTTGGCTCTTCTTTATCTATTTTCTCCATCAACTTCTGCGCTCGTTCAATATCTTCTTTTGTCCAATTTTCTACTTCGTCAATCAAACCTTGCAAAAACTTCAATGATTCTTGTTTACTCATGAGTCTTATTCCTCACATTTTCTACCATATAGTAAGAATCCAAGATCTCGTATTCTACCTATCTTACGATCATCCTTGTTTTCAAAAAATTCTAAAGAGTAAATATCACGATTAGAGATGTTTACTGGTTTGTCAAATTTAACGGTCATATATCTATACCCATATCTACGACCAATCTCATCTGTTCCGATGCGAGTAATTGTACCTTTGTCGTTATTTCTAACCAAACCTCCTTTAGCCGCTGGCTTCATTCTATAAATATAAACTCTATCTCCGACCTTTAGCATTTACTTACCTTCCATTTCTTCATAAAGCTCTCTAAATTTTCTAAAATCATCCGCACTACCACCATTGTCTGGATGACTTTTCTTCATTGCATACTTCACTGCATCCTTAACATCTGAACGAGTTTCTTCCTTATTATATGTACCATTTTCTTTGTCGTTCGCATCAGCCATGAATGACATTTTATCTAAGATCAGATTTACATTTGTCTGTCTCATCCGATCTAACTTTCTTTCATATCTTAGAAATACAATCACTCCAACGATACAAAACCCAATGGCAAACTCAATATTAGCTCCCATATTAATCACCTCCCTTTACATAAAACTCAGATTTCACCCTCAGTCGTATATCTTTTCTCACAGCCACATTTCTTACACCGATAAACCTTTTCACACTTATAAGGCTTAGTTGATTTCTCACTCCAATATATATCTGAATTAAATATCTGTTCCCAATCATGTTTACAGAAACAAGACCTGATATACCAAATTAATCTTCTCATTTAATTATTCTCCTATCTTTCAAAGATATCTTAATTTGTTTCATATTCCGACATTTTAAACATCGATAAACCTTTTGATGTACGGAGTTACAGCATGTGGATGAGATTCTTCTATTAGCTTGTGCCAATGGTGTGTACATTCATGAGATTCATTTCCGTGTTGATAATATTCTTTCACGCCATTTGGCATATGTGGAAACTCTGTGCGATCCCATAATAAGTATTCAGTCCAATTCATACTTCTTGAATCAACCCATGAATATTCTTCAAACATATTCTGATATTGATTATTTGCATTTGTGATAATTTTTTCTTTTTTAATCCATTTATCACAGCATTGGGTCAACTTAACCAAGGTGTCTTCAACATACAATCTTTTTGCCAATCTACATATCCATTTTTGAAAACCTCTGTGGACTTCATTAATGGTATACAGTGCATCTCGATATTTTCCTTCAATAACTATCATATAAGAATCTTGCGTAAAATAGCTTTTACCGATATTCTGTCCAAATTCATTTTGATACGAACGATCTGTTATGCCATTTTTTTCAATGATATGGGTTTTCATACAACCACCAAAAGAAGCACGTATTTCTGGCAAATGATCTAAAACAGTCTCTAAAATATATCGTTTTTCTGGTTGTGTCCTACCAACAACGCTAACTGTGACAACACCACTAATCAGAACTTCATAGTTTTTTAGCTCTTTCATTCATTATCATCCTCTTCTGGTCTTAACATAATACCAAGACCCGTACACATTCCAGTAAGTTTCTTATCCATTGCCTTAATTCTTTTGTAATTGTAATAGGTCATGTATGGTACTCCAACACCAATTGCTACGATCACCATAAACGCCAATACCCAAATTATGTAAAATAAAACGTCCATTTTATCTTTCTCCTTTTCTATCTACTACTATCGCCTGAAATCGAACCACCATACTGTGAAAAAATTCTTTTGAAAATATGTATCGTCTCCATCATCAAGCTCTTCAAAATATTTTCTGCCTCGTTCCTTAACATCGTCTTCATTGAAATAACTATATGCCCATGCAGGAATTGTGTAAGATTCCTTATCTTCTAAGCAGAGATTCAACAAATCTTTGATCATCATCTGCAATTCTTCTTCATCATATCCCTGCGTCATTACATCAAAATATGGGATATATGCCATATATGGAACTGAGTCATTTTCATCTTTCAGAACTACGACAGGGAATGTTAGATTGTAATTCATATCAGCCTTGCTCCCTTGAATTGTAAATATTATTTTTTCTTCATCAGTTGTATCGTCACTAAGTGCAAATAGCGAAACATCTCTAAGTGCGTATCTAATATTGTTTACACCCTTTCTTCTTATGTTTTTTCTTCTTATATGGCGTACAATCACGAACATTAACCCATGACCATCTAAATGCTTCATCAAGATAAATCAAAAAGGCTGTATAAGTGTCTCCACAACTGCTAGAATCACATTTGTCTGTGCAAACTCCATACACTTTATATGGTTTTGCATGATATAAAACTTTCATAATCATTCTCCTCCAAAATAAACCCACCACTTAGTAACATTACAATCAATTTCTTTTTCTTTTAGTTTTGCAATCTTACGATTATTGCTTTGGTATGTATTCATCTGTTCTTTAACTAATTCATCGCTTCTTAATTCAGGATATGTAGTGATCAATGCCATCCCATCGCCAGCTTTAAATTCTTTATATGTATCCTTTTCATGGTTCATGTAACTCTTAACAGTCACATCAATTTTTCTTTCAAGCTGCTGATTTTGTGTTTCGTACATTTTGATTTTCTGATCCACGCCTTGATCTTCATACAAATTACTTAAGAGGAGTCCTAAAACTGCAAGTGGTATAAAATTAACTAATATTAATACAACACCAAGCATATCAAGATCTGATGATGAATTATTTTTATGTTTTTCATGACGATAATAAAGTATTGAGGCAATTATAATGACCGTAAATATCAACAACAGCATTATTCATCCACCTCACAATCAACATCAAATAGATATTTCATGATGCGTTTTGCTCCAATATAATCAACGGCATTTTTAACAATATCTTCGGAAGTGAAATAAATATCATTGATATTTTCTACTACATGATTTGATGATCTTACTAAAGCTTCATCTCCAATATCATATCTAATAGTATAATGTGGATTTATGCCATTCCACTCTTCTTTCTCTGGATCATTATGTTCTTTTGCGTATTGCTCAAGCTCTACTTTGACCTTCTGCTTTTCAATACCAAACTCTGTATCCTTTTCAGTCTTAAATACATTTCCTAAAGCTAATCTTCTAAAATCTGAAGTTCTGTTTTGCCATTTTGCCATACAGATATGTCCATCATCAGTGATGAAATAATACGTATCCCCATTATTTAATCCACATGGATTAGTTTCTTCTTTCGGTTCCGATCTTTCACAAAACTGATCAAATAATGATTTAAATAAATTCTGCTGTGCTTCAGATAATTTCGAAATATCAATTGTTTTTGTTGTACTCATTTATTTCCCCTCACTTTCTACCCCAAAGATGTATTTTAAAATTCTTTCTTTTCCTACTGCTTCGATTGCATCAAATACAAGCTGTCTTGACGTAAACATCACCGCCCCTTGTAACTTTAAACTCCAAAAGTCACAACTCAGTTGTTTTGTATCCTCATCATCATATTGAATACAAAAACGTTTTTTAACTATCTTGCTATTATGTTCATCTGCATACCGTTCCAACTCAACTTCTACTTTTCTTTTTTCTACATCAAATAACGCTTTCTCTCTTGTCAGAAAGACGTTTCCAAATTCCCATCTTTCGTTATCTGCAACTGTATCTTGCCATGTACTACATTCAACACATCCACGACTATTGGCAAAAAAATACTCTTGCCTACACTTTGGTTTCTTTACCTTTACATCCTGTTTCTTGTCTGGTTCTTTTCCATTCATTTTCTCAACAAGTCTGTAAAACTCTTTTTCTTCTGCTTCTGTTAGATTTTTAATTCCCATTTTATCCACTTCCTTTTTTCTCTCCTCTCTAATCAATATCTGCGATACTCTCTACAAAACAGTTATAATAAATATATCTCTTACCTTTGTAGTCAAACTTGACATATCCACCATCATTTGTATCAATATCAATTTTTCCTTTATATTCAGCAATCTTCTTACCGTCTGCCGTGTATACTGTAATGACTCTATTCATACCACCATTCCAATTGCTTTTCATATCAACAACTCCTCTTTTGAATCCTGCGGTACATCCTGTCATTGATCCTAAGCAAATCGTTGTTCCTAGAACCGTTGCCAAAATTTTCTTTCTCATTTATTTCTCTCCTTCTTCCTTATAGTAATATCCATACAAGCAACAATCTCCAGAATCCCATGTGTCGTAATAACAACCGTCTGAAATTGCAACTACATGATTCGCAACATTTACCAAGTAATTGCCTTGTTTATGATCTTTTGCAAAACTTTCAACTGTTGGTCGTTTAGATCCTTTTCGGTTGCTAATACCTTGATAAGCAAACCCATTATCGAATAAATATTCTTCGTAACATTTTCGCTCTGATGGCATACACTGCATATCCCTTGCGTATGGTAACAAATCATCAAATGTTGTTAACCATTCTTTATCAAGCACTTTTGTTAATGCTCTGATCACGCAATCTGAATGATTGTCTTTTGTATCTTTATCGTTTGGTTGATAATATCTGTAAATTTTATTTGACATTTTCTCACTCCTTCATATTTCATTTTCTTGAAGTTTATCTTTCATTTGTTGAATATAATATACCACTTCTTGCACATAGTGTCAATACAAAATCTTCAACTTCTTGAATATTTTATTTTACATCCTGTATATAATATGTTACAATATAGATGTGGAGGTATATCATATGATAAGTTATAAACCGCTTTTCGTAACTTTAGCGAAAAAGGGTATGACAAAATCTGATTTACGAACCGCTTTAAATATGGGGTCTGGTACAATTGCCAAGATGGCAAAGAATCAGTATATCAGTCTCGAAAACATTGACAAAATTTGCTTATATCTTGATTGCAAAGTTGAAGATGTTATCGAGGTCATACCAAACGATTAACCAAAAAGACTTTAACCATTTAGGTTGAGGTCTTTTTTAGTGGAAACAACAGGAATCGAACCTGTGTCGGCAATTTATATGTGATGAAAATTAAATGTAAATAAATAAAAATACTTATATGGAGGTAGAAAAATGAATGTTTATGTATTGCCTGCTCTACCAACTGAGCTATGTTTCCATGACTGGCACTTTATACAACTATATATAGTGGTTCAATAATTGGATAATCACTATATATTGTGTTTTATAGAGTCATAAAATGCCAGTTTTAATACAAATACTATCTGCTAATATGTAATTTCTTAAATTATTTCATCAAATCCTGAATATTGATCATAGACTTGTTATCACCAGATACTTTTGGAACTTCACCGTTCCATTTTTCAATCCACTGCTGAATCAAGATTTTGTTTGTCAGCTGTTTTTCTAAGATTTTATTTGCATTTGCTTCTGCTTTAGCATTAACTACCTTAGTCTCAGCATCTTTCTTAGCTTTTAGACGATTCTGTTCTGCTGTTTCTACACGTTTCTTAGCAACTGCTTCGTCAGCGATCGCCTTCTCAATTTCATCTCCTGCGTTCATATCTTTAATAGTCAGCTGTACAAGCTCAACACCTTCATCTTTAAGCATGTTCTGTAAATCTTTTGTAGCTAAAGAATAAATCTCATTTTTCTTAGCCCCAAGAGTATCAATCACATTGTACTGAGTAACTACTGTTTCAATACTCTTCTGTGCATAGTTACTAATGATATTCTGCTTTAAGTTGTCCAATGTTGTGTATCTCTTGTATACCTTAAAAGCATCTTTCTGATTTACACGGAACTTAACATTTACCTCAGCTTTTACGAACTGTGCATCTTTTGTCTGAACATTTACATTTTTAATTGATCTCTCTTCTACAGTAGTTGGAATAAGAAATACCTTATCAATTGGACTCTTGAATGTAATTCCTTCATTTAATGTCTTACTACTAGTTCCACTGAACGCTGACCAACGGATTCCTACATTATTAGAAGGTACATATACAACGCATAATGTAAGTACCCATAATACGAATGGGATTAAAGCATATAACATTTTTTTGGATGGTTTAAATTTTTCTTCCTGAAAATCATAGCACCCAACTCCAATTAGTACGGCAGTACCAATCAATAATAATCCTCTAAATAAAAACATCAACATCTATAAAATTCCTCTACTTTCTTTGTTTTTTGAGTTTAACAGATAGATTGTATTTATTTACCACAACACCATATACAGGTGTTATAATCTTGTTATTAGATACATCCGCCACAAGAATTAGGGCGAAAATCCTCTTCGTTGATTGCCTTGAAAATCTGACGCTGAACATCAATATCTGTTGTAATTTCATCTAACCAATACTTATTAGACTCAATCCATTCATCTTGTTTCAGTCCGTCATAATATGACTCCCATTCTTCAACCCAACCTTTGAAATACCATCTCTCATATTTCTTATATGTATTCATAGGTTCTGTGCGTAAGTCTTCTGGAATCTTATCGGTAACATCTTTGCCATCAACATAAAGCTTCCATTCTCCAATACAGAGTGCAAAACCACGACCTGTCCATTTTGCTTTAACTTCCATATTTAATCCTCCAACTCCAATCCTGCTCCAATCCACATACCAGATATAAATTTAGGCATTGGAGCAAGCTTAAACACATTCTTCTCGTGCATTTCATCAATGATCTGTCTCACTGCTTTATCCTTGCATTCACCTGTTCTGATATATTCATCCAACACTTCGTATGTAAATCCAAGATTATCTTCATCTGTCTTGCCACATAACCCATCAGTAGGAGTTTTTTCGATTAACTCTGTTGGAAGTCCCAGAACCTTGCCAATTGCTTTAACTTCTGTTACAGTCAGATCGGCAAGTGGAGCAAATGATCCAAATCCATCCCCGCCATAAGTCGCATATCCAACCCAATCTTCGGATAAATTGCAATTACAACTGACCCTTCCATTCATACTCTGTGCAAAAGCATACAATGTAACCATTCGGATACGAGCAGGTAAATTTGTAGCACTCTGTTTACTCCATTTACCACCTAATTCATCTCTGATTTCATGCTTAATATCTCTGCAAGCATCAAAAATATTTACTGTATAATTCTCAATGCCTAAGTGATTACATAACATCTGAGAATATTCAATATCACTCTGCACACCCTGTGGCATCATAACTCCAATTACTCGATTCTCGCCAAGTGCTTCTACGCATAAGGCTGCAACCACTGACGAATCTTTACCGCCTGAAATTCCTACAACGGCATTACACCCTCTTCCATTAACTTTAAACCAATCTCTAATCCACTGTACTAATCTGTCTTTGGTTTCTGCCGCATTAAAACTGTTCATGTTATTTCCTCCTAGAATATTTTGATAAAATTGATCAAAAATTTTATTTTTTTCATTAAATTTCGAATATTTAATAGTTAATAGCGGAATGTTATTACGTTTACAATATTGTTGTTTAATATTATCCTTTCTTTTTCGATCGTTTAAATTTTTAATTTTTATTTCCTTGCTTTCTCCACAATATGTGTAGGGATAATAATGTTGTTGTCCATTTAATTCAATTAGCATGACTAATTTATCATTATTAAAAATCGCAAAGTCAAATGGTAAAGGGCGTTTATCAATGCAATCGGAAATTTTATATTGTCTTCTATATACAACTTTTACTTTTTTTAAATGTTGCTCCAATTCAAACTCTGCGACAGATGTTAAACACCCACATGATTTCTTTTTCCCAGACGTTAACGATACAGAACTAGCAACGCAGGTATTTCCACAATCACATTTACAAACCCAAATAACTTTGGTGGAACAATTAGGTTGAATATTATTTGTTGCTCCATCAACAACGACTAATTTTCCAAACTTTTTACCTACCATTCCTTTAATTCGTTTCTGTTTTGGTTTACATTGTTTACAGTAACTGTAATTATTGTTGCGTACTTTATATGCATTTAATTCGACTTTATTACCACATTTTATACATTGGCATCTGTAATATTTTTTAATTTGACCACATGGAGAAATCCGATCTTTTGCAATCCCAATGATTTTATAGCAACCATAAATGCATCCTATATCATTGTCTGTTACCTTATGCAATATTAAATTAGTCTCCTTTCTTAAAATTCTCCTTCGTTTAAAACTCTTCTAATTTCCTGTAATGACTGTTCTTTTACCAATTTGCCATCTCTAAATACTGTCTCAAGCAGATTATTCATTGGAAGATTTTCTGAAGTATATCCATCTTTAAATGTCAATTTACCGTCTGATCCTGTATAGACATGACATAAACCTCTTTGAGATTTCTTAAATCCGCCATCTTTTGGATTCTTGAAAATTGGATATGGTTTGCCATCAATCTCGCAATACGTTGCTTTGATACAGCTACTAAATGTATCTCTTGTAAATGGTTTCAAAACTCCATCTTCTTCAATACACTGGAATGAGAATGATCCAACGCCAAGTGCAACATTGCTTGCTGCGAATCCATTTTTCTCTAAGATGTCATAAATCTGCTCACATCTCTGCACTGTAATTGAATCTCCGTAAATTGCTTTTATATGAGGATCTAATACTTTGTATCCTTTACTATTCGTAGTTCCGCCAAATTCTTCCCATAACTTGAATACCGTTCTGGTTACTACATCTACACAATCTCCTGAATCTCCTCTTACAAGAAAACATCCATTGTGATTCATGATCTCATTCTTGAGTTTTGGAAGAATATTCTCTACAACGTTCCAATAATCATATGAATCCAATACTGCGGAGAAGCTTGTGTTTGGATAAATCTCTGTAAGTAGTCTTTTAATCAGAGTCTCTTCATCTCCGTCAATCGCATAATTACTACACGCAACCGAATGCTCGGTAGACGGGCTACCAAAAGCAACTGGTTCTTTCGTACAATCACAATTATAATTTCTCTCTAAATATGGAATTGTTGGAACTGTTGCTGTATTCAAGAATGATAAACACCATCCTGCCCCTGCTTTAACCGCAGACTGTAAACATTCTTCGCCACGAAAATCGAAAGCCCCTAATGCCTTAGATTTTGGGATATCATCATCGCAAGTCATTTCATAAAACTTATTAACGATCTGTCTATATGTATGCCCGACAGTCGCAGCTATCATCGGATGCCACATTTCTGCTGAAATTAAACTTTCTAATGCCTGTGGTAACCATGCAAAATCTTTGTGAGTATTCTCAATACTAAACATCGGCACATGCATTGGTACTAAAGTTCCTTCAGGAAGAGCCTTAATCTCAATTGGAAGATAGCCAAGATCATATAAATCTTCGATTTTCTGTAATCCATATGTACCTTCTCCAAGAGCTGCATCCATTACTGTCTTATAAGTACCAATTGCTTTGTTTCTATATTCAAAGAAAAAATACTCATTAAAATAATCGACCAAATACTCTTTAATGAATCCTTGTAATCCAAACATGGCTACTTCATTCCATCGTTTTACTCTGCTCATACGTGGAGTAAAATAAGAAACAGATTTTGTAATACCTTTTGGTAACATTTCAGCATGGACTGCTTTGTAAAAATCAATTAATAACATTGGATTTGTCTGTTTCATAAATCTAACACCTCAACCTTCTCATGCTCTTTTGTAAAAATACTACGTGTCGTATACACTTTTTTAAACAAACTATCTTCCTTTAATAATTCTCCATCAAGAATTGTATTTTCACAGTGACTAACATATAAATACATATCTTTACAACCGTATTTGTTTAATTCTTTTGATCCGTAGTAGAATGTGCCACCCTTACTACAAATATCATCAATCATTAAAATTGCTGTATTCTCATCTAATTTATCTGTATCTCCATGAATCTCAATACCAAGAATTTTGCCTGTCTTCCAATCACGATTTTTAATTCCATAGACAATCGGATAATCATCTGATACAAATTCAGAATATCTTTTTAGTGATCCGCTATCTGGGAAATAGATTACAAGATTTCTTGATGGTTCTGCTTTAAGGACTTTATTGCAAACCTTAGAAATATATAGTTTAATTGGTATATATTGTAGGTGATCAATCAATGCTTTAGAAACATCTGAGTGAGGATCTGCTACGATGACCTTTCTGAAATTTAATTCATTGATGATTTCTGCAAAATATTTTAATGTAAAACATTCGTTATGATCTTTAACCCTGTCAAATCTTGCATTCGGAATATACGGCATCACTAAACACTGTGATAAATGTGGGAAATATTCTCGAATACTTTTTGAAATACAATATAGCGAAAATAATTCTTTATCTGATTCATACAGCCATTCAATTGATACAAATTTATTTACTGCAATCCGTGATCTCATTGCTCCTAACGGTAAATCAATTTTCTGTGTTCCATCTGGAAAAGATTCTGGAACAACTGGTACTCCACCAATAGTAATCATCCTTCATCACTCCTTTACTCATTGATTACTTCAATCTGGCACATTTTCATAGCTTCAAGTGCGTTCTTGTGACTCTCTGGCGTTACACCTGCGCAACACGATGCATCTACAATAAGCTTTGCCTCTGGTAACGTTGTTTTTAACAACATTGCGTTGGAGATTACACAAATATCTGTACAAAGACCAATGAGTGTAATTTCAACATCTTCTGGGTGAGATCTATTACCTTCTCCAAACTCAGCTTCACAATCACATGCAAGATCTAATGACCCAAATGTTTCTTTACGATATGTGTCTAAAAGATATATTCCTTTTTCTTGCTTATGATATTCTGTAAACATTTCAGATGATAATAACTCCTTTGCAATTTTTTTATTGAATCGCCAACCATCTTCTCCTTTAATGCAATGTTTTACTGGAAGTTTCTTTCCTTCCTGTGTAGAAAAATAATCTTCGTGATGTGTATCTATTGTTGCTACAATAATGCCATCAAAATTTTTAATTTTCTCAATTACTTTGGGAACAATTTCCTGTGCTTCTTTGGTTCCAAGGCTTCCGTCGATGAAATCATTCTGCATATCGACGACAACCAATAATTTATTAACGTCCATTGTTTTCTCCTTCCATTAAATTACTGTTTTATTAATCAAATAATCCATACCCAAAGTGCTGTCTCAGTTCATGATTCCAACTATTAATCGATTCAACTTTTGGCTCTTGGACAAGTTTATATCGAAAATCTTCAGGCATAGACAGTGCGATAAAATTCATAATAAGTTTTGCACAGTCTTTCCTTTCTTCGATATAATACACGCCATCTTCTTTATAGAAATCAACCTCTTTAAAACACCCAGAATTATTTAAAATTTCAAATGCTGTTTCGCTCATTTCTGATTCTTGATACTCTGTCCAAATCAGTCTCTCACTTCTATAACCAAGACCTAGACCCGTATAATCTTCATTGTAATTAAAAGCTACTCCTAGCTTTTTACAACTGTCTTTATACGCTTGTCGAATTTGATGAATATCATAGTTACAATCAAATAAAAAACTTTCTGATATTTTATGCCCATCTTCCGACCAATCGCCTAATTCTAATTTATAAATCATTCCAGTCTCCTTTCTTTAAGCACCCACCCGTCAAATTTGACGGGAAGGTGTATCATCTTAATCTTCGAAAGAATCAATCATTGCACGTAATTCCGCTTCTGACATCTTCTCAATAGCCTCATCCTGTTTCTTGGAAAGAGCATCAATATACTTTTTCTGTGTCTGTTTCTTATTAATACGTTCCTTCTCTGCAAGTTTCTCTTTGCGTTTTGTTGTAAAGATGTATCTTACAATACCAATCGCAGCCGTTAATTTTGGATCAACATTTGCATCATCTAACAGGCTTTCTTCTGAAGATTTAACTTCCTGATCTTTCAGATTTTTGTAAACCACGTCTAAATCTTTGTCGGACAAATCCCATAAATCTTCTACAGATAACTCACCCTTTGTGGATGGGAATCTCATTTTGTTTCTTGTTGCCATTTCGAATAAATTTTCTGTTGTCATAATTCAATCTCCTTTTTATGTTAAAATTTAATTTTAAGAACTCTTTCAGTTGCGCCTTTGACTTTAACAATCACATCATCTCGCTTTGTAGAGCTGAAGCCAATTCCTGATAACTGGTTTGAATCATCTGCGACATGCATCTTACTTCCTAAAGCCTCGAATACTCTCTTGTGCTGTACTAATTCCTGTTTCAAGAACTCATTGAAGAATCCATTTGGAGTATCTTCATTTACACATCCGTTTAACATGAACAGATAATGTTTGTGTCCAATACCTGTCTGTTCATCCCAATAGTTAGGCGAATAACACATTACTGTTACTGGCACAAACTGATTTGTATTGACACCCCAGATTTCTCTTGAAGATGTTGTAGATGGAAGTTTCTCTTTGATTGTGAATACTCCATCTTTTAATGTAACTGTAGCCACTGGCACATTTTGTCCCTGTCGCAAAGGCTGATCGTATTCAAATTCATAAATCTGACCATCAAATTCAATCTCTGCTGTAAATCCTGATGTACCGTTGCTATGGCAATAATTGTGTACGAAAAATTCATAATCTCCATCAACCATCTTGGATTTATCCGCCCATGTGATATTTTCTACGGCAGGTTTACCTTTTTCTGGATTAATTACATCAACATCAAGTCTGCCTTGTGTCACGTGATCAACCATATGGCTAAAGAAAATATGCTGGCAAGGTGTTTTACAATGTGCGTCAAAGTCATCTCTGTTCCAATCTTTTCCTGCGTTCCACTGGATTGAGAATCTTAAGACTCCATCGACAGCTCCGCCTGCGTTCTTAACTCTTTCTTTCATTTCACTGTCTGTCATATTTCCTGAGTATGCCCAGCTGAAAGGATTACTCCACTTCATCATATTCTTAGCATCTTTATTTACAGGTGCGATCAGTGAAACCATGTTCTTTTTATGACGATTTTCAAACAAGACTTCTAATTCTTTTGCGGTTGGAAGAACATCTGATACAAATTTCTCTGCACTGATCTCTTCTACTTTAGAGAATTTCTTAGGATTTACAGCGACTTCCTTACTCATCTCATCAAAAATATCTAAACCGCCCTGGATACGTGGTGCTGCATCACGATTACAAAACAGAATATTGTTTACTGTAATATCGTCAAGTCTTGCAAATCTACGCTGCAATGAATCCATATATCCTAAATCGGTTACAGTTTTCTTTGCATCTTCAAGCATTTTCTTTGTAAAGATTGCTTTAGGTCGTTTGTAATTCGCAGGAGCTACAACATTTTCATAAGCTTTTACTGCATTATCTAAATCCATACCTTCGCTGATATTCACAAGTAATGTACCGATACTATGGTTTCTAATACGACCAATTACATCTCCGATCGTCATGGCTTTTGTCCATGTGTATGCATCTTTTTCTTCATCTGACAAACCGTTGTATTCTCGCTGATATTTTCTAAAATCTTTTAATACTCTTTCCCATTCCTGTCCTCTATAAAGAGTATTTGAAGCGATCAATTCTAATACCGTATCAACAGCTTCTTCTGTGATTTCATCAAGCGATCTTTTGAACACGTTCTTTCGATCTCTAACTTTTGCTTTTACTGTAGGAATATCGGATTTTCTTTCTAGTAATCTCTCTGGAATCGGTGTATACATATGAGTCCATTTGATAATCTGCTTATCTTCTGTATACTCATTTGTACTTTTTACTCCAACTGTATTTGTAAAATGTCTCCAAATATCTTTGATTGGCTTTGATTCTACATATGTTCGTAAAGCATCAACTACTGGCTGAAATACGACATCATCAGTGTCGATTTCCCAGATCGTATGAATCTTACCGTCAACAATTGTCACAGCTCCACCGATTGTTTTAATGAAGTTTCGGCAATGCCCACAATCATATTCTCGTCGTTTGCGATACATTTTGTTTGTTCCTTCAGGGAAACTGCTCAGATATACTTCCCAAAGTTCATCTTTATCAATATCAGTTTCATACAATGTAGAATTGTTTTTCTCTACATAATCGAGCATCTTATTTAAACGTTCTGACAATTTGTTTAAAAAATTGCTCCAGTTTTCATTCATTGGCGTACACATAATTTATCTCCTTTTCATGTATTATTTAATTGCTACGAAGATTTCATAACTCTTATTGTCATTGATATAAATTTCTTTGCCCTTGAGTTCTGGGAAATACTTCTTAGCAAGTTTCTTAAATTCCTTAATCTTTTGACCATTCTCGTCCTCATATGATTCTTTAAGTGGATCAAACATTAATTCTTCTTTCTTTACGACAAAGAATTTTGCATGAGGCAAACCTTTTCTTTCTTCTTCTCTCTGCTTGTCATTCTCAAGAATTTTTTCTAATTTGCATAAATTTTCTGTCACCTCAATGCAGCTACTTGGATATTTCACATATTTGTTTGTCCAGAAGTCAACTGCATCATGAGCACCTGCGTTGCCGCAAAGGTATTTTAATACACAAGTTTTGAAGCCATTTTCTCTGTCATACACATCATTTCCTTCTACATAAGCAACAGTTTCTGCTCCACTAACCCATAAGATTTTAACCATTCCATGATAATGTTTTACTTTAAACACTGGTTTACCATCTTTTTCGATCTGTTTACCGTTGTTATCTAACATTGGTTCCTTCACCGTAATTTCTTTGTCAACATAAATCGGTTTCTTAATCATTTCTTTTAAATTCTTTGTATACATATCTCTCTCCTCAAATTCGATGTGACTTTCTCTTAAATCGCTAATCATGATGTTGTCCATTCTGCCAGCAATCTTTTTTAACGTCTGATCCAGTTCTATTGTTGGCACCTGCAACCTTAATCCACGTTCAGTTTCGGATCCTCCACAACATTCTTTCCACCAATTCTTTTCTGCTTCTGACGTTGCAGTAATTGGTTTTTGCTGATAGTATGGCAGGAAAGAACCTCTTCTTTCTGAAAGTGGTGGTGGGGCTAATGTGCCAATTTTTATTTTGTCGGCTGAAATCGTACATGTCTTAATCTCAAGATCTTCATTCATTGTTCTTAATGATTCTTTTCTTGTTATGGCAATTACCGCTTCTATTGACCGTATATTTTGATTTCTATACTGTTCTTTTCCATACCAAAATGGAACAATGATCAATGCCTCATTATTCGCATACACATCCATTTCGATTGGTTCAGCATCACGAAATTTAGTAACTGAATAAAAAGGCGTTGTTCGATCAATTCTGAGTAGAGGCTTTATTGTATAAGTAGCCAAAATCGTGGAAACACCTTTTAATTCAACGACCTCAATTTTAAATCTTACATACACATCATCGTTATCTACCTCGACAATATCTCCTACATTAAATGATGAAATCTGATTATGATTATATTTAACTTCTTTGCCATTCATACAGCGCACCCAAACGCCCGTTTTATTTTCTTCCATTCTTTGTCTCCTCTCTAAGCTGATGCACTCTGTGAGGCAAAGTATTGTGCTAATTTCTTTGCCAAGTATAATTGCCCTTTGCCAGTCACATATGTTTTGGTAATCAACTTGTTTCCATTCTTAGTTTCAACTTCACTTTCTGTTAATTTGAAAATGCCCTGCTTAACATATCTTTCATATGGGGTATTATCTGACATGAGATACCCTTCTTTTCTTAACCACGCAAATAATTTGTTTCTGCCCATATGAATATCTTGATTTTCTTTCTCAAGAAGCTTTGCCATTGTTTTCATATCAACCATTGTTGGTGTGGCACTGACCGTATTGGCAAAATCAACAAGTGGCTTCTGTTTACTGATAACTTCTTCTTTCTGGGCTAATAGTTCATCCTTTTGTTCCAAAGTGTTTTGCATAATATTCAATGCTTTCGCCATGATAGTTAAATCATCATCGTCTTTTTCAATTGGAATATATCCGCCTGTCTTACGAATCTGCGGAAGAACTTCTGATGTTACCCAATGCTTGAATTCTTTTGCCTTATCAAGCTTACTTCCAAAGATTAATGCATAAAGTCCTGACTCATTAATAAACACTGGGTATTGAACTCTCCCTAATTTGTCTGTTATAGATGGGGTAACGTTTCGTTCCCCCATAATTTTATCTTCATCGTCAACATGATCTCGAATTGCTTTCTTCGAATTTGTATAACCAAGACACTCAGCTACATCTTTCCCTACGAACCACGGGTTATTATTTAAGATTACCGTTCTGATATTCCCAAATTCATCATTATTAAACACCAATGTGTTTAATCCTTCATTTACCATATTCTTTTCTTCTGTCATTAAATACCTCCTAAGTTATAATTTTACATTTTAATTTTGCACAAATGCCTGTGCGAGTCATCATATATAATAAGGAAGAAACTCTACCCGATTATATTCTGGATCAGCTCATAATACTTTGTTCTACCGACATAAGGTTTATGCTCTGCATCTTTTAATTCTTTCTTCAAAGTACATATGTCTTTCTGATTATCCATGCAATTTTGCATCACTTCTATGTATCGAATACAATTCTTGATCTTTCTGTGTAATTCTTGTAAGGTTTTAAGATACCCAACAATCACTGCACGTTTCGCAGCATCAATCTTTTTAAACTCAATCGCATGAAGAATATCACTTCTGGCAGAGTCGGCATATGATAACGCCTGCTCTAATTCAAACTTCTTTTCTCCTAATTGATCTGAGTCATATGCTAAAAGCCCTACTATAGCTCTTTCCTCAGTCTCTATGTTGTCGATCAATGTATTATCACATTCCCAGTCCATAAAGCAATTTCCATTACCTTTACGCATTATTTCACTAGATTCCATAGGTTTTCCAACTTTACCTAGCTCAATTTCTCTGGCATAAAATCCGTCTTTCATCCACGTATATTTATGCTTCAAACCTAAAATGTGCTTTGCTTGCTTAGAGGTAAATTGAGTAGCTTCAGACTTACGATTATCACGAACGTATTTATTTCTTGCATGATCTCTTTTCACATAGAACTCTCCATTCGTAATTATGTATTTCATACATCACTCCTGTATTTAATTGTAGTTTTTTGGAAAAATTTTCATGTTGACGAACATGTTTAGAATTGTTATAATGATTTTAAGGATAATAATATCCTTATCTATTAAACAATTCTAAATATCAAATTCGATTTTCTATCGTGCTGCCAACACGGTAGATTCAAAAAATCTTTTTTTGTTATCTATGATTTGTTTAGTTGAAATTTTTAGTTTGTGTGAAAGTAGAAGTTTTACCAAAGACTTCTGCTTTCTTTTTTATTGTCTGTATTTTTATTCCAACATTGTATCTCTCTTTGTATGTAAATTGCAGGCATTTGATTATGTCAAATATGTCGTCCTGCCTAATATGAGAGAACAAATTCTCATCTTGAATAAATTCGATCCAATGATATGAAAGATCTTTATCTTTGCCATAGATCTTCATCTTTCTATCATCTGCTCGAATCTTATATTCACTCAGAAACCACGATGACATTTCTGATGAGTGTAAATCAAGTACATCAATATGCATTTGATTTGATTGATTCGCTACCAATGTTTTTAATATTTGATTGTCCATACATATACCTTCCTTTATTCTGTCATAATTTGATGTACACGATAATTCTTATAGTCCTCATCTTTATATAAATAACCAATAGTTTTACCAATTACAGTTTGACGATCACTAAATTGTTTCTTTTTTAATCTATATGATATATAATAATTATAATAAAATTCAATTGCAATTTCACTAAATTGACGTGCGATTATAGATCGTGCGATTCCTTCTTTTGATTTAATATAATATAAATCTGCAATTGCCTTGATATCCATTTTAGATTTTAAATATTGTATAAAACCAGAATTAATAACATCAATGGTTGTCAATTTCTCATAAGATAAAGTGTTACCAGTTAATTCTAATTGAGACTGCACATTATTATATATCCTCTTTTGCTCTGCTTGATATTCTTCTATATTATTACATTTTTTTCGTGGTATTAATACAAAATCATCATATATATTCGTATCTCCCATTTTCAATTTATATTCATTCAATGTCTCGATAAAATCTTTGGAGACTGGTTTCCCAAAAATTGTTAAATCATTTTGATTAATATCTGAGAATTTTAGATTTCTTAACTCCTTTCCATTTATCCCATTATATAAACTCACAATATGAAATCTAGTATTCAATTTGGTATCGGCTGATGCATTGCACGACATCAGATTCGAAATAAACGCATTTATTTTATCTGGTGTAACATAATTAACATTAACTCTATTTGAAAAATATATATCAACTGCTAATTGCAAGTTTATAAATTTATCATTAACAAATGGATTATATTTAATGTAATTTTGTTCATATGCATAAGTATATAGTTTAACGAGCTGGTCATATCTTTTTTTAATAGAATTCATACTTTTGGTTTTTTTACCTCTAGTATCTGATAATATAGCCTCTTGGATTGTACCTGGTGCATATGTTAACCCAGATTCATTGTCGTCCGCAATATCAGAATCTAACAACCAATTCCATGTTGGGCGACGTGATTCTGATACGTGAGAATCTATATAATTTTGTATCAATTCTTTATTATTCATAATATTCTCCATTTCTAGGATGCCATTGCATTCATGTACGATAACATGCCGTTTTGTATTAAAATGCCATGTCCTATTTTTAACATTAAAGATAGATCAGATATTCTTCCCCAATACTCTAAAAGATTATTCTTTGGAATTGTTCTTCCTTGCTCTAAATACACCTGTGATACCATTTTTAATCCATTACTGGTATTTGGATAAATGGTTACATGTGTCGGTATCCAGTTCCTTAATTTTTTTGTAATTGGATACACGTTAATCTCTGTGCTCGTATTATTACAAATATTATTAGAATATACGATGACTGGTCTTTTCCCATGCAAGATATGACTACCTTCAATTTTCGGCAAATCTGCAAAATATATTCCCCAAACTTGAGGATTTTGATATTTGCCATATACATATTCTTTTCTTTTTCTGTTATCGTTTCCTTTTCTTTCTTTGTTAGTATATCCGTTCATTTTTACGTCCCTCAACTTTCCCCAGTTGCATTTTTTGTTTTCATGAATTAAATATACCATACTTTTTGCACCCTGTCAATAGGTGCAAGAAAGAAAGTTAATTTTTGTTGTGAACAAAGAATCTCTACATTTCTTATTATAATGCTACCATAGAACAAAATCAAGATATTTTTCGAACAGATGTTCTCTTTTTGTTCGAACACTTTACTTTGTGCTTACTTGGAAGGGGGAAATACTGTCTAACTTTATGAGGCTTATCCAGTTTCCATTTCTTTTCTTCAAAATCATAGTCACAAAAATCAAGCACTTCGTCCACACATCCATCATTATATTTGTAATCCACAATAACAGGATATGTTTTATACCTCATGTAACGTGATGCATTATCTGGTTTTAATGGTGGAATCTCTGCTGAAATCCACATAAGATTCTGGTTTGCTTTCTTTTCTTCCTTATTTTGTCTAATCGTATTTATCTTCATACAAAATTCTCCTATAAAATCCTAATAATTTGTTCGTAAATTGCAATCGCATTATCTTCTGGAAAGTTCTGGTTCACATGCATATGCCCAAAGAACCATTTTTGATAAATCACTTTGTCTTTTATTTGCTGTAAATAATCCGTTAACTTGTCAGATTTGTACACTCCTGATCCTTGATCCATTTGTCTTAAAACAGATGTGTATGGACTATGTGTAATAACGTAATCTACTTGGAAGTCATTTTTCTCTAAATTCATCACACCTTCTGCCATCTCTTTATCAGATGGCAATTCTTCTTTCCACCAGCTCACATGATTAATCCTAAACATTTTGTCATAATCTCTGTACCATTCATTAATTCTTGGATCGTCTGGCTCTAAAATTCCATCTTGCACATCATGGGAACTGGCACCGCCAAATGTAAAGAATTTCTTTCCTTGAATTTCAAACACCTGTCCACGCATAAGATGAAATACAGAGTCTTTGATCTTGTGAATCTTTCCGCCACACCATTTCTCTACAGGATATTGATATAAGCGGTCGTAATTTTCATGATTCCCACATACAAACAATGTAGTAAATGGCTTGTTATCTAACCATTCCAGATTATATCGTTCTTCTTTTGTGTCATGCCACAGTCCAAAATCTCCGCAGATAATCACATAATCATCTTTGGTTAACTCAACTCCCTCTGGGAAAGAACGACTGTTTAATCGAGCCATCCAATCCCCATGTGTATCTCCTGTTACAAATATCATACAATTACTCCTTCCAATAACTCTTCTAATGCCTGCATATTATCTTCATGTACTCTATCATCTTGATCTGCATCATCTTTGCCAGTCTTATAAGCAAACTTGATAATCTCCATAACTCTATCATAACTCACATTAACAACATTTTCCTTCAATCCGTTAAAAGCCCCACTGATAATTTCCTTGTATGTCTGCGCAATATCATCAAACAATACATGAGTTTCTTCCTCTGTGATTGTTGCATACAGAAATGTCATTGCAGGGCTACTATGATTCAATAATCTCATAAGTGTATACAATACGTTCTGATCATCTTTATGATCGACAAGTGTCCAATACACAAAGTTCTTTCGTAATGTATGCGTACCAATATTGTCCTCAATTCCAACTGCTTTAGCACCTTTTTTAACAAAATCCAAAGCATTTGCTTCAGTCATGTGTCCTGATCCAGACTTACATGTTCCAAAAACATAATCATCCATTGGCACTTCGCCATCAATCTTGACATCATATTTAGTTCCTGCAACAGCTTCAAAGAAAATATCCACTGCTTCAGTTACCAAATCGTTAAAGTATACAGTTCTGAATTTCTTTGTTTTCTTTTCCTGCTTACGAGTCTTATCGTCTAATAAATCGCCCCATTTGAGTCTGACGATATCAGAGATACGATATGCTGTATTATTTCCAACTGCAACCAAAAGATTATTTCTAGCAGCTACATATCGTTTGTACTCTGTATATGATTTATCAATCTGATCTCTAAAATATGCATTAAAGGCTGCAAATTTTTCTCTGTTCTTAATCGGATACACTAAAGATGATACGCCTTTCCGTTTGTTAGATCGAGTCCATTTAGGACTTCCGTCCTTGCGTCTTTTAATCTTTGTTTCAGATTCTTCTGCGTTATTATTATTTACTGTTTCAATAACTTCAAACTGTGTTACTGCCATAATAACCTCACCTCTCTTAGTTATTCTTACACTCTCTTAACTACTTTTTCTATTTCCTGTGCCAACAGAAAATCATTTATTGCATTTTCATCGTCAGTAATCAATGTATATTTCCATACTGGGGAACCATGATATGATATATCTTCAACCTTAAATAATCCTCTTTTACCAGTGTTATTTTCTCTATGATCTGACTCCAATAACTCTGTATGAATTCCCCAACTATCATATAGATGTCCATCGTATAGTATTTGAGCCGCAGCTATTAATATATTATATTTACTCACATCAACCTCTGTATTCACTGTTCCGTATAATTTCATTGTTCCAATCTCCTCTCTTAGTTGTTACACTGTTCACGTACTTCTGGTCTAATTTCTACTTCGATTAATTCCATAATTCTCACTCCTATTCTCTAAATTTAGGCAAAATAAAAAGAAGCCCATAAGCTTCTCAATCTCATTCTGTTATTCAATTTCTACAATGGTCTAATAATATCAGGATTCATGGTAAGAATACTATCACAATCCCAACCGTAAAGCTCATAATATAACTCATAATCACCTTTTGATAAATTAAGCTTAATTGCATCAACTCCATCTTCGACCATCTTCTCAAAATCTGGCACAACGCCCATTGTATCAAATAAATATTCTGGGAGATATCCCGATAGATCTTGAGTTGGAATCTGCTTTAAATCGGCTTTCTCTGTCCATTCAACAATATTTGCCGAATCATCCAATGTAAATTTAAAGTTTTTGTCCAGTTTATCAATTCTAAAATCATTATCAATACACCATTTCTCCCACGGCTGATCCGCCTTTATATCCGATGCCCATAAACCGCCAAATGGTTTGTTAATCATGTTTCTGTTCACAATTGGCATAAACAACTCTTTCTCAAACTTATCACTGCCGTAGTGAATATAAATATTTTCTGACATTTTTCCATCCTTTCGTCAAACTTATCCTGTCATCTGCTTCTCAAACAACTGTCTTTCCAACACACCAAAATCATAATCACGATCACATTCAAAGTGTGCAAGGTTCGTTACCTTTGGCTTTTGTTTAGCGTTCTTCTTAGCCTGATTTCGTTCCCAGTTTCGTACTGCTGCCTTCCAGTCTTGCATCTTGCTATTGCCCATCATCCAATCTTTGGCTGTGTAATAATCCACAAACTCTTCTGGATCAATCCCATTGTTTCTTTGTTGACAATATCTGGAGACTTGCTCGCAATCAGGCGGTGTGAATCGCTTTATATTATTATTATTATATTTATTATTATTCTTTACTTTCTTTTTATGTGTCGCTTCTGCGTCGTTTTGGTGTCGTTTCTGTGTAGTTTTTTCATCTACAAAACCTTGATAAACACTGTAATTTACTATGGTTATGACTGTCTTTTTAGTGTCGCTTTTTACATGTATAATACTGTCGTTTTCCAGTGTCTTTAAAAATTTGACAACCTTTGAATTACTCCATCCCCATCGATCACACAATCTTCTGATCGAAGTAACCATCGATCCTCGCTCGACTGTTTCTAAGTTTCCATCAACATACTTAGGTTGCTCATTATAACCTGCGAGAATCAGTAAGTCAATCATTGCTTGTCCTCTGGCAAATGGTTTATCTTCCCATAGCCAATGATCTGTAATTTTCCGATGGAGTTTAATCCATCCTGTGTTACTCATGGCATCGCTCCCCTCTATATGTGGAGATAAAATTCTCCTTTCACTGTTTTAAATGCTTACCTGTTAATTCATCAATTGCATAATGTGTCATAAATTCATCATAACTCATTATACGTTTACCACAGTCACAGCATGTCATACATTTATTATATGTACAGTATTCAATAATTTCTTCATCTTGAAAATGTCCATCAAAACTATATATATCGGTTCCAGTAGCTTTAAACCTAACAGCCATTCCACGATCACTTCCGCAGTGCGGACATTTTGTTATTGGTTTTCTCATTTAGCACCTTCTTCTAATTCTATCTCTTTAATTTCATTCTGTTTAATCCAACGATCAGAAATTTCCGCTAACATATTAATATACGAGATAGGGAAATTTCCATTATAAATTTCTTTTCGTTCCTTATAAAATTTCAACAACTTATCATCGCTCCAGCTTTTGAACTGATTACTCACGATATTTTCTTTCTTCATATTTTCATGTTCTCGAATCCATCTCTTGCCGATTTCTTCCAAGACTATATATTGTTCTAAAAAAGTTCTATCGTCTCTTATTCCATGTGATCTTACCTGAATGTCTAACTTTCCCTGCTCCAACAGTTCTTCGTCCGTATATTCAAACATACACTTATGGTCATTTAAATCCACCATTCGTACCACCACCTATCAAATTTTCGTTTTATTCTTCATCAAGTTCCATATGATTTACATCAACAGGATTCTCTAATTTTAAAATATCTTCTTTCTGTTCTACAAGAGCCTGTTGAGCTATTGCATTAATTTTATTCTGTGCAAAAGCCTCGATTTCTCCTTTAGCTTCTGTAATTGTTTTGTCTATCTGATTTTGGAATTGATCAAAGATAAATTTTGAACTAGATTCCATACCTTGAGTCACGTTGGCAAGTCTTCTCAGAATCATTTCTCGATCACCTTTTCCAATAGATTTCTTCGTAGTAAAAAGCTCCTTGACTTCATCATAAAATTCTTTTGCATCGCTCATACGCTCGTTCATAGACTCTTTAAATTCATTTGTTATCTGCTGTCTTTTATTGATAAAATCCGCTTCGTTAATACGTCCTTTACCACGTAAATATTTAATAGTACATGGAGTACCTGTTCCAACATTCATAGAAGTAATTAATTCCGCAAATTGTGATTGCGACATTTCTACTTCCAGAATCTCATCTTCTCCAACATACCAATCATCATTGAGTCCCCTTGTAACCACACCTTCCCTTAATACCATATGGATTGTATCGTTATGCTGAATGCTACTGCCAAATAAATTGCTATGCCCGCCATGAGTACGATTGAATGATAACATTCCAAATGATGGATGTTTATATGATGTTCCAAGAGCATCTTCTGATATTATATAATCTCCTTCTTTCCTAGCATTTTCTCTCATTTATCCAACTTCCTTTCTATTAAAGTTTCATTTCATCTATACGATCGTCACATTCCCATACCGCTTCATAGCAGACATCTAATATATCTCTTACGATTTGTTTCCTTTGACTTAACTTTGCTTCTCTTTTTTCAATATCCTCTTTATCACGCAATAAATACATATATTTTTGATACGGCATATTTGTATCTGTTAGTTTTTCTTCTATAGCGATCCTTTCATCAATTACTTTTCTTAGTTTATTACCTAATTCCTTATTCTTGTCTTTAAGCGCTTTGATAATTGCATATCCATACATCCTTTGATATTTAGACTCAAATTTTCCATCTTTGAATTCATAACGATCCTCAACCTTACAAGCATCTAAAATCTTATCTCCGTTTTCTCTGCACTCATTTAACAATTCTAATAAACTCTGTTCATTATCAAATGTCGCATAGCCAATTCCATCCTCTTTTATTTCATAAACACACATATATGGTTTTTCTGATGTATATGCTTTAGATTTTTCCATTTTAAACACTCCTTTTTAATTCCTTTATTTCTTACAAGCTACAATGCAAGTTAGCTCTTTAAAGAACGGTTGATCTTTAACCTGATTTAATAAATAATATACATCCAAATTGATCATATCTTTTTCGGATTTATCTATACTATATATTATTAAATATTCCAGTTTGTCACTCCAATTCTCAACAATTCCTAAATATTTTTCCATTTCCTCTTTAATGCTCTGCGAATCATCTAAAATAAAATTATCACATCTTGAAAACAGACTGCGAGAAATATTTTCATCTTCAAATATGATTACAAAACATTTTTCTGATCGAGAACTATCAATAAAATCACTGAGAAATTTAGATTTTCCGTTCCCTTTTAATGTTAATATATTCATTTTTCCATCACTCCTTCTGATCGAATATTTGTTTTATTCTAGTATCCAATATTCGTTTCCTTTTCTAATTCTGCTACAAAATTGTCCAATTTCTCATATTTATCAATAATGTACAACACTTCTTCTTTAGTCAAAAGTCGCCATTCGCCAGTTTTATCATTCTTAAATTGTAATTTTCTATTTATGCGATTAATCCATACAGGAATTCCAAATGTTATTCCAGAGTATTTATCCATTAAATACAAACATTTGTCAACCACCTTCCTATATTCCTTGGCTTCTTCTTTTCTTTTTTCTAATTTATTCATCAATTTTCCACCTTCATTATTATCTTGATTACACATCAATTGGAACAATTCTTCATAACACTCAGAACACAAATAAATCGGCTGTGTGCTAGTATATTTTCCATTCTTATATTCAAACACAATCTTCTTCATACTCTTATCATTGTCAGAATACTTCCTACATTCAACACATGATCCAAATTCATCTGGCAAATTTGCCACATTATATATTTTCATAATTATATCACACCTTTCTATTCTTCTGAAATAATTTCCACCGCAGCTTCATAGAATCTATTATATAAAGTTGCATTGGTTTTAATAAGCTGAGATTTAGACAGCCCATGAGCATATTCATCCCAGTTAACACCATTCTCTGTCATCTTGGTATAGATTTTCCGATAAACAGACGTTCCACCTTTAGATTTATTTCCAATATGATTAGCATAATTGGTAATCTTAATCTTCATTTCATCCCAATCAGGCTGTGCGTTCTCTTTTCGGAACTGTCGCAGAAGTTTTTCCAATGAATTAACCAATAGGTCAGGATATTTGTCATAGCAAAGATCAATCGTTGGTACATTACCTCTTTCCCCGATATTATACTTCTCTTTGTATTCTTTCCGATCCTGTTCCCACACAATTCCATATGTGTTAGTAAGATACCTGTATGTTTCTTTAAGAATATCTCTTGTAGTAGTTCCTAGTTCGTCAGATTCTTTTAGAATATCATCAATGATAGAGTAGACATTAGATTTCCATTCATTGAGCTTGTATTCTGCGATAACACTTTCCGTATCCACTACTGGAATATCTTTCGTAGGCTTGCCGATCTGCTTATATAATTCTTTCCGCTCCGCTTTCATTTCTTTAACAATGTCTGCCAGCTGATTAAATCCTTTAATAGTAACCTTATACAGGCGTTCGTTGTTTCTTTCCATCTGTTTCATAAGTTCTGTCTGTTCTGTAAGAAACTGTTCTACTGTTGTTACTGGAGTTCCTATTCTTAAATTTCCATGACGATAAGCTGCAATCACGTCCCATACCCAATCCATAAAAGCATTTGCCTTCGGTTGTCTGCTCCATCTGCAAATTTCCATCACACCACGTTCACTATAAAGTGTAGTATCATACTTCTTGTTATCAGTAGCCCCCAGTTTGAGGGTAACTGAATATTTATCCAGTCTACCTCTATACCTATTATGCAAATTATCAATTGCTTTCTGTGGATCACTGTATTCCAGTGCCTCTCCGATCTGTTTTCTTGTCATCCAAATATCGTCCTCAGCACTATAAAAATCACACGTTATATCGTTAAAATTTTCCGTTTTTACTAACTGTAGGTTCATTCTTTATCTTCCTTTCTAAACTGTCTTATTTTTCTCTATACTCATTATTTTTATATAGCTGTATTCCGTAAACTAATAGAAATAAAATCAACATTTAATTCCAACTATTAGTGTGCCAATCCTAATAGAAACCTATTCTATTCCTATTAGTTCTCTATATAATCAACACCTTACCTATTAACAATTCTATGCTTAGTTAATCATTAATTTGTGTATAATAAATTTGACAAAGAACCGACCTGCCAAATCGGTTCCTGCCAAATATTTCCGTAAAATAAAAAGAACCTTCCGTTCGGTTCTTTGCCAAAATTATTATATGGAATTATTTAATAAATGCCGTTCCTATTTTTATAATAAACCAAGTCCATAAAATAATAGTAGTTGGTTTATCAATAACTCCTATTGTATCATCTAGTAAGTCAGTATATTTCTTTAAGTTTGTATTGTAATATTCATCAATTAATTTCAGAGCTGCATTAACAATAAAAACAATAGTCTCTAATGTAATCATTACTCCTACAAATACATCTGAATACCGAATAATCTGTTCTAATTCCATACTTCATCATCCTCATCTTCATTATCATATAAATTTTCCACAGGTGCCGTCTGTTGGAACATATCTGTTGGAGATAGGTTTCTAGCCTCGCACATTGCACAAAAGACTTTCAATACCTTATCCCATTCATGTTCTTGAATCCACTGAAGAAATGGTTTCTTTCCACGTTTCTTAACATCAATCTGATATTTATACTGTAAGTTCTTATAAAGCTCATTCCACATAACAGAGAATTGCGTTCCTGTTACCGCAGCCAACTTCCTAATCCCAGCGTTCATCTTATTGCGATCATCCCATGTTAAAATTTCCGCTGCTAATAACTTGTTATCATTCTGCAACTTCTGATTCTCTTCTTTAAGTTCTTTATTTTGTGTTCGCAGATCGGTTACCATAGCAAGCTTGACATCCTCAGAAAATGACGGGAAGTAGTGTTCAATGAACTGTGATTCTTTTCCAAAGTCAACTGCACCGCCTGTCTTACGGATGTTTCTAAGATATTCTTTAATCTGTTTCTTCATCTGCTTTGCAATCGGTTTGCGTGACTGCATACACACTTCATAAAGTCCATCTTCTGTGAGGAATAAGAACGGATCACGACTCTTTCCATTTGAATCAGTAGGTATAGTTTTTTGACTTAAATTTTTGTCACGAATAATGTTCGTAGCTAAAATTTTGGTCTTATATGTTTCCTCTTTATCAATAGATTGCAACATTTTTGAAACATCATAATATTTCCCATTGTCTGTCCTTGCATAATCAATCCACTCTGCTACATCTTTAGCTAAGAATAACGGATCTTCAATACTTCTATACAGATCAATTCGTCTACCTAAAATTTCCGTTGTATCAACAAGTTTAACGCCTGCCTCTACTTGTTCTTGTTCTCTCTGCTCTTCCATCGTGATATACTCATTAATAAAAACATAATGTCTTACGTTCTCAGCAAGGCTTGAAGTTTCCATTAGTAAAGATAATCTGATCAAACATTTAAGAGTAAACACCTTAGCACCCTTATAACCGAATGAGATGTTTAATCCGTTCGGATACGTTACCATGATTCTTCCCTTCTGTTTTTCCGTTGCTGCGTCCTGACCGTCAATGATCTCCTGCACCGTCTTAACTTCCATTCCATCGTCTAAAAACTCTTTACGATACTTTGTACACAGCCTCTTGACTTCATCAACATCTCCATCAAAGAATCGTGCTACCTGTTCTGTAGTGATATAATCTCGTCCAGGAAGCCACGGGATCGGCTTGATTGTAACCTGTTTTAAAAGTTCTGTGTTCTGCACCAACTCATCCCTCTTTGCTTTATCCAAAATTGGATCGCAAGGGATTTCCATTTCGTTTAGATTCATAATTAATTCCACCTTTCTTATGTAAAAATTTGTATTAAAAAAGACACTCTGGAATTTTCCATAAGTGTCCTAGTTACCTATATTAATTTGTATTCATTCTAATTCTAGTTCATCAATTTCTGGCGTATCGGAATGATCCATTTCCCTTAGTTCTTCGATACTTGTTCCAAGCAAAGTAAGAGCCGACTTAAATCGTTTAGGATCAATATATCCTGTAGGTCTATGCCAAAAATTTTTAGCAAAATTGGGATCTTCTTTTTCCAATTCATATGCTATGTGATCGGCTTTATCATACAATAGCCTTGCTCGTGTTGGCAGCTTCATCGGTTCATATCCTCTACTCTGCTGTCTGTAATCTTCTATTATGTTATCCCAACTAAGATCATCAGGAATCTTTTCTATTATATATACTTCTTGTAATGCTTCTTCAGGTACATCAGGATAATGAATTAGAGCATACCTCTCTTTTCCATTCTTAACATATTTATATACTTCATGTTCAAGATCTGGAAGTGCTACATATTCTAATCCGTTTTTCTTTAGTCCATCTACCCAGTTTGTTTCTGTAAATGTCTGAACCCATACATCTTTCCCATAATGCTTGAATTTATTCATATTCATAACTCCTTCCATATATAATCTGCTTTATCAAATAATATTTTCCATTCTATCTTCCGTTCCAAAGATCGGAAAAGAACTTATAAATTCCATACAGAATAGCAACAAATGCTATAACCATTAAAATTCCATAGCCACCACCTAAGATAGCTCCTAACATATATTCCAAACTATCCTCTGGAACGATAAATATAATTATTAATAATAAAACCAATGGCATAATTTTACTCTCCTTTACTAAAAAATAGGCACTATTAAAAGTGCCTATTGACAATAAATTAATCGTTTTTATATATACTATTTATTATAATTTGGTCTATCAGTAACATTCAATACTTGAATAAGTGCATCTTGTAACACTTTAGAAACATTAATTCCAGAATGTTCTGCTTCATAATTTAACCAACTAGGTAATGCAACATTTCTTCTTACAGATTTTGTATCAATTTTTCTTCGATATTCTGTTGAATCAATATCAACCAATGAAATAATAGTTTCTCCTTCATCAAAAAATGTGCTTTTCGCAATATCGAGATCTGTAATATTTGTTGGTTTAGGAATTTCCACTTCTCTATCTTCCATAGAAACACAAGTTAATTCCATTGCGTCTCGTGCCATTTTAATAGCATCTGACATATCTTTTCCTTCCGTTAATACATTTAAATCTGGTGCCTCAATTAAATATTTTCCGTCGTCGGTTTTTGTAAATAATACAGGATATACTGCTTTCATATTTTCACCTCTATTCTTATATATGATTGCAAATAAGATTTTCCAAGGATAGGCTGTTTTATAACAGCCCATTCCTTCTTAGAATACCTCTAGCAAGTCTTTCATCAACTTCCTTGTGCCGTGGAACTGATTCTGATATATCTCCTTTGGTGTAGATATCATGGTTACTACCATGCCTATCGAAGATAAATCCGCCTGCTTTAAGCTTCTTGATTAAATCTTTCTGCTTCATTGTATTGTCTCCTTTGCTTACTTATATTATACACAATATCTACACAATGTCAATAATGTTTTACACACTTTTTACACAATATTATTTTAATAAAATTGACATTCTATTAATTAATAGATCCATCTGCATTGACCAATCTATTTTCCATATCTGCGTTGTTATCTGCAATATTCTGCAATACATAAAACAGAGAATCATCCGCTTTAGACAATTTTCCGATTGCCTTAGATAAATTTCCAATGCTTTCAGTTAACATTTTCATATCTTCTTTACAATCATCTACGAACGTGTCATAGTCCATTCCCAAAGACATATTGAATAAGATGTTTGCAATTCTTTTTACTTCATTATTTTCCATAACCAATCACTCTCCTATCTAATTATGTTATCGTTTATTCATGTATTTTTCTTCCAAAAACGCCTTATAATATTCAACTTCATCAAACCCATTATTTGCCATATCACACAGTGTTGAATAAATCATTTCTGCAAGTTCTTCTTTAGTATATGATTCATACACTTCATCAGATGTTAAATCTTCATCTTCGCTTCCAATAAAGTAAAACCAAAATTCTCCAATCTGGCAAGCAATACAACCATCATTTGAATTATTGATAATTTCCACTGTTCCATCACACAATCCTTTAAAAATCATTTCTTTCAATGTCATAATATTTCCTCCATTCTTCTTAATTCCGATAATTTCCTGTTTTGTTTCTGTATTCATAATTTCCACCCCTATCTGTGATAAAACTTTTCTTTTATCGACTAATTTCAAACAAATTATGTTCATATGCCCAAATAACCTTTTTCTTCATATATTCAGGATTATCATTTGATAAAACCATAAATGAAGTTGGTATATTGAGATTATTGTAAATAGTAGTTTTATTTTTAGACTCTTTCTTCTTCTGTCTATCATTAAATGTCTTATCTCCAATAGTTATAGTGCCTTTGCCCTGTTTAGTGTACGATCCTAACCATACATTCGGGTTCCAATTGTTTGCAAACACACAAAGATAATCTTCTCCAATACTTGCCTCGTAGTATTTTTGACAACTATTTTCTCCATATTTCCATTTGTATTTATTCATAATTTCCACCTCATATCTTTCCGTTAAATCTGCATTTTATTATCCGACTAATTCTAAGTATCCAGCCTTCACAAGATCCTCTTTTTGTGATAATGGCTGCGGTACATACTGCATACCATTTTCTCGATCGTAGTCGTAATACCATACACCGTATTCTTCAATCGGTTCCAATATATGGATCGCAAGACTAACTTCCATTACGTTTACCGCCTGAACGCAAGCGTTCTTCATATCTTCTAAACTACATAATGTGCTGTATTGTGGTTTTAATTTTTCCACAAAATCTTCAAAGTCTAATCTTTCATACTCTTCTCTGCTAACTTTCATTCGTTCTTACCTCGTTTCTTTCCATTAAAAAAGGAAGATACATTTCTGCATCTTCCTAGATTACTTTGTTCTTATTTAATTTTCCGCTAGTCTATACACCATTCAGGCGTTCCGTCAATATAGCAACCACAATCTCCGGCAAGAATAATTTCCGTTGGATTTAATGGTATATTATCCATTGTATATGTCTTAATATCCTTCGGACTAACATCATACTTCTTTGCTACAGCTTCTAAAAAATCATCAATCTGATATGTATTTTTATCATCCATCAAACCACTAATCATGAACTCTTCTTCATATAATTTTCCATTGACTTGTACGATATCTTTCCATGTAAAATGATGTTTCTTGAATTCATTTAAAGTGTCTTTGGCAAACGATTTTCCAAAGCATCCATCTTTGCAATCGCAACTACTACAATCTATATAAGAATGATGATTACAAGTATTATTACATTTGTTTACGTCAATATCTAATCCGTGATCTGTTTTTGTAATTGTATGGTAATAATCTTTATATCTAAGCATATTTTCCACCATCCTTATTCACATTCTTTCTTTCCGATAAGCTGAATAATGCAACCAAAATCTCCAGCACGATATACTCTAATTTTGTCTGCCCTATAATCTGCTGTCAATCCTTCATCATCATAAATTTTAAGCCATGCCTTAAAACCTGATGACGTTTCAAACTCCATCTCTAATGTATAGTGATCTCCGATCTTTGCGTTCTCGTCAACGATATAAGCATCGTATCTTCCATCGCAACCAAAATCTAAGATATTTGCTTCTAGTCCGTTCTTTGTCGTTCCTACAAAAATTAAAGCTGCAATGTCACTATCTCCGATAAATTCTCTTTCGTATTCTTTATATGATTTCATAATTTCCACCATCCTATCTTTCATAATTTTCTAAATCCCAATGTTCTTTTAAAAGCTGGATAACAAACTCAGGATATTCCATAAAGTAATAACTCTCGTATGCTGATTCTATCTGATCTTCATCCCAGCTTTCGTCATCATATCCATTTTCGTCTGCCCACGTTTCAAAATCCATTGCCGTTTTCTGAAAATCTTTAACCTTATCACTAATCCGTTGCAAGTCGTTCTCTTCAATCGTGATTAAAGGTTTTCCGTAATCATCGTAAAGATCTTCCCACAAGTCGTTGTTCCATTGTGACTTTGGCTCGTGCTGGATATAGATATTTGTTAATCCGTTTACGTTCCAGCCAGTTGTGGCAACCAATTTTCCAGTTTCTTTCTCTACGCCATAAAACATTCCAGGTTTCACACAAAATCCACCGTAGGAGGCGTGTCTAAAATGTTCGGGCAAGATCAGTTCTTTAAACTCGTACATAATTTCCTTCTTTCTGCCTATTTAGGACTTTAAAATATTAACAGTTCTCTTATATTATACACAATAATTTCCATCGTGAAAAGTAGCGAGGTAGGAATTGAACCTACCGATAAAAGCACTCTTTTATCTACCATACGCCACCGTTTTTCCGTTCCAATACGTCACTACTAGCAATCAGTAGTACAGTCATTCCGTTCATTTAAAGTAACTATTAGCTTCAATAGTCCAGTATTTCCGTTAAGGTGTAGCCTGCTTCATTACAGACAGTAAAAGCCTTTAATTGGCTATGTAATAAGCTATGCACGACACATAGAGAAATTGAATAGATTAGTTGGATCTTCTCTTAAAATTTCCGTCATGCCGTTAATTGCTTCTTCTTGCGTTCTATATTTCCGAAAAATTCCGAACGTATTCTTATATAATAAGAAATATCTATATCCATGCAAGCTATCATCAATTCCAGCGTTCGGAGGATTTTCTGTGAAGTATAAAGTATTATACTTTCGTTCTACGTGGCACGCTAATGCTGTCATTGTCGTTCTGCGACTCATTCTTTCCACCTACTTTCTACTTATAATAGACATCTACATTGTTCTTATCATCGTGCGACCAACTAAATCCAACGTATTTTCCACTGTTACCGCAATCTTCAAGATCGTACTCACAGCATAAGTCGTTATACTCATCAGGCGTGTTACAGAAAATTTCCGTTCTACCATCGGGATATGTATTTCTTGTTATCATAATTTCCACCTTCCTTCTATGCCATTGCTAACTACCTAAGAAACATAAGCCATGAACATATGCAAAATGACGAGCTTCGTCAACTGAATTAAATTTATACCAATAAATATTGCCTACACTATCTACAAATTTAAAAGAAGTTTCCATATTTCCAGCTCCCTTTTATAATCTTTCCATCAATTCTACCGCTAAGATATACGCTACATACTTCCACACGTTCACGTAGCCGTTCAGATCTTCCAACCTACATTGCATAGCCGTATGGATCATTCCATCGCAGAAGTCTTTGCTTTTAAGTTCTGCGATAAGATCTTTCTTTGCGATCGGTGGCAAGGCTGCGACTTTGATTTTTCCAATATCAAAAGTGTTTTGTTGTTCCTTTTCTACTGTCTGAATCACTACCATGTTTGTTCTTGTCATCTTTAAAATTTCCATTTGATATACACTCCTTTGTTTTCTTATAAATCATTCTGCGATATTGGTAATCACAATATAATTTCCATTTCCCTTAAGATATAACAATTCATACACCTCCCCATCGTATCCGCCATTATTTTGTTTATAGCCATCTAGCGTATTGTATTTTTCATAGTTAATAATGTAATCACACATATCATATAAACCAGTTTCCATTGCTTCTTTATTTCTATATTCAATTTCATTCTTATCTTTATACTTATGACTATTTACATTGTCGTAGCTACATTTTACAAATGGCACATTAAGATATTTTGCAAGATCATTTTCAATTTCTTTTAGTTCTGCTTCATCTTTTTTCAATTCATATCTATTTCCAATCATATCTATTGTTCCTCCTGGTTATCTTTCTTTGTAATTGTTATGTCGTATCCCATTTCTTTCCAATACCACAGTGTTTCACTTTTAATATGGTCTAATGTACATAATCTCACATGACTTTTTTCAAGATCAGCCATATAAAGTTCCGTATTTGTTTCCATAACTAAAATCATTGGGAAATTACCCGTATACTCTACCTTGTGATGATATGGACTTGCTATTGTATACATATCGTTTATTTTTTCCAATTCTTTTTTATTTTTAATGGTAACATATGTATATTTGTAGTCTGTACTTGCTTCTTGATATACTGGACATTCGCCTTGCTCCATTGGTAAAGAGTTAATCAATTTATTCCAGCGTTCTTGTAGATTTATTCTTCTATTATCTTCTTTGATCCAATTTTCATGCTGGATACAATCCCATTTGTCTGTATAATAAATTCCATCATCTGAAATATAATATGTTTTTGCTTCTTTGATTTCTGTTCTCATGATCTTCCATACCTCCTATTCTATGCCGTTTCCAGTTTTTCTTTCTCATACTCTTCACGATCCTTATAGTACATATCTAACAGTTCTCTATACTTCTTTTCGCTATCTGTCATGTACAGTTCGTTGACACTTGACCATTCATTCAAGCCCTTTTCTAAGATCATCACGTACTTTCTTAGCTTAACTCTGCCCCATCTCATATTGTTATTTCCAATATCAAAGAAATAGTTATCTAACATACAGCCTTCAAAACTATCTTCTAAGTAATCATCTAAAGTCGTGCAAAACATTTCTATTGTATCATTATCAATAATCGTTCTATAATCTTTCATAATTTCCATACCTTCTTTCTAAGCCGTAATCAGTTCATAATCTTCCAGTAACGTCATCAAGTTTGCTTTTTTCCATCTATGTAAGACTCGATCGCCCATTTCATTTCTGATAGGTTTAGCAAGCTGATTCCAATTGTGATCTTTCTTCCATTGCATAAACTGTTTTACTGAGTTGTGATAATATCCATCGTTATGGACTTCTATATATTTGTTCTCGTTTCTTTTGTTTCTGTAAATAGTAACAGTTGTCATAATTTCCAACCTTCTTTTTATCTGATTTTTCCATTATCTGCCACGACTTCTACATCATCACAATAACTATTGCAAGGATTCCATACACAATAGCTTGTTATGTGTTTTCCCTTGCGTACACGTTTGTTATAGGCAATATAGTAGTTTTTTCCATACGTTCCATGTCTACCTCCAGCAGAAACACTTTTGATAATTTCCACATAAATTGTATGTCGTGTGGCACGTTCACGGATCATTTTATCCGTTAGTTTTCCAGTGCTGATATACTTTACCTTATAGGCATTTAAGTCATAATTTCTGCGTATATAATCGTTTACAAGTTGGACATTCTTATTCTTTGCCGTGATCTTTACAATAGAATCATCAAGCTTGTTTCTAGTGCCGTGTGTGTTAAATTTTACAGTGACAACGGTAGTCCCTGGATAGGCATATGATTCCTTGCGAACTTTCCAGCAATAACCATCTGCCGTGTCAATTGTGCCGTCACTGTTATAAATGCCGTTTATCGTTCTGTACGTGCTTCTTTTTGTCTTTGCGTGTACAGTATTTTCCATCATTAAAAAAGCCGTAAACATAAATGCTACGACTAATAAGATCTTGATTGTTTTGTTCTGTTTTGTTCTCATTGTGTGTTTACCTTCTTTCTTAATATTCAAAATTCGGAAATAGTTCGTATAAATCTTCTTCATCTATGTATTTTCCATTAATTGTGATACTAACGGCATAGGATACAAAATATTTTCCATTATCATCTTCTAAACCATCATCATCTTCTTGTTTCCAAAAAGAAAAACAACTACCACAAATACAAATATCTTTTGCTTCTAAATTGTTAATAAAATGCTGATTGATTTCATTAAGAACGAATTGTTCAAAATTGAAATTTTCCGCTTTTGCTAATGTAGATTTTCCCGTTAACCAGTCTGCATCTTTTCCACGTAAAGGATCAATAAGTTCTCCATGTTCATTCTCTTGAAATATGTCAGCAGAAATCCCATGCAATTTAATTGTGTCAAGTTCTCTATATTTTTCAAAATTCATAATCATTTACCTTCTTTCTTATTCTGTATCTGTATCATCATCAAAAAATCCAACGCAAGCAAGCATATAGACAGCGGTAATCATTACCAATAATGCTTCTAAAATGAAGGCTTGCGGTATCTTTATAAACGCAATAATAGCCATTGCAATTCCTACAAGTGCAACGGCTATGTCTATCGGTTGTGGTTTATGTAGTTGTACTTTATTTTCCATTGTTCTTCCTTCTTTCTTTACTCGTCAACTCTTTCTATCATGAAGTTACCACCATGATATAAGTTGAGTCCGTGATTTCCACCAGTGATATATGCATCATCAGTGATCCCATCACGTTCTATATCTTCATCTGTAATGAATACACCCATATTTCCATCAGATTCTAGTTGATCGATCGCAAGATCTAAGATTGCACCATAATCCGTTGTAGGTTCGTCAACTGTTACAAGTTCGCTGAAATAACCAAAAATCACTTTATATTTTGTCATAATATCCTTCCTCCAGCCCTTTACGGGACTTTATTTCCATTTATAGGTTCAACAAAATAGACAAGCCGTGTTTTGACTTGTCTATAATATTCAATCTATAAATACGCTACAAACTCTGAAAAATCAACCGTATCATATAAGTTCTTGATTTTTTCATGATACACATTATCCAGTTCTTCTTCAGTATCTACCCATGCAATACCATCAAAAACTTTTTTTGCTTCTTGCAAGATATACTGTTTTGCTAATGGCTGTAAATCACAAACAACCGTTTCTGCTTCTTTATGTGGACAAAATGGTTCAATAAGATCCATTCTTATGTTATCTTGAATATAACTTTCCAAACTTGAACCGTTCTTTTTATCATCTGATTTATTAAAAAATTCTAACAGTTGTCCAACCGTTAGAATTTTAATCTCATTGTCATCATATTCATCAGCATATAAATATTGTTCCATAATTCAAACACTCCTTTTATTTCTCTAATATGGTTTAACAATAGTTCCATAGATTGCATGGAATAAAGTATTTCCGTATTGTTCATTTTTGCATCCGCTTAATTCCTTAAGGCTATTTCTCATATTTTCATATACTTCCTGGAATTCTGTATATGCTTTTTTAGATACTTCTAACTGTTTTTCTAATGAAACAAGATTGTCTTTTAAATCGTCAATCCTATTATTGATCTTTTCTTTAATCTGATTTACGTCATAAAGGATGGTTGTATATTGTCCATGATCGTATTTTGTTTCATGGCAGAAAATAGTATCATGTTCATATCCGCTGAGTTCAGACCATCCGCAGATTGATAATTCTGCACTATTATCTTTTGCGGTATATGTAGCACCGTCAAAATTCTTTGACATATTTTTGAATGGTGCACCATCTTTTTTGGTTGGATATGTAACTTTCTCCCATTTTTCAATTAAGCACTTTGTTCTTTCGATCTGTCTTTTGATTTCTGTCTGAATTCCATCTAAACTATAATAATTCATGATAATACCTTCTTTCTTTAATAATACATTTCCACATTTCTTTTCATTTCTTCTTGCAAGATCATTTCTTGATTATAAGATAATTCATCCCTGGTTAATCCCAAACTACCCAATGTATCAGTTGGATCTTGCATAATACAAAATTCATGATTGGCAAGTTCTTTTCGGATCATTTTTCTGAATTCATCATCTGTTTTTTTCATTTCTGAAAATGAATCTTCTAAGATCTGTTTATATTTGAATAACTTAGTTACTATGTTCTCATTTTTAAAGTAACAGAAACAAACAGTAGAAAAATACTTATATTCTTTCTTTAGTTTTTCGAATTCAGCTTCTTTCTTTTTGTCAGGTGTAAAACCACAATAATACATTGATAAATGATCATATCTTTGTGAGTAATAATTCAAAAGATAGTTATTCTTACGTTGATATTCATCATATGTTGACACTGGAAACAAAAAATCACTATCAAAAAATAGTGATTCATTTAAATGTTTTATGTAGTTTTCTTTTAATTGATAAATGTTTTTTGTTGCTGGATGGTGTAACTGATAATCATTAGCATAATAGATATGCTTTTTATTCTTAAAAATAAGAACTGAATATCCAAAGTATTTTCCTAAATCAACAAAGAAACAATCATGTCCATTGATTGACATATGATCAAGTGCTATGTTTTTTACTTCATCATATGTTAATGATTCAATTTCTTTAATATTCATATTTGAATATCTAACAATTTCTAAAATCTGTTTGTAAGCATTGACGTAGCCACATGGAAGTATTTCATCTTTCATAATGCCACCATTAACACGCCATTTCAAATTATCAATCATCATGTCGGGATCTTTGTAAAATTCTTTCATGAATTCTTCAAATGATTCAATGTCATCATTTTTCACAAGGAAGCCTTCAACAAGATTTCTTACTTTTGTTTCGTTTGTCTTATTCATCATCATAATAATATACCTTCTTTCTTGAAATACCCGACTTACATTAAGTTATAAAAGCGGGATTTTAAATAGTTACAAATAAAAAAGACACAATCTTTTTTAGATCGTGCCTTTATGGTTTACGCTATTCCTTCACTAAAAAACCAATCAAGAAAATCACTCGTATATGGTTTTTTAGTTAAATGAATATCCTTTTCATTCTTTCGAATAAAAGCCCAACATTCAATTTTTGTTTCAAAACTAGTCGAATGTTCCATATTTGTTTTTTTATTGACATAGTCAATATAGTATCTCATTCTTTTCATAGTTGTTTACCTCCTTATACTACGACCAGCTCTTAAGGCTGGATTTTTCAGTTATAAGTTCATGAATGGATACAAATAACAGTGTCATGGACAGTGGCTTATCTTTCGAGTGCATACCATGCAAGGCGTTAATTTGTACCCCATCATCGACCTATAAAAGAATTATGATATCTTAACCAGCTTTATGACTGGTTGATTCATTGTTAATCTTTTGGTTTTGATGTTTTATTCAAAAAAAGATTTTTCAGAGTGTTTATAAAACACCCTTAAGTTATACCGTTCAATGTAATGTATAGTGTTTTGCGTTGCTGGTGTCTCCCGACATTAGCCATACATACTAACTAATGGGTTATTAGCTAAATAACCTTAATGTCACTTATTGCATCGGGCGACACTCTACCCTATCATCTTTTTTACATGGGTTATGGCGTTACCATGAGTTTTTATAGAAGTATTCTTTTCTTCTTTTATTCGGTTGTGTTTAACCGTTTTAAATAGGGATTTAAAAAGTCTGAATTGACTTTTTAGAAAAGATATGGTATCCTAGAATTGTCTAGGTTCAGGGATACCGAAATCCCAAAGATGATATGGGCAGAAAGCCTTTTTTGATTAAGGCTGAACGCCTTTATCATCTTTTTTTATTTAATTTTTGTAACCAGCATCTTAACTGGTGTCAAGTTAAGTGAGATTTTAAAACTCAACCGATCAATCAAGATGGTTTGTTTTGCTTCTCTTTTAACTTGTCTTTATTATATCATGACTAGTATTGTTATGTCAATACTTTTTTCAATTTTTTTGATTTACTTTTTTGAGTAAATCGTGATATAATAATACCAATCGGATTGGACTTGTATGTCTTATCCTTTTGACAGTTATAATTATACAATACTAGTATTGTTATGTCAATACTTTTTTCAATAAATTTAGGAGTAATTTTATATGTATAATATTGTAAAAAATCAAGATGATCTTATCTTACAAATAAAGCACTATATGTTAGATAATAAGTTAAAGCAAAAAGACATAGTTGCCCGTACTGGACTATCTAAACAAACTATAAGCAATCTGTTAAACGGTAGGAGTAAAAACATGACACTAGACACTCTTTTTATGCTTTTAAATGCTTTAGATTGTAATCTATCTGTATCTTTAAATAAGAATGATAATACAGATAACACCAGCAAAGATCAATAATGCTGTTTACTCTGCCGTATGCACATATAAGCACTTATACAGTCGTTTAAATGCTTTAGAATGTAAGTATGCAAAGATCATTTGTATTATATAGAAGGAACACGTATATAATAGTATTATTAATATAATATATAAGTATATGTGATATAGTACAATATGTAGCACTTATCTATGCCGTAGGTGTACTATTATATAGTATTATGTATATGTAGTATATTTATTAATTGTGTCTTTAGGGTGCATGGTATATAGTTGTATATTATACTATTATATGTTATTATATAGTTATCATAGTTTGGATCTAGTTTTGCGTGGTAGTATGAGATATACTATCATGTTATATTTGTATATGTATTTATTTATGTATGATAGCTTGATCTTGTATGATTGCCATATATTAATTTGTTTAGTTTATATTTTAATTTGTGTATTTGTTGCAAGTGCTGGAAGTCTGCCAAACATCGAACACTTGTTTGCTTAGTAGTGTATCATGGTTTTGCTGTGCTGTCAAGTGGTATAGATAAAAGCTATGGGTGATGGTTTGGTATAGAGTGAAGTTATAGGTGGGTTTGTGGTGGTTTGTATTGAGTGATAGAGAAAATATTGTTTTGCTGGTGTTATGTGGCGTGAAGTTTTATTTTGTGTTGATGGCGTGGATAGACTATCCAACACATTATGTAAAAGTGTTGGATAATAGACAAGTGTTGTGTAGATAGTCGCAAAGTAGTAGTCCTATTTTGGAATACTACGACACGTCGTAAACCATATTATATTATACAGCATCTGATACACTATCATGTAGTTTTGGATACTATGTGGAAATAGTTGGAAATTATCTGTACTCCTGATCCTGATCTGCCTATAAATTATTTACAATCATTTACAAAATCTATTTGATAAAATTATAGTATTTCAAATAGATTTTTACAATTTTAACCATGTAATTTTTATACCACCAGATCAAAAAGCGGGGGTAGGTTTACATTTACAAAATTGGAAACTATTACCATTTTAGCAGGACGTGTTCAATCACCGTGTCAACAAAAATTTTTCGACCCCTGCCCACAAAATCCCCACTTTCCAAAGCAATTTCCTACACTTTCCTAGATAAACACTTTCTGCTAATCGAAAACATGTCTTCGGAGGCGTCGTCGAGCGAATCATTTGTTTTACTACTCTTTTTCCAACGCTCTCAGAATCCCTTCTTTCAAAAATCGCACTTTTTCAAAAAATCAGCCCCATTTCCTCCTTTATTTTCCCCAATTCTCTCGACGACATGTTTTTGTTTTGCGCCATTTCATACAAGTTTTACCCTCAAAAACTCAAGCAATTCCTTATATTTTTCACGCCCAAATTTCACAACTTTCGCACAATTTCCCGAAACACGATTTTTAACATTTCTCGAAGCACGATTTTGACCATCAGCACCCTCACAAATCCCAGTAAATTCCTACACAAACTACCTCTCAACCTTTGCACAAAATTACTCCCAGAAAAATGCATAAATTCGATCTATCATGTCATAAAGCGATTTTATCTCCACAATCAATCGCATAAAATAATCGTCACTTCTGCTTTATAATCACTACAATTTTAACAATTTTGCCTACAAAATTGGTGACACCCTATATCGAAGGTTCTCAACAAAGATATGCACAAAAATATATAAATTACAAGAAACCACTTACAAACACTAAAGGAAATAACAACTACCTCTTCTCTCTTATCCCAAATAAACAAGCAATTTATTGCGCAGTTTAGGAGAGACAGGATAAGCGTCAGCGTTCCTTCTCGACATTGCTACCGCAGGTAATATCACTTACACGCTTCCATTTCTTAGCAGATCATGTTATACTTCCATTGAGAGATTAGGCAACCCTCGGCATCTATGCCAAAACAGACACAACAAAAGATATTAATGGGTTCAAGTTGACACCACCAGATAATGTATCGGCAAATGCATTATCAGAATTTATACTCAGGGGAAATTTTTCTGGGCATATTTTTTACACCTTACAATCTATCATTGCAATAAAGTATCTTATATGATATAATCGTGTATATGGCATTGAACAAGACATTCAATGTATTCCATGTATCAATAAAAACAATCCCTCGCAAGGCAAAACATTTTAATAAGATGGAATCCCTTGAACTATCAACCAGATTTGTGACAGATAGTGAACACAAGCAATCTATCAATCAGACACTCAGCCTTGCAAGCAGGGATTATTTTTATGCAAAAATTTATCTCTCATTCAGTCCTATAGAAAATCGCACTCTACAGATCATAAATCCATTTTACCTGTCTACATTAACAACTCTCCATGACATACCGCAAAATTCATATTTGACGAATATACTCTTCTAAACATTGAGAATCACATATAAGCAACACCTACCATCATGCAGCAGATTTTCAAATTAGACATCTATCACAACTCATCTTAGACCTAAGGCAAAAATATCTCTTCATTACACCCTTTAAAAAATGTACTCCGAGAGAGCAAATTTCAATTCTACTATCTTACCCTAACAAGTTATCGCCAGAATATATAAAATGGAAATTAGCATCCGATTTCTCGTCTAAACATTGCAAAAGTACCCTAAGCAATTTGACACATGACCCATACCACACTCATATCACATAGTGGGGTACACTTTGCATTGAAAAGACCATTATCTGCGCCAGCATATATTGTACGTGAAAAAGTACAATGGTATTTCCTATGAAAAAATACACCTGAGAGATCATAAATCAATTTTATACCTTTCCACTACCAACAATACCAATTTACCAATAGAATAGAAATTCCCCCGAAAAGCTCTTCTAAATGTACAGAATCCAGTATAAAGAAAATTACATTCTACCCAGATAAAAATATGACTAACTTCCCTCATTGCACCTATTGACAGGGTGCAAGAAGTATGGTAAAATACCAATATGCTTAAAAAGAAAATGAAGAAAGAAAGGATATATACCGTGAAGAATACAAATGATTTTATACATAATTGCAATGAAGAGACAAAACTCTCTTTCAATTTGCCACCAGATATCACACCAGATATGATATGCCAGATAATCAATTATGGTAATCTGTGTAAAGATTCTTTTAAAGAATATATGTTGGCAGATACAAGAAAAGAAATTGCAATAAAAATTCATGATTACTGGAAATATCATTCTGAGATATTATATCCAAGATCTTCAAGATCATATATGTGGTTGTACTACAATGAGATAAACAGAAAAAGATTACAGGTATTGCAAGAAGAAAATATAAAACAATTATCATATATGATCTACATGATGACAAACAAAGAAAGGAGAAATTAAAAGATGATCAATACAATTGTCAAGACAGATGAAAGATCAAAAGAGAAAAGAGATGAGCGTCAGCGAACACGGAATTTTTTCGTTGAGTAAGCGTCAGCGACCGAAACAAAAAATAGGTAGGGAATATTTATATTCCCGTGTTTTGTATAGGTAATATGTCCTATATAGATAACACGTCTCTTATAGTTAATATTGTCGGTTGAGCGATTAAAAATTATTTGTCTAGCTATTTAGACGTGTCTATCAAATCAACACCTGTTGTACTTATGCTGAGATTTTGTCTACACACAAGTTAATAACCAAGATAGCAAAGGAGAATTATTTATGAAACAAATTAAACCCGAAGGAAAACGACAAAACTTTCATGTTATTCCACATTTTCTAATCTACAATCCAGAGTTTGGAGAAAAAAGAATATTATTTCAAATGGCGTTAGCAAACAATATGATGTTAAAATGGAATCCAGAAAAACCACCGATTCTTTATAATACAAATTTACTCGTGCGCCAAATGAGCTTTTCACAGAATTACAACTCATCAGGCATCAATGAACAAGTTAAAAAATTTATGAAATTAATTGAAGACAAAGGCTATGTTAAAAAAGTTGCATCACCAATCAAGCAGCTTACATTATATAATGTTCCGAATGAAAACACTGAAGAAAATTTATTCCTACAAAAGAAACATTACGGTATAATTTATAACTTCGAGTTCTTATACTTGCTCCGATTACATAAGACGAATTCAATGCCATATAATACCAGAATATGGAATGTATTACTCGTGTTAGCATATCTAAGATACAATATTATCATGCGAGTTTCAGAAGATTTTAATTCGAAAAAAAATAGAAAGAAAAGACCAGAAACATATGTGAAAACATATGATGATATCGGAAAGGAACTTGGATTACATCGAACTACTATTGAAAAATGTGTTAAGGTTCTTGATGAGGCAGGGATTATCTATCATGAGCAATTATTCAAAACTCTTCCTGGCACTGATAGAGTTGTATATAGTCGAATTGCTTTTACAAATAAATATAAATATGACGGAACTCAAGAATATCGCTTGGATTCCAATTACGATTATAAAAAAGAAATCGAAGAAATTAAATTACAGTTAAAACCTTACGGAGAATTCGGGAAAGCAACTAATGCTTCTTCTGATTTAGAAAACCTTGATTAATCACTTTGTTGGCAGCATTGTGAGTAATCAAGTAAACACAAATTAAAAATTAACTAAACAATAATATACATAACGAAAGGATCTAACAAATTTTCATGACAACACAATTAAATACAGAACTCAAAGACTTATTGGCTACTTCTGACCGTATCTCATTTGAGAACATGACGCAAGAACAGTTTGCAGTAAAACTAGCAGCACAGAGACTACGCACTACTCCTTCTTCAAAGAAAAGATTAAAAAGAAATGATGGTATTCGAGCAAGAGATAGTACAACAGATGCCGTGGTCTATAAGCCAACGCATGACCAGTATTATCGAATTTTCATCAACGATATCTTAAGTAATATTCGATCAGGTGGCACTGATTATTGTTTCAAATGGTATCAAGTAAAAGAATTGCTGCGGTTTCACAAGCACACGTTGATATGCAAAATGGTCAAAGAAAGCATGAGTGCCCGTGGCATTTATTTCAAGGTATCCCTTCCCAACGATTGGCGAAAGATTGAGAAGAACATTTTACCAGAACAGTAAGCAAGAATTACTGAAATACATAATAAACACAAATTAATAATTAAACTAAACAAATACATAAATAAGGAGACTTTTCAATGAAATCCAGAAAATTTAATAAAGAAAAATATGCAGAACAGAAGGCAATGAAGAAAAAGAATCGTCCACAGCGCAGTTATAAAAGCCTTGGGACAACCATTGAGATTCCGATCAATCACAGAAAGCATAAAATTTTAGCTACTGCCAGACATAATGATGAAAACGGCAAAGAGGATGAAACATTTACAGTGACACTTTCAATTGCCAAAGAGACAGGAGATTTCCCAATCTGGCATCAGTTTGAAGATGATTTACAAATCACGGCAAAGAGATATTCTCTTAGAACAGCTCTGATGGCTAAGGTAGTTGAGCTTGAAACCGCTGGTGATCTTGATATACATATTGAATCTGCTGATGCTATATATAAGCTTCTTGAATGTGCAGGTGATTACCTAAGCGGTAAGTCAAATACAGTGGAGGTGCAGTAGAATGATAGTTTTATCTACGATTCTGATTGGCGGCGCCGTACTGTTTTGCGCAGGAATGTGTCGTTCTGCTGCTACAAGAGAAATGATTACAGAAGATATTTATTGCCAGATCGAGGCAGAAAGTTTACATGAAGACGCTTTCAGAAAACCAAGAACTGAAATAGAACGGATGACAGACATGATTTTTGAAGAAAGCGAAGGTGATGAGTAGAATGGCAAATACAGGATATGTACCAATTTTAATTGTGGCTCAGGATGAAAATGATGGATATATACATATTAAGGACGCAAAAGAAAATACCAATTACTTCTGCCCTTGTTGTCATCAACCTGTAAAAATGAGAGCAAAGTCAAGTAAAAAAGTGCAACCACATTTTTATCACATAACAGAAAGTCCATGTGTAAATTCGGAAACACTTATTCATTGGACGTATAAAAATTGGCTATTTTCTGAAGGATCACTTTTTACGATAAAAGATGATGATCAAATTTATATTGTAAAGAATATTGAGATTGAGAAAAATCACACAACAAAGTTTGGAATATATTGCCCAGATATTACGGTAATTGATATTACTGGGAAAAGATTTTTCTTTGAAATCAATTATTCTAATAAGAAAAAATACTCAAACTATGCTGATCGTTGGTGCGAGCTAAATAGCCCTGTCGTAGAAATCAATGTAAAAGATCTGATTAATTCTTCTTTTACAGACGACATTCCAGAGTTCGATCTGTTGTTTGAAAATGGAAAGTATTATGGAAGGTTAGAAAATCGCAATAAAAAAGATGGGTATATTGAGTTGCAAGAAAGAAAAAAGAATGTATTACGAAGTAAGCCTCATGATTTGAATTACATGAGCAAGCTCGACACAATGTGGAAATATACACAAAAATATACGAAGCAAGAAATTGATGAAGATGAATTTATAGAAATATCTGGTTTTAGAAATCTGGATTATGATGACCAACGGTTTTTTGCCGTTACAATTAAGCGAATGAAATGTGTGAAGTCTTTTGAAAAAATTGCTCAAATTGTAATGGACTCATACTTACATCAGTACAGTACAAAGATCATGAATTTTTGTAAGACCATGAATGTACCGATACCAGAAATTAAAATTGCAGACGTTAGTACATTAGTAAAAAAGATATATTTAACAATTCACGCAGAACAATTCAGCAATCCAATATGTTTTATTTATAATTGGCGACGTTTTAAGATAACAAAAAATGGAATTCCAGAAGATACAGTTTGCCGCAATTTAAGAGGCGAAGATTATTTTCACTTTAAAAAATATGGCACTTTTGTAAAAAATGCCATATCAATGATAGAAAACGGAGAAAATGCAGAACTAAAATATATTTCTGTGGAGTTATATCCAGATCAAATTATCGAATATTGTGATAGCGGTCGTAATATGGTATGGATCGATTTTGTTTTTAAAGACATCCAAAAAAATAAAGGGATTACTTCTCTATTGATAGATAAATCTATTATTCGTAGAGAACGCAACGGGTTTGATAATGATACTGACGCCATCAATAAGTATCTTGAAAGAATTGATATAGAATACGCTGTATTGACCAATATTGAATATATAAACAGAAATTTAAAGAAAACTAAAAAATATCAATTGTTAAATGAACAGATTCAAAATAAATTGAAAGAATTAAATATTTCATTTGACAAGCACAAGAGCCAAGGTGTTTTTTATAAATTTAATTATTTTATTGATATCAACAAACGGCTAAAAAAAATCAATGTACATATCAAATATAACGATTTTATCATAAGTGGATTTTGTTCTTACCATAATGTAATTACAACTAAAGAACTTAATGATTGTATTCAATTGATGCTGAATAAATTTAATAATACATATCAACTTATCGAAAATGTTTATAAAATTAATGATTTAATTAATAATTCATCAAATAAAGACTGGGAATCTTACATAGAGTTCTCTAGCAATTGTGTATATTTACATATAAAATTTTTATGGCAAACTGCACGTAATCTGAATTTAGATATTTTATATATGCTAGATTATGACAGATATCAAGAATACTATAATTATCCTTGGCGACGAGGCATCTCAGAAAAAGATTTTTCAATAAAAATTCCTTTATTATTCAGCGATATGCCATATTGCGAAAAACATACTGTTACATATAACATTTTAACATGTGATCAAAACAATCAAATAACATTTGATTCAATGAAGCAGGTCGTAGCTTCTTATATGACAAAATTACAACATCATATAGAATCAAAAATTCAACAATTATACAATGGTCATCAAATTCGAATTATTGCAAAGGAGAAAAATTAATGAATTATCAAGGAAATACTAATTGTTTGAACATACCTAGTGTTGATGCAAAAGATTTATATATTGCCAATCATCAAAAAGATAATGATATCGGAGAGGTAGCAAACGGCTACTCTCTCCAATATAAAGCTAATGGAAAAATACAAGAAAATATTCAAAAATATATCAATACTTATGATTTTAGCCTAGATTTGATTGAGCTACGAGATTATGTTCAAAAAAATGGAAAAAATTTTAATATAAGAAAAAAAGATTTTTCATTTTACAATCCAAAAAACAAGAAAAAAGAATACAGTAAAATGATTATCAATGTTACTTTTAAATACAGCGTTAAAAGATTCAATAGAGTTCGTAAAAATGTATATGTTAAGCATGGCTATGAAAACCATAATCTTGAATTCAATGATTGTGTCGCTATAGAAACAGTATTTGACGATGATGGAAATGCCATTACAGAAGTTATTGGAGTAAAAACTAATCAAACAATTGATGCTGATTGCCAATGCAATATTTTACCATCATGTTTTGTAAAGAAATTCAAAAAGAACTCTTCAAAACAATTGTGTTACAAGATTAAAGAATCCAGTAATACAACAATTAAAAATGTGTCTGATTTACGAAAAGATTTATATATGAATGGATTTGTATGTGATGGTAGAAACTACGTTAGATTTAAGAGATCGTCAGGAAGTAGTCGTGTTGGAAAATGTTTATTTATTGAAAAAAATCTATACAATCATATGCATAGATGGGAAATGTGTGGACTGAATGTAAAAGTTGGGGATGAAGTTGATCTCGCAGCACTTGAAGCATATATTGCACTTCCAACAAGTAGCATTGTTGATACAATTGATATTGACCCAAAATCAATCTTAATTATTGATGATTATGAAAGTGTGTTTAATGATACTGTAATTGAAACGACAATTGGGGATGACGGATGGCTTCACACCGATGAAAAAACAATTGAAATACATAACTCAATTTGGGATGGGCAGAGTCTGATTGATAAATCTGTTATGAGAGAATATTCTTGTTATGGGATGCTTCTTTTAAGAAATAAATTTTTTAAATCATGCTGTTTTAACACGAATATTCAAAAATGGTTTGAAGACAATAATATTACGGAGATTTCGCAATTAAATGGATTTACACTCGCAACCGATGTGTCTGAAATTAAGATGATCACAACTCCAAATAGTGTAAAGTATCTTAAATTTGGATCAATGGAACAATGGCTAAATAATTTGCCAAGTATATTTGGCGTTGTAAAACATGAGAAAAAAACACATTTTTTTGATGGAGATATGGTACAAACGCATTATCAATTGTTAAATACTTTGCAATTATCCAGAGAAGAAACAAATAAATTATTACAATTATCATTTGACTATATGAATAAATTAAATACAGATATCAATGTTTTAAAGCGTCATATTAAATGCAATCAATCAATAAGTGATGAAAACGAGTATACTTTTAATTCAATTAATGATGCGATTTACACATTGTTGAATATTTCTGAGGATTTTTGTAAAACAACCACATTTAATAAATTTAGACATAATTTACTTGATTCATATAGAAAAAATCTTAAAAGAGGACATGTTCTTGTAAACGGAAACTATTCTGTTTTATTTGGGAACCCGTTGGAAATGTTACGTTCTGCTATTAATGATTTTGACCACAATAATTCATCACTAAAAGTCGGTGAAGTCTATAATACTAGATTTCAAAACAACCAAGAGTTGTTATGTTGTCGAAGCCCACATGTTACAATCGGAAATATATTAGTTGCCAAAAATACATATATTGACAATATTGATACATATTTTAATTTGACTGACGAAATTATATGTTTAAATTCAATTAATGATAATATTTTAGAACGATTAAGTGGTTGTGATTTTGATTCAGATCAGATGCTTGTAACTGATAATAAAATATTGCTTAACGCAGCAAAGAAAAACTATGATGTTTTTAAAGTACCTACTTCAAACGTCCACGCACGAAAGGTACAACGCAAATATACATCCGATGATCAAGCAGATCTTGACATACGAACAAGCAATAACTTGATTGGAGAAATTATTAATCTTTCACAGCAATTAAATAGTCAGTTGTGGCATATGGCAAACAATACTAAAATGTCTATTAAAGACTTATATGAATCTGACGAAGACTTCCGAAAACTTTATTTTGATATTTGCCAATTAGACGTAATGTCTTGTATTGAGATTGACAAAGCAAAAAAAGAATTTGATGTTGATTCTAAAGCAGAAATTAAACGCATTCAGAATAGACATATTGAGTTAGATGAAAATACTGATTTAAGAAAACAGTCAGCCTTTTTAGGCACAATTTCGCAAATTAAGGGATATGAAAAAAAACGGAATGTCACATATACAAAATACGATACTACAATGGATTATTTGCTTGATGAAATTACTAAATATACGGTTGCCTATGTTTCAAATGATTTATTCCCTATTTCAAAAATATTTACTCCAACTGATTTTGATTGGGATAAAGTAAATAAAAAGCAAATATCTAAGATCGTAAAAATGTTCGAAGATTTATATTCTACACATTTTAAGATTATGCACTTAGATTCTTTATATTATTCATATGAAGAAAAACTAAAAAGATATACGATTGAAAAAAATAAAGTTTTTGAACAACTTACTTCCCTGAAAATAAATTCAAGTACAGCATATAGACTTTTAAGATACATAGATAATGATAAAATTAAAACCAAATTTTATTTATTAGAATATCTTGCGTTTTATATGGTTAATTATGATTTTGGTAAACTTCAATTAAATTATATATTATGCAGAACAAATTCTATCAAAGATCATAATTACTATACAACACTGTATAACATACCATATGCACTTTGTAAAATCGTTAATTGATTTTAGTAAAAAAACGCCAAAAAAGTTCCCACTTTTATTTTTCGACACCGTTCAAACCCAGTGTTTATGCGGTGTCTGGGGTTTGGCAATCTTCCTGTAATAGGGAGACATGAGAAGACAGATAATCCACAATCATGTCAAGCTCAAACAATGATTAATCAGAGCAGATAAACTCTCAAAATACCAATAAGTCCATGCGGATTTATGCTCACGCTGCTTGCAGCTAAAGAAATTTCACACCGTGAGTTCCGAGGTCTATGTCATCAAAAACAAAAATCAGAGATGGTATCCGAGACTTGCAACTGTTCTATTAATATATAGTAGACCTCCAGAGGAAACTGAAAAGCAACCAAAGGAGAAATCATGAAAAAGAAAATTTCAATTATCACATTAGTTATGGCAATGCTACTGGCAGTTGGTGGATTCACTACTTCTACTGCTGTCTCTGCGAAAAATAAAAAAGTCAAATGTTTGGGAACATATAAGATTACTGCATACTGCGGTTGTCAGTCATGTTCTGGCGGTTGGGGAAACCGAACTGCTTCAGGTCGCAGAGCAAAACAAGGCAGAACCATTTCTGTTGATAGGAGAAAAATTAAATTAGGTACTAAGGTAAGAATCAATGGACACTGGTATATAGCCCAGGACGTTGGTGGCGGAGTAAGAGGAAAGCATATCGACATGTACTTCTCTTCTCACTCACAAGTCAAGAGATTCGGCAAAAAGTACCGTAAAGTATATGTGGTAAAGTAACAAAAAGCTAATTTTATCACACGTAAGAAATATAGCCTATAGGGCATTAATGAAGATATTTTGGTGAGTATGGGACGCCATGCAAAACACAGAGGTATAAAGCTCGTATGTTTGGAGCTTGCGTATAGACATTTACCATAGAATTTACAGGAGTAATATAACTCTGATTTCAAATGTGTTGGACGCCTTTTAGTGCATACGCAAATTATTTGTCGGTAACTCATGTACACATCAAGTAGTGTACACCGACTAATGGATATTTTCTCGGATAAATACCGAGCCTCCATTTATTATTCTGGCAGGTGGCGAAATGTCATCTGTACATTATATTAAAGGAGAAAATAATTATGAATACAACAGCAATTACAACATTCAATAACGAAGAATTTGGTAATGTGAGAACTCTTACAATTGATGGAGATCCTTGGTTTGTTGGCAAGGATATTGCAGAATGTCTTGGATATTCTAAGGCACGAAATGCTATTTCTTCCCATGTTGATAACGAAGATAAAAAGGACGCCCCAATTCAGGGCACCCTTGGCGGAACACAGACGATGAAGGTTGTTAACGAATCTGGCGTTTACTCTCTTATTTTTGGAAGTAAACTGGAATCCGCTAAAAAGTTCAAGAAATGGGTTACATCTGAAGTTTTACCGTCTCTTCGCAAGACTGGTACATATACAGTAGTGGCGACTCAACCGAATACAACTTCTTCTATTATTGTTCAGCCAACAAGTGATATCGAATTGCCGAAAGCAACGAATACTTGGTATCTTAAAAACAGAAAACGTATAAGAGAACTATGTGATCTCATGGATATCGAACGCAGAACACTATATCATCTGATTCTTACGGAAATCGGCAAGACAATTGACATTGAGCAATCAAAATCAATCTATACAAGAGATCACGGGTTTCCACCAGAATTCATCATGGATGTTGTTGGTTATTTCACTAAGATGCAAGAAATTGCTGATGAATATCTTGACAGATTATTAGAAAAATATGAGTCTTTGAATTCAGATAATGATGAAGAAGATGAAAGTGTATGGTAATTTACCATATTATAAAACATTGCACCTTGCGTGCCCAACAAGAAATGAAGTGATCCGACTAAGATCGGTGGATTTATGCTATTAGCTGATAAAAGAAAACACAAATCGTTGAAAGAGTGATGCCGAAGTACAAGGTGGAACTCGTGTAGAAACTTGCGATACTCTAATCCAAGGTGTTTTGGTCGCACAAGAAATGTGTGTCTTTTTGATGGAGTTGTCTACAAAAATTACACAATTAAGTGTATGGCATATTCTGGAAATGTTATATTTCGCTTATTGTATGAATAAGTATGCCAAAAGTGAGGAGGAATCACTCACTAAAATTTGTGTTAGTTTTGTTGAAATTAATACAGATACAGAATGTGCATGTGGCAGAGCTGGTTTAATGCACCTGATTGCTAATCAGGCTTACGTGGGAATGCACGTAACAGAGGGTCGTAGCCTCTCATGCACGTTTCAGCTGCGATAAGCCTAATTTTGGTAAGGCAGTAGTCTTGAAAACTACTAGTAGCCGTAGTGATACGGTGTCTCAGTTCGAGTCTGAGTCGCAGCGCTAGTTTGTCCTGTGATGTCTTTCGAGCTCACGGGCTTATATCCCTGTTTATCCCGCTAAGGAGGCGGATCTGACTGTAAATCAGATGGCTTCGGTCACGAGTGGGTTCGATTCCCTCAACAGGGACGACTAGATCTGAGAGGCATACGATGCGCAGATCAAAAAAATATGCGAATGCCCTGATGGCTGGTGAATATTGGTAACCTGTACCTCTACTGATATTCTGATGAAGTTCATCGCTTCAGTTCGTCTTGAGAGTACCTCAAGCTCCTACGTGGATTGAGGTCGTTATTAAAGATATCTTTACACACAATATCTTTAATAATCAACATTATACTGTGTCGCCAGTGTGTACGAATGAGACATGGTAAATGTATTGACATGTAGCTCAATGGAACAGAGCACAACGCTACGGACGTTGGTGTTGCAGGTTCGACTCCTGTCATGTCAACTTCAATGGCTAGTAGCTCAAATGGTAGAGCACACGGCTGTTAACCGTGCGGTTGCAAGTTCGAGTCTTGCCTAGCCAGTTTTCCTACATACCTCAGAGGCTAGAGGGTCATCACAGCAAGGATAACATTAGATGAAAGTCGTTGGTTCGAATCCAACTGTAGGAATTGCATTTATATAAAAAATGCCCAAAGGGATATGGTGTAACGGTATCACAAGACACTTTGACTGTCTCGATCCTAGTCCGACTCTAGGTATCCCTGTCGCAGAATGGAGAAGTTTGGTTATCTCATCAGGTTCATACCCTGAAGATCGGTGGTTCAAATCCACCTTCTGCTATTTTCTAGGTTTCATTTTGGTTATTGACATAACTATCTCCTATCAGGTAAGGACATTTATGTCCCTACCATTATTGCACAGTGGAAAAGTTGGTTAATTCGCTCGCTCCATTTGGTTCGTGAGGCGTAGGTTCGAAGCCTATCTGTGCAATCAAAGAGCTGTTTGGTGGTCAGTTCTTTTTTCAACAAAGATTTTTTCTCATTGTTAGCATATAGTGGATGGATATTAATTCATCCACTACTCCTTTCTGCTTCTATAGCTTAACGGAAAAGCAAAGCCCTTCTAAGACTTAGAGTGTAGGTTCGAATCCTACTAGAAGCTTTCCTATCCAGTATGTATGTACGACGACTGCTATATGCAGCGTCAAGCATCACTGGAAATATTTTAAGAATGGAGGGATCTTCTATAATTAAGATCACCAAAAATGAAGCTTTTTATCTTCGCTCAAAAGGATTCAAGGACAAATCTGATATTCATCAGACGTATTCTGGACATCCTACTTACTATGCAAGTGAGAAAAGAAGCGTAATGAAAGCTCTAAAGAAATATAGAGAAAGATAGGTGTTCTCTATGAAGAAAAAACAAAACAATATTAGAGTATCATTTGTAGATGAACCTGCTGCCATGGATGTTACTGGTTCTATGGTTTATGTAAAAACAGATACTCACAACATTTTGATTGACGCTGGCTTACATCAGTCAAATAGTAAATACGATGATTTTCTTGTAAATAAGAGAAGATTCAAAGAATTTAAGCCAAAAGACATTGATTATATCTTTGTAGATCACAGCCACCAAGATCATTTGGGGATAATTCCCAGATTGTATAAAGAGGGTTGTTCTGCAAAAATTATTGTTGCCGAAAACAATAAACAGATTATGTATAGAATGCTTCAAGATTCTGCGTTTATTATAGATAGAGATGTTGAATTAATCAATAACCAACATGGTAAAAATTATGAACCTCTGTATACGATTGATGACGTAGAAACATCTATAAGACATATGTCCGAATATCCAGTTATGAAAAAGGTTGTTGTTGATGAGACTTTAGCATTTAAACTTATTCCAAACGGACATCTACCTGGCAGTGTACAAGTTCTGCTTTATTTAAAGCAAAACAATGTAGAAAAAACACTTCTTGTTACAGGAGATATTGGAAATTCTAAAATACATAATTATTATGTCAATAAGTTTACTCCTATTGATCATGCAGATCTTGTTATCGGGGAATCAACTTATGGCGATCGCCCAGATTTAAAAACTGGACAAAAAGAAAGAAATAATGATATCGAAAAATTATTTTCTATTATCACACAACAGGTATGCGAAATGCATGGACAAGTCATTATCCCAACATTCGCAAATCATAGGCTTCAATTTCTCACAACGATGATTTATCAGGTCATGAAAGATTATGATTTCCCTTATAAAGTATATATTGATACACCGTTAGGAATTGATATTTTCAACGAATATCGTAAAATCTTATCTGGCGATGAATTAAAATTGTTTGATAAAGTCCTAAATTGGGACAACTTGGTATTTGTGCGTGATGCAGAATCTAGTAAAGCATTAGTACATAGTAATGAACCATGCGTGATATTATCTACGTCTGGAATGTGTAATAATGGTAGAATTAGACATCATTTAAAGAAAGCAGTTCCAAATCCTAATGCCACTGTTTTATTTGTAGGATTCAGTACACCAGGAAGTTTGGCTGCATTACTTAAAGACAAAAATGTTAAATCTATCTCTATAGATAATAAGCAATATACTTGCAGATGTGCAAGTTTCTCACTCAAATCTCTTAGTGGACATGCTCCATTCTATCAGCTTCTTGACTACTACTCTTCCATTAATACAAATCGAATTGTACTACATCACGGATCAGAAAAAGCAAAGTTGACACTAAAAGAAAAATTAACTTCTGAACTTGAAGAGAAATGCAAAAGCACACGGGTTATTATTGCAAATTCAAGTTTGAAAATTTCATTATAGAGATGAGATGCCTCGTCTTGGAATTGTAGACGAAATTATTTAATTTTTATTTGTAAAAATGTTTAAAATTCCTCTATATACACTATACCACATTTTATGTCAAGTGTGTAGAGGTTTTTCAAAAAAATAATTGTAAACCATAAAAATAATTTAACAGAGCAAAGGAGAATGAATATGGCAAAAGCTTTATCATATAAAAAGTCTACTACTATCACAGTTAAAGCGGCAGGTTATGTAGACATCGAAAAAGGAGTTATTGAAACAGAAGAAGGAAATGTATCTTTCAAAGATTTATTAAAAGACTTTGATGGAAAATATGGTGAATTTCAGATGAAAGAAAAGACTGATGAAGATCTGGAATTAAACGTACCTTCTGATGAAGAATAGATTGGAGTGAAGATTTATCAGTATTAATTTTGAACAAGAATTAGCAAAAATCGGATTAACTCCAGAAACATATGAGGCTGTCTGTGCAGATATTGATTCAAAACTTGACGGTGTAGTTGATATCGACTGGCAGGAAATTAAAGAAAAATATCATGTACAATGTGCAAGCGATACAATTCGCAAGTCCTCTTCTACTCCATTTGGTGGTAGATTCAGAGATGCTTATTTTCGCAGCAAGCAAAAATCTGGTAACGATGAAAAATCTGAAGATCAGTTATTATATGAAAAAATTCGTAAGGAACGACAGAAATTACAGACAGTTAATTTAGAAAGAAATCGTATTTCTCGCCAAGAAAGTCGTTTTGAGCTGTTCAATGAATATGTGGCTGAAGCAATTCAGATGCTACCAAACCCAGACTTCAAACCTCTGAGAGTTGAAGATAAATCTAAAGGATATGTGCTTTCTATTGCAGATATTCATTATAATGCAGTATTTAAGAGTGTTAACAACGAATACTCTCCAGAAATTTGCATTGAAAGATTTCAAAAATTATTATCTAAGACCATTGTGCTGATACATAGACTTGGCATTTCTAAACTCAAAGTCGTCACATTAGGTGATGATATTCAAGGTATCTTACGTCTTACTGACGTTAAGCTCAATGACTCTGCCGTTGTTAAGGCAGTTGTTGATATCTCAAAAATCATTTCACATTTCTTAAATGAATTATCCAAATATGTTGAAATTGAATATTATTGCGTAGGTCGAAGCAACCATAGCCAAACACGACCTATAGGAACAAGAGCTTCTGAATTATGTGCGGAAGACTTTGAATATATTATTGGAAATTATATCAATGAATGTTTGGCAAATAATGATCGTGTTGAAGTACATCTTGATCTAGAATCTGATTGTATTCATATTCCTATCGCTGGCTTTAATATGGTTGCAATGCATGGACACACATTAAGAGGAACTGATAGTGCCATTCAAAATATGGAATCTATATATAACGAAGATATTGATTTCTTATTGGTTGGTCATTACCACGGAATGCTTGAAAAATCTCTAAGTGAAGGTATTACATGCGATAAAGAAATTTTAGTATGTCCAAGCTTTGTAGGTAGTGATCCTTATGCAGACAGTATTTTTAAAGGGTCAAAGAGTGCTTGCAAGTTATTTGAGTTCACAGAACGTGAAGGGCATACAGCATCATTCAAGATACAGTTAAATTAGCAATTCGGCAGTCATTTTTTTAGGATCAATCTCTCAAAACAGGTCGGACAGACTGCCTATTATGAGCAGAGGATATTACTTCTTCTGCTCCACTTCTATAAATATACGGCTTTCAATTGTACTTTGATTTGTCGTTATCAAGTAGGCTGTTTTCCTACTTCTTCTATTGTAAGGAGGAATTCTTGGCAAAATATTTTACTAAGAAAGAACTGCAACGCTTAGGTTGTACTGATGACGAAATTAAATTGGTAATGAAATACCAAAAGAAACTTCCAGTTTTAATTGAAAATATGGAAGTTAAAGGATTCTGTGTTGACGCACGAACATTACACGAACAACTAGAAGTTAAAGCAAATTATTCTAAATGGATAAAACGTCGTATCAATACATATAAATTTCAAGAAAATACTGACTTTGTTACGGCTTGTCAAAAACGGAAAGCCGTAAATAATGGGTATTTTTATACAACGGAGTATATATTGACGATATACATGGCAGAATCTCTTGCTATGGTAGAGCGTACAGAAACAGGTGAAATTGTTCGTCGTTATTTCATGTTGATGAGAGATATTGTTGCAAATAATAAAGAATGGTGGGAAATACGTATTTCTGAACGATCAAATTATAAACCACTATGTGAAGCATTATCTCAAAATATTTTTAGGAAATGCGGTCGTTATGGTGATAAATATGATTTTGCTAGAGAAGCAAATTTCCTAAATGTTATTGCAACTGGTGCAAAAGCACAGGATATTAGGAATTATCTTATGATCCAAACAAATGAATTAACTAGAGATAGTTTGGAAAAAGATTATAATGAGCGTCTGGAATTTTTACAAGAACAAGATATTTTGTATTTAGGAACAGATATGCCATTAAGACAACGGTTAGAATTTTTGATAACTGTATTTGATATTAAATATCCAACTTGTACTCCGCTTATGTCTTATATGAGCAGAGATGGCATGTTGGCAGAAAGAACAAAAATGTTAAACGAATTAACATTTTAATTATCAACAATTTACGGCTACTCTCTTTAGAGAAATCGTAGAAAATAGTCAAAAACAAAACATTAATTATAAAAAGGAGAATTAAACTATGACAACATCAAAAGATTTAATTAAAAGTATTGCAACAAAGAAAACAGCAACAGAAGGACGCAAAGTAACTCAGATCGAGGCAAAAGAAGAATTAGATAGAGTTGTTGAATGTATCGTTGATGCCATTGTGTCTGGAGAAGGTGTTCGCTTAATGGGGCTTGGAACATTTACTGTTGAAGATAAACCAGCTCATGTTGCAAGAAATCCAAGAACAGGTGAAACAATCAATGTTCCTGCTAAGAAAGCTCCAAAATTCAAAATTTCTGCTTCATTAAAAGATGCGGTAAACAAATAAGATTGGAGTGATTGTTATTTCTTATAAAGATAAATATAACAAATATGAGGATCTGAATATTACAGATTTCGAAGACCAAATTGAGCTTTTATTTACAGTCAATGATCAGTTAGTAGATGGAGATAGTTGTGTAGATATCATTGCAAACGCTGAGACAATTCGTTATATGTTATCCATTGCAATGTCAGAACTTGACTATGCTCCACATAAAATTAATATGGAAAAAGACGATGCCACATATTGTCTTGAAATGTTTGATGATGGAAGTTTGAGAGTTTTCTTATATGATAGATATAATGATTCTTTACAGGGAACTTCAATTTATTTATATCAAGAAGAGGTTACTCAGGATATTGTAGATTTTGTGTTGAACTTCTACTCTGATTCTGATATCTGGCTTTTTGGATATGAAGACGAGGACGATATTTCTATCAGCAAGGAAGATGTATCTGATTTAGATATCGTTGCCAGAATTATGGAAGATAAACATTTTGAAGTTTTGCCAACTATGTCGCCTTTCGAGTATCTGTTAAAGGATCTTTGGAGATTTTAATGCTATGAATTATATGCAGTAGGTGACTAATATCATCTACTGCTTTTCTATTATATAAGGAAAGGAGGGACATATGGCAAGAGAATTAACACCAGAAGAATTGGCAAAAGCCCCAATGTACATCAATAGAGAAGTACAGTTTGAGATGCCAAGACGGTCTACTAAGGTAGATAAAAAATACAAATGCACATGTTGCGGTAAGAGTTGGGATAATCAGAGAAACCATTTTGCTAAATCTCCTTCTCCTTTATATCAGAGTAATGATGGATATATCAATATTTGTAATGATTGTATGGACTTATATTTACAGAAGTTAATTAATTATTACAATGGAAATGAAGTCCACGCAATTAAACATGTGTGTCAGCAATTTGATGTAGTATTTCATATTGATGCATACAAAAATGCAAAGGTTGAAAATCAGCCAATTACATTTTCACAATATCTTTCAAGACGTAATCTTGGGCAGACTACAAAAGTTGGTAATACATATCTTGATGGAATGAAGACGAAATTTTATGAAGATGGATATGATCAAGTTATGAGTGCAGAGCAAGCAATCAACGACGATAACATATCTATTTCTGGTTCAGCAACTAAAAGATGGGGTGCTGGATTTTCACAGGCGGATTATAAGAATCTGGATGAACATTATAATATGCTAAAAGACAATAATCCAAACATTGATCAGAACCAAGAAATCTTCGTAAAATCATTATGCAATTTATATATGTTGCAAATACGTGCTCTACAGGCAGGTGATTCAAAAAAATATATTGACCTTAGTAGTCAGTATTCTAAAACATTTAACGATGCAGGTCTAAAAACAGTTGAAGAAAAAGATGAAAGCCAGAACACCACTCTTGGAGTAACATTGGCTACTATATCAAAATATACGCCTGAAGAATTTTATAAAGATAAACCATTATATGAAGATTATGATGATTTGGCAGACTATGTGGACAGATTTATGCTACGTCCATTAAGAAATTTACAATATGGATCTTCTGATCGAGATAAGGAATTTTATGTTCCAGATGAAGAGGATCTTGATGATGAATAAAAAAATAAGTAAGAAAACTGCTGCCAAACGTCTTAGTAAAATGATTGAACAATTCCCTGCCGATAAATATCAGCAAGAATTGTATAAAACATTCCCATCTACTCATTATCTAAGTAATCCTACAAATGTTATGCATACATTGGCATGGTGTACGTTTTTTAGAAAAAATTTACACAGATTTGTGCAAGATTACTTAGGAATTGACATACATCCATATCAACAGTTATCGCTATATTATATGGGTGTTTCTAACTCAATTTGTATTGTTGCAGCACGTAATGATGCAAAATCATTCTTAATTGCCCTATATGCATGTTGTAGAGCAATTCTTTATCCAGGATCAAAAGTTGTTATTGGTTCTGCTACTCGTGGGCAGAGTAAATTGATTATCACTGAAAAAATTCAAGGTGAATTAATGGAAATGTCACCTGTATTGAGAGAAGAAATTGAATACGTCAAGACAAATGGACAAGACGTTGTCGTTAAATTCCGTAGCGGATCTACGATTAAAGTGTTTACAGCGAACGATAACGCTCGTGGTATTCGTTCTACAGTCGCTATTCGAGAAGAGTTTAGACAGATCAAGAAAAACATTGAAGACAATGTCATTTCACCTTTCCAGATGGTACGTCAACCAGGTTATATTAAGCTTGCACAATATAAGAATGATCCAGCTATAGCAAAAGCTTTGCAAGAAGATCCTGTTGATATTTACATCAGTTCATCTTGGCAAGATCCTAGTCACTGGATGTGGACTATTGTGGACATGAACTATGAATCAATGTTAAATCATGGAAAAGGTATGCTCTTAGCATTTGATGAAAGTATATGTCTAAAACATGGATTTAAAACAAGACAACAGTTGATCAAAGAAAAGAAAAAGCAAGATCCTACCAGTTGGAAGGTAGAGTTCTTAAATCTTAGAATCAAGGAATCTGATTCTGCATATTTTACATATTCTATGCTGATGAATCGGCAAATTTCAAAACAAGTCTTTTATCCAAGAAATAATTTGGATGTTCAAATCAATAAGAAAAACCGCTATGCAATCCCTAAACGTGACAATGAGGTAAGAATTATCGCAGGCGATATTGCATTCGTGGCAGGTTCTCAGAACGACAATTCAGTTTATTCTTGTATTCGTGCTATCCCAGAAACAATGACGTATGGAGATAAGCAAATGGAACAAGGATATCGTAGACAATTCCCTTATATAGAATCTAACCAGATAGGTGACACAACGAAACAGGCAATTAGAATACGTCAGTTATATGAAGATTTTAACGCTGATTATATAGTAATTGATGCGAGAAATGGTGGTTTACAAATTTTGTATTCTTTACAAAAAGTTTTATACGATGAAGATCGCAGTGTTGAATACGCACCATTAAAATGTATGAACAATGATGAATACGGTAGATTATGCCAAGATCCAGACGCAAAACCATGCATCTATGCTATCAATGGTACACAAAACCTGAACAGTGATATTGCTATGAACTTCAGAAAGAATCTGGTTGAAGGAAAGATTGATTTTCTTGTTAATTTTGAAACCGCCAAAGAAGAAATTCTTTCTAAAAACAAGGAATATAGACAAGCCATCGAAGTCGATGATGTATTCGATTTTGAGCGACCATTCTTAGAAACTCAGGCGCTTGTTAGTGAATGTGCAGAATTACAATATGAAAAATTAACCACAGGTGGTATCCGAATTAAGGAACGTGGAAATAACCGAAAAGATAGATATTCTTCATGTAGTTACGGATCATATTTTATAGACCAGTTGGAATTAGATATGACAACTACAGATGAAGAATACGGATACACAACATTTGTAAACTAATGGAAGGAGGGAAAATGGAAGAAAATGTAAAGCAAGACGCTACATATGAATACAACAGTTATCAATATACAACAACAGATATATTTAACGCTATCTTTCAATGTGGTGTTTATGATTATTTGAATAAAGAAGAAATACGCAGTGTTTTAAGAAATCCAATTGAAAACCACGAAACCGCCATTAGATTGTCAAATTTTGTGTATACAAAAAACGGAGTTGTTACAAATTCTGTTGACTATATGGTTGCATTGCCATGTCTTGATAGTATATTAATCAATAAATCGAAAGCAAAAAAGAAAAATAACAACAAGGCAAAAAATAACAAACGCTTAATGCGCTCTACTCTTGAGACAATCGACGACAAACATTTCATTAGAGATGCATTACATACCGAGATGTTAGACGGAATTGCGTTTTATTACTTCGAAACCAAAGTAAGACCATCCGATATTGATAATACAAAATACATGAATGATTTTGATGTTGAGCGTATTATGGAGATAAATGACATCGGTGTCAATGTCTCTATTATTTCTTTGCCTTGGCAGTATTGTAAAATTGTTGGTAAGAAAAATGGGCGATTTGTTGTTGGTTTTGACTTGAGATATTTTGATGATTTCACAGACGATACACGAGAAAGAAAACTTAAAAAGTATCCAGAAGAAATCAGGAAAGGGTATTACGATCGCAAGAAAAGTAATGGCGTAAATGGCAATTGGTTAATATTAAATTCGGATAAAACAATGTGTAGAAAAATCAAATGCAAAGACTCAGAACCTTGGGGAAGATCATTGGTTATTGCTGCCCTTGAGGATGTATTATACAAAGACTATTTTACAGACACAAAACGAAATGTTTTGGATGATATGAATAATAAAGTTGTCTATCAGACATTTCCAGAAGGGAAAGAAAAAGGACTTTGTGCTTTAACCAAAAAGCAACAGGAAGCCCAACATAACGATGTTAAAACCGCTGTAGTTAACAAAAACAACAAAGGTGGATTAAGTTTCATTAGTGTTGCCGCAGGAACAAAGATTAATTCTTTAGATGTTTCTACAGATATTTTTAATGATAAAAATGAATCAAATCTTAGCAATCAAATCTCTTTGGATTTAGGTATTTGCGCTTCTTTACTTGGTGCAATGGAATCAGGTAATTTTGGAGCTGGAGCGAATAACCTCGAAATGATCACAGCCCAAGTATATACATGGGTTTATGAATGGCAGAAAGAATTAAATTACGTCATTAACAAAAATGTCATTAAAGATCAAAACAACCCAGTGGAAGTTTACTACTTCCCTACTTCTTTTGTAAACCGCAAAGCATTCTTTGATATGTGTAAAACATTATATTCAGAGGCAAGTGGTTCTTTATCTTATCTTGTCGCTAGCGCAGGAATAAATCCAGAAGCATATTTTAATGTATTAGATGAAGAAATCGAAGATGGTATATATGAACGCTACTTACCTCACTTAACCTCAAGCAATATTTCCAAAGATGACCAAGTTGGCGGTCGTCCAACTACGGACAACCCTACCGAAAATACAATTCGAAGTAGAAATAATGATGGGAACAACATCCCGAGTCCAAGCGACTCTAAATAAATATCAATAATGAAAGGTCGATTTTGTTTAATCGGCTTTTTTGTTATACAAAACTTTTTAAAGGAGGATACAACATGGCAATCGTAGAGTTATCTGAAAAGAAATACAAAAATGGGCGCAGACCATTTAAAGCCGTATTGTACGAATTACAGCCTCCTGAATCAGTAGAAAATGGTATCGGAACAAAATACAACAAAAATGGAATTACCTTTTTAGAGGAATATTGTGCGCCACAACTCGGCAGTATCACAGACATGAGCGTTCGTGTTGAATTTTTAGATGAAAACAGAACAATAATCTGCGGTCACGGAGAAACTGGTGTCAACGAAGATGGCTTAATAACATTTAGAAATGCAAGTGTTGTTGGACATTTTACAAGAGGCTATATTGACGACATTGATTACGAAGGTGAAACAAAGAGATGTGTATGCGGTGAAGGATATCTTGATGAAATGTGTTATCCAGAATTCGTTGCAAATCTTGAAGAAGATCTTAACAATGGCGTTGCCGTAGAAGGTAGCGTAGAAATTTTCAAAGCAAAAGGTAATACAGGAATTGTTTATATGAATGGATGGAGAGAAACAGGGAGAATTCCTGTTGAATTCATTCACTCTGGTTGGGATATGGTAATGAACCCAGCTGATACCTCTTCTATTGTATTGGAATTAAACGAAAATCAAAACAAGGAGGACAAACAGAAAATGGACGGAACAATTGATATGAAAGAAATCACTTCTGCTATCAAAGAAACAATTTCTGAAATCAATTCTAAAGAATCTGCATTAGAAGAGAAAATTTCTGAGCAGAATTCCGTGATTGAGCAGAAAGATTCTGTTATCGCAGAAAAGGATGTAAAGATTTCCGAACTTAATGCAAGTGTCGAAAAATTACAGAAAGCTCTTGAAGACACAAAGACAGAGAATGAGACAGCATGGGAACAGATCGAAATTCTTAGAAAAGAAATTGCAAAAGCTAAAGTTGCAGAAAAATTAGGTGAAGTTGACGAAGCTTTAAGCGAGTTCAATGAAGACGAAAAAGCTGTCGCAAAAGAAGATATCGACAAATTAAAATCTGATATTAACTCTTGCGAAAATATTGACGAGTTAAACGAAATTGCTTCTGAAGTTAACTCTATCAAATCTAAGATTTGCATGAATATTGTAGCGCAGCAGAAAGCAGCTGAGAAACAGGCATCTGCCACAGAGCCTACAGCAGAAACAAATTCAGAAAAAGTTGAAGACATCTTTTCTGAGGTATGTGAATCTATCGAAGTTGATGATAATGACGAAGATGTAAGTATTTTTTAATAAGGAGGATAGATAAAAATGATTAAATTCCGCAATATTTCTGAAATCGAGAAATTATACCCATATGTAAAAGCTGTTGCAGGAACAGATGTTTATAATGGCGATTTTGGAACAGTAACAGAAGGTACATTTGCTTTAGCCGCTAACGCTAAACAGGTAGTAATGAATATTGAAGTTGGTGATGACGAAGGTTTAGACAAATACTTTATCGCAAAAGGATCAGATTTAAGAGTTTTAGATCTTGATAAATTAGATGGAAAAGAACTTGAAATTTATGGAAAACAGATTCCTACTGGGGTGGCTAAAGGTGACAAGTTAAAATCTACAGCAACAGGGGATCTTGTTAAAGGAGCTACTGCCGCACCATATGTAGAAGTAACTGAAATTATTGGAAATCACAAAGGCATTGTTGTAGGAGTTGTTGCTTCTGCTCCAGCTACACAGTCAGTATCAAAATAGTTAATTGAAAAAGGAGGATAGTATAAATGTATACATTTGAATTAAACAACGAACGTAAGGATGTGAACTTTGCAAGCGGTCGTGTGTCTACAAAATCTCCTGTAGTAGAAATTTTCTCTGCAATGAGAGACGGAAAAGACTTAGCACCTTTCGGAAGAAAAGCAGATCAGGCTGCTAATTATATTAAAGAATTAAATAGTAAAGCTTCTGCTGGTGATTTATCAGCAGTTTCTGAATTAAATGAAATCAGACGTTTCTCAATGGAACCTCAGATTCTTCAAGAAGCTAAATTATTAAGCATCTATGGAAATTATAAAGCAATCGGATATAACGATTCTTGCGAAGTTGAAATCCCAGAATTTGTTGGAAACCCAGCAAACAAACAGGCTTTAGGTCAGGATGTTAACTTCCCAGTAATCAGAAAGAAAAGAACACCTATCGCTACAGTAGCTATTTCTGCTGGTTATGCAGTAGATTATAGAAAAGCTGCTATTGGTGACATGAGCGATGAAAACGAGTTAAAGAATCAGATCGCTATTCAAATCAGAAACAAAGCTGCTGCTTATGTTGTAGAAACAATCTACAAAGCAATCAAACATGCAGATGGAGTTAAATACTTCTTCGAGGGAGACGGATTAACAAAAACTGGTGTTGATGGAGTTATCACACCTGTAAGACGTTTTGGAAAACCAACTATCACTGGTGATTATGCTTTAGTTTCTCAGCTTAATGCATTCGCAGGATATCAGGGAACAACACCTGCTGTTACAGGTATCTCTGAAGCCGTTATGAAAGAAATCCACGATACAGGATTAATGGGAATGTACAATGGTGCAGTTGTTTCTGAATTACCAAACCCATATGATACTTCTCTGATGAATGCAGCTGGAACAGACTTCCAGACAGTATTACCACAGGGACTCGGATATGTAATTCCTGCTGGTGGACAGTCTCCAATCTATACAGTAACAAGAGGCGGATTAACATCTATTTCTGGAACAGACGTATCAACAGGTCAGTTAATCACAAGATATGACCTTGAAGTTGGTGCTTTAGTTGCTCCAGGAAGAGAATATATGATTGGTTTACTTGGAGACAAGAAACTGTCAACAGAACTTGGTACTTACTAGAATTCGTAAATAGTTGAAGAAATGTAGACCTTATGGGTCTTTTTTATTTGCAAAGATATATGGTAATTCTGTATATCTTTGCAATTAATTAGTTAAATATAGGACATAGACCATGAACGATATTTACTTTTGCTATTCCAAAAAACTACACTATTTTTTAATGGGGTTAGGCGAAAGTTATATTTCTTCTAACATCAACAAAAATACTGGTGTACGTTATTGGACATTCCAAAAGTCGAAAGATTTAGATGAAAAGATTGAATTGTATAATTCTGTAAAATACAAATTCAAGTAAACGATAATTAGTTGTGAAAGGATAAATAATTGAAAGAGATGAAAAATACGGAAGTTGTAAAAGAGTTAAGCATGGAAACAAAAATTACAGTACGCAGCCTTGCCAATTGGACAACAGGATTTCAGCGAATTGAATCCACAGGAGATGTAACAATCACACCAAATGGTACTACCCGTTTATCTCGTGGAGAAGTAATCTCACAGGTGCAGAACGGGAATATGCTTTTTACTGGAATTGATGGTGTTGGCTCTCATGCAACATTATATATTGAAGACGCTGATACTCGTGAAGAGTTAGACTTTGACAATAAAAAAGAAAAGAAAGTTCAGAAAATTTTAACGCCTGAATTAGTAGCAAAATTATTTGCCTATAAAGGGATGTCAAAAACATTTAAGGACAAAGTTTCTGAGTATATTGTCACAAGTGCTGAAAAATCAGCTGTCATGATGATGATTAAAAAAGGTAATTATAACGATTACGAAAAAATTCGATTCATTGAAAACTATACAGGACACAAAATGAAATAGGATGTAGGTGATTATAATGACAACCGCAGATGATGTAATTCAAAGTTTTGAATCTACATTTGCAGATAAAACGCCTCTGCCAGACTCTTTAGTTTTTCAATGGCTAAAAAAGGCAATTGCAAGATATTCTATGGAAATTGATGATCTTACATTCGATGTAGAAACAAAAGAATTTTCAGAAGATCTTGATCAATATGTCATAGATACAATGGCAGAATATATGCATCAATATTATCAGGAGCGTTACTACTCTCTTGTAAATAAACGAGTGAGTATTGTAACAAAAGAATTAAGTATTGATGGAAATAATGGGTCAAAAACTTCAGCAAAGAATGAGCTTGATGCTATTAAATATAATGCTGAAAAAATGACAAACAATCAGAAACCTACCGCTTATACATAGGAGATGCGATAAATGCAAGATTGGTATTTAATAACACCTAATACACGACCTAACTTAACGGGCGGTTATGAAAATGATGCATATAACGATTATAAAGATGATGAATTTGCAGAGATCTTAGATACAGACATTGCTTCTACGGTTGAATTATGTAACTCTGATTTATCAGAAAGAACGACTATCCGATGTGTGGTTCAAGATAATGATTCTGATACCGCATTAAAAACTATGCAGAGAACTGTACTATTCCCATGTAATACTTCCAAAGCAGGAATGTATGTATATTTTGAGAATAATTACTGGATCATAGACGGAAGACCTGGACAATGTGGTGTATTTGAAAAAACAACAATGAAGTTGTGTCAGTCTACTGTAAAATGGCAAGATGCAGACGGTAATATCCATGAAAGATGGGCTTATTATCAATCGGCATCTAAATATGATGTTGGTAAAACAGGTAACAATATTATATTTGTTGGGTCAAATAACTATACGGTAATTGTACCGCAAGACGATGATACTCTTTGGCTTGATGGAAAAAGAGTATTTCTTGATATTCGTGAAGTTCCAAATGACGTATTTACATTCACTCGTGATGATAATGTTTTATATCATTTTGGTACTGAACATGGTGGTATATTATCTTTTATCGTTGATAAAGATGAATTTAACCCAGCGAAAGACAGAAAAGACTTGCGATTATGTGATTACTTTGAGCCTAAAAAAGATCCTGAACCAACGCAGCCAGAGAAACCAGAACAGCCAGATGTTCCAACTGTAGAACAGACATGTACTGCTACTATTAAGTATAGATACAAGAAAGTTTTTGTAGGAAAGAAATCTACATTTACCGCTTCTTTTAAAGACTTAGATGGAAACATAGTTACAAAAGATCCTCAATGGGATCTTGAATGTGAATTAAAAGACTCCATTAATATAGAAGAAACTGGTTCAAACATTGGAATCTCTGTGTCAAATTCTGCATTAGTTGGTCAGAAAATCATCTTGAAATTATCTGCAAAAGATAGAACTTCTTCTACTGCTTCTATTGAAATAACTATAGAAAGTCTTACATAGGTGAAATTCAATGACGAAAACAGAAAAAATGATGGAAAATCCTCTGGTTTCGCTTGGATTGATCAAAGAAGCCGTAGGAAATATTTTAATGACAAATGATGATGTTAACACTCTTGCCATGCCATATCTTGATGATGAGGATTATTCTTTCGAGGATAATTGGTTTGGATGCAAAATTGGCGAAAATATACATGGGCAAGTGAAAGACAATCGTTTATTAGGACATTGTAAAGATGTCCCATATATGGATGAAACCATTACAGATACACGATCTATTATCTTAATGGAAACATATCCTTGTACATCAACATCTATTATTGATTACACATTGGTTATCAATGTCATATGTCATAGAGATGTTATCAAACTAGATGATGGTGAAAAGTCAGAATGGCGTGAAAAAGGATACGCTGGCAATCGTTTAGATATGATTTGTCAAGCAATCAATCTTGCCTTAACTGACGAATCAATAAAAGACTCATTTGGTATCGGGGCTATGAGATTAGATACTCGTACAAGCCAATTACAGTCTTTTAAGCCGAACACTAACTTTTATGGCAGGACAATGGTGTATCGGATTGATGATATAAATATGGAGTTGCTTTATAAGTGAGTGACGTAAAACTTACTTATTCACAGCTACTGTCAAGCGAACCAATACCTGTTGGAATCGGGCATATTCAGCCACCTAAAATCAGTGATCGTAGGAGAATTGGTGAAGGGCTATGGATGCAATATGCTAGTTATATGACATTGACAGTAGATAGCTACTACTCTGCTCTCCTGCCAGATAAATATGATGCTTTTTTGGCATTACCTTATGAAGAACGAACAGATGTTAAATTATTTGATTTGGTATCAGAAAACACAGATGTTATACGGATTTATGTGAGAGCATTTTGTTTTTATTTTGTTGAAGATGTTGTGTATAGATTAAGAGAAAAAAGATTTGAGATCTTAAAAACACATGAGGACGAAGAAACTGGAGAAATCGAATCACAGGTTGTCGGGGTTATTGATCGAGAAATCTTTGATGATGTATTACATATTCTGATGCAAATTTCAAATATCAACAATGAACGCACAGTGTCCGAAGAATTATCAAAACAAAAAGATCCTGTTGTTATCCAAATGCAGCGTAGACGTGATAAGGCAAAAGCCAAACGTACTCGTGGAAAAAACTTAGATAAGCAAGATCCTAAATATGATATAGGAAATATTATCTCTGTTGTATGTGCGTACCACCCAAGTATTAATTTTACTAACGTAGGGCAATTAACAATTCCTCAATTATATGATAATTTTCAAAGAATATTAATTGATAGAAATTATCAAATTATGGCTCTCAATGCCAGTGTCTGGGGAACTGAAGGTAGTGACTTTAAAGAAGATTCATATTTGAAAAACCTGAAAGAGGAAAAATAAGACCTATCTTTATGGGTCTTTTTTTAATACTAAAATTTAAAAATTCTAATGAAAGGATGTGACAAAATGGCAGCTAGTAAGAAATATGCAAGCCGTGACTGCGGTGTATTTGAGTTAACTAACTTAGCTACAAGCAAAAAGGCTTTAAGAGTTGATTATGCAAATACAGTAACATTAAATATTACAGCAGATTCTGTAAAAGCTAAAAAGAGAGGTAGAGATGCTGTAACATTTGCTAACCCAATGGAAGGAACACTTGAATCAGAAATCCAGGTATATCCATTTGAGTTATTCTCTATCTTTGGTAACGGTACAATTACAGAAGGTGGAGATCGTGCAGAAATGAAGACGATCACTGCTACAGAAGCAGGAAAACTTACATTACCAGATCAGCCAAAAGACGGAACATTATTCGTTTACGGAAAAGGTGACGTTGGTGGAACACAGATTGAAGGAAGCGTAGCAGAAAAAGTATTTACAGCTACAACAGATAGCGAAATTGCTGTTGGTAAGAAATACGATGTATCTTATATCGTAAACGACTCTACACTTCAGTTAGTTAAGATTAACGATAATCAGGAATTAGCTGATTTCAGAGTTGACGCAGAAATCAATCAGAAATCTGAGCAGGGAGTTGTAACACCATTACATATCACTTGCTACAAAGCTACTCCTCAGAGAAATATCGAATTAGCTTTCGCAGCTGAGGGAGATCCTATTACACTGAAGATCACATTTGACCTGATGACAGATGCAGATGATGAATTTGTAGATATTTATCAGATCAAGTCTTTAGCTTAATTTAAGGATATTATTTATCACTACTGGTTAGTTTATACTAATCAGTAGTGTATTAACTTGGAATATTGAACATGAAAAAATATTGCAGTAATCATATTATAGTTTTACATTTTAGTTAGAAGATAGGGAAGAGAACAAAACTTTAATATGGTTCACAAATTGGATTATATGATTTTTTGTTTTCTTCCCTATTTTTTACGATTTTAAAAGAAAGGGTGTATTTATTGAATTCAGAAATTACAACGCCTGAGCAGTTGCAGGAAGCCTATAAAGATACAAAACTCATTCCTGTTACAAGTTTGGCACAGGTTAAGTTCTATGTGGAACATGGCGTACAACCACTTTTGGTCTATCCATCCGAACGTGCAGATATTATGGCGTTCTGGTATCCAAAAAAAAGATACATACAGACTATATGTTGATTATAGAAAATATATTAACGATAAATATCAGGTAGGTGAATAGGTTGGCAAAGAATGTTGGTAAGAGATTTGAAGAAAATTGGAAAGCCAGTATTCCTTCAGACGTATTCTACTATCGTTTAAAAGATCAAGCACAATCTTTTGGTGGTTGTAGTAATTTAAGATTTTCAAGTAAGAATCCTTGCGATTGTTTCTTATTTTCCTCTCCTTATATGTATGCATTGGAATTGAAAAGTGTTGGCACTTCTTCTATTTCTTTTGAACGTACCAAAGAAGAGAAAGGTGTAATCCATTATCATCAGATTAAAGGTTTAAGAGAATTTGTTGGTTACAAAAATATGATCGCAGGGTTTTTATTTAATTTTAGAAAGAAAGATAACACAGAAACTACATATTTTCAGCATATCAATGATTTTGACAGAATGATTGCTTCTATAGATAAAAAATCATTCAACGAAAAGGATTTGGTAAAATTTAATCCAATCATTGTTAATAGTCGAAAATTAAAAGTCAATTACAGATATCATGTATCTGAATTGCTTGAGAAGTTAAATAGAGAAATGGAGAGATAATTTTATGGGTAAAATTGATTTTGAAACAAGACATTATGCAGATGAGTCTTTAAATAGATTTGAGGCAAATGATTTCGTTGAAGCCGTTGTAGCCTCTGCTTTTCCTGTAACTCAGGACGAAAACGGAATATCTAGTATGGACTATGATCCACTGAGCAAACTTATGGGAATCAAGATGAATATTATCAAATTTTATGGAAACGTGGATTTAGAAAGCATTGGTATTGATGAATTATATACACTTGCTTCAGATATTGATGTTGACGAATTTGTTGATGAATATGATATTAACAAAGTACAGTTTAAAGATATGTTAACTGCAATTGATGAAAAATGTGACTACATCAAACAGCAGTTAATTGCAAGTGCAATTGATATTAAACTTGACAGCAAAGATGTGAATTTCAAGGTCGAAGGTGTTGACGATTTAGTAGAATCTGTCGTGGCTTTAGCACCTGCTCTTGAATATATTAATGAAGTATTTGCCAAAGCTGATCCAGAGGTAACTCAGAAGATGATGCAGTATTTTGCAGAACATGGTTTTGATTTTACTGCCGAAGACATTACAAAAGCTGTTGTTGAATCTGATGATTTCCAGAAAAATAGAATTGATGCACTTGAAGCAATTAAACAGGGTGCCGCTGATGCAGTCAATAATAATGTAGTTTCTATTGACAGAAAGTAAGGTGATCTCATGGGGAACATGGGCGCAATGGCTGGGTTATGGAGACAAATCCAGAATGAAATGCGTGATGCTGTAAGCGAAGCTGAGAGTAAAACGTTCTTAACAGCCAATCAAGAGCTTACTGCTTCTTATGCAGGTGGAGAACCAAAGGAATATAAGAGAACGAATCAGATGAAAAACTCTGCAAGAACAACTGGCGTTGTTGGTGGCGGAGATTCTGTTAGTGCCACTGTGTATCTTGATCAGGGATACAATTATAATACTGGAACTTATTCTACTCCTTACGTCTTTTCAGAAGCGGAATCTGGGGGATCTGGGATTGTATTAACTTCTGGATTCTGGCAACGTACAGAGCAAAAAGCTCAACAATATGCTGAACAGGCATTTGCAAAAAGATTTAAACAATAATTTCTTTTCACATCAAATCTGATGTAAATTTCACAAAATAAAACCAAGATTTTATATGCTTATCAACCACAATATATGTGATTCATTTTTACGAATACAACTATATATTGTGGTTGTATTTATTTTACACATAGGAGGTTTTACCGTTGGCTAGATTTACGGTATATAACAAGATTACATCTCCAGAAAAACTAGCATTGGTCAATACAGATAACAAAGATTTAGGCAATGAGTGGTTAGATTACCTTGCTTCTGTTGATCGTGCGCAGAGTACAATCAAAGGTTATCGTAATGACTTAGATATTTTCTGGTGTTGGAATCTGGAACATAATAAAAATAAGGACTTCGCAAAATTAACAAAGCGTGATATTGCTAAATTTCAAAATCATGCAATTAACGTATGGGGATGGAGTCCTAAACGAACAAGACGTGTTAAATCATGTCTTTCTTCTTTATCTGATTATATCGAAAATATGTTAGACGAGGAAGAAGAATTTGAAGGATTCAGAAAAATTGTAAATAAGATTGAGAATCCTGCAAATGAGGCAGTGCGTGAGAAAACGATTCTGCCAGATGAAAAAGTTGATGACTTATTAAAAACTCTTGTCGAACAAGAGAAATATGAAAAAGCGTGTGCTATCGCTATTGCTGCTTATTCTGGAATGAGAAAATCTGAAATCATTCAGATGAAGATGTCTTATTTTACCGAAGATGCTCTTGAATTTGATGGTGCTTTATATAAAACGCCAAAGATTCGCACCAAGGGTCGTGGTAAATTAGGTAAGCAGTTAAACAAATTTATCCTTGTTGATGTTAAAAAATACATTGATTTATGGGATAAACAACGTAAAGAACTTGGCGTTGACATTGATGATATCTTTGTAACGAAAGACAAAAATGGTTGGCATCGTAGATCCAATCTTGACAAATGGACAGCTGAATTTTCAAAGATGTTGGACGTAGACTTCTACTACCATTGTATGAGACATTATACTTGTACTGCTTTCGCAAAGAAGAATATTCCGATTGATGTTATTAAAGAATTCTTTGGATGGTCTTCTACGGAATTGGTTGGTATTTACAACGATTCATCCGCAGAAGATGACTTCGGAAAATACTTTACAAAAGACGGTATTAAAGAAGGAAAACAAGGTTCTTTGTCTGATTTGTAATATTGGAAAAAGATACCTGTATACATACAATATATTACTATGATATACTCAAACTCGCAATGATCAATTACACAACAAAATCTATGACGTAACACCACTTATATAGTAGGAGATGATGTTATGATGATAGAGAATAGAAAAAATTACTATACACTTATTTGTGCTGAATGGAGTATGTATGGCGGAGGAATAGTTATACATACAGAGGTAAATGTTGGTTCAGTTATCGAAGCACATGAATATGTTTTATCACATCTTTATGACTTCCCTACTGGTACATGGGTACTTAAGCCATGTTTGACAGCAATTAGTTAAACAACAAGTAACAAGTAATTGATCATTGCTCTCACGGGCGGTTGGTATAATGGAATTATACTGGTCTCCAAAACCAGAGATCGGGGTTCGATTCCCTGACCGTCTGTTAATTATATACTGGAACTGAAAGAGTCTATTTTTGTATAGGCTCTTTTTTATTATGCACAAAATCATGAAAGAGGTGAGTGAATGGATTTTCAAGCCGTCATTAAAGCAATATTGAATAAGGGCGATGTTGAGTCTCAATTGAATAATCTTGTACAAGATAGGGATGTGCATATTAACCCTATTGTTGGTACGAACGGATCAACAAATACAACACTTAATAATCAAATTAAAAGACAGGCAAACGCTCAGGCAAAATCATATGTACAATATAGAAAATCTGCAATTCAAAAACAGATGAAACATGCTTCTGGGACATTTTATACTAGCGGAGAAACATCTGTTGATAAAGGTCTTGTTAAACGTGCAAAAGACCAAGCCAAAGAAATGGCTAATGTTACAAAGCAGATCGCAAAAGAAGAAGATGTTTCAACAGATACTGCTTATCAATATGCAAATCAAGCTCTTAAAGAGCAAGAGAAAGCAAAAAATAAAGCATTAAAGAATCAGGCTCAAGCCGATAAAAAATATCAAGCAGAACAGAAAAAACTAAATGAGAAAGCTGCTAAGATTGAATCTGATATTCAAGCGAAGAGATTTGCTTCTAAATCTGGAAAGTATCAAAAACAATTTTCTGGCTATGTTGATAATAATAGCAAAGAATACAATGCCTTTGGTAGTGATGTTCTTGACTATGAAAAACAACGCAAAGAAGTCAATAGAATATATGGGAACTTTAAAAAGAATCGAACTATAAAAAATCGTGATCTTTTAATTGATGCTCATTCAAAACTTGAGCAGTATGATAAAAATGCTACAAATAGTCTATCTTTATTAAACTCTTCCCCTAATAAAGTATTGAAGAGCGATATAGAGAAACAAGCTAAAAAACAAGCCAAGCAAGAGGAACAATATAGTAATTGGTTTAATCAAGCTCTTTTAAAAGAACAAGAGAAAAAAGATTCTTATGTACAAAATGTTTCTAGGAATCTTGTGAATAAATCATATGATGCTAATTTAGCGGCGCAGCAGAATAAATTAAATAGTTATTACACAGGTACTCAAGAATATAAAAATGCAAGTAAATCTTTTAAGGAATATGAAAAGAATGTACAAGATTTACAAAAATTACATGCTCAGTATCAAGCAAAGCCTACTACCGCTAATCAGGGTGCAATCATTCAACAGAATGAGAAAGTAATTCAATCATATGAAAAACTAAATAATGAGATGAAAATTCTCAACTCAACTCAAACAAAAGCGCTGAATCCTGGAGAGGGTACGATTCAAGCAAATAAGATCAGAACTTATTTAGAGAATAATACAAAAGCTGCAAAGGATTATGGCGCTGCCTTAGAAGAGATTGCAAAGAAGTCTGAATCTGCAACAACCAAAGGTGAATTGCAAGGAGCAAATCAAGACTTTAAGAAAATACAGTCTGAAATTTCTGCAAAAGGACTTACTGGAAATTCAATGTTTTCAGAAGTTAAGCGTGGATTTAGTCAGATTTCTCAGTTTGTAGGAACATATGGTATCTTGCAATCTGGTATGAACAAAGCACAGGAAATGGTGCAAAACACATACGATGTAGATAGTGCCATGACTCAGCTTCAGATGGCTACTGGTGTATCAAATGACAAAGCCAAAGATTTGATGAAAACATATTCAAATATGGGGCATCAATTAAAGGCTACTGGTACAGATGTTGCTGCTTCTTCTACTGAGTGGATGAAACAGGGGCAAAGTGTTGAAAAGTCTAATAAGCTTGCCGAAAGTTCTATTAAACTGAGCAAGGTTGGTGATTTAACATCTGAAAATGCTACAAAATATTTAACTTCTGCGAGAAAGGGTTATGGCATTACGAGTGCAGAAGATACCTTGAAAATCGTAGATAAAATGTCTTCTGTAGATATGGCTTCCGCTACTGATGTTGGAGGTTTGGCAGAAGGTATGTCCGAAGTTGCAACGAATGCAAATTTAGCGGGTAAAATAGATGCCCGACCATATGGCGACATATGGGCTATTTTTATAAATAGTAGTTATTACCCAAATCGGTTAAAACCTGACTGGGCTATCGTAGCCTAAAAGATAAGACCGAGATAACTTAATAATAAATATTGAACACGGCAATGTCGTGTTATTTTTATGCCTATTTCTAAGTATTGTAACGACTGTTCGGGTAGCTGTCTCTCTGAGACAAATATACAGTCTGAACTATATAGAAATATATAGAAAAATGGTCAGTAGTAACCAGACTACTTAAAGAAGAACCATTTTCGCCACATTGTACCTTTGATGTGGTCTGTAGCGTAGAGCAAACGTGAAAGTAACAGCTTGGTCAGCATGGACAAATTGCTCGGTTATTTAGCAACTATCGGTGAAACAACTCAGGAAGGTATGAGTTCAGTCGGAACTGGTTTGAACGCCATTTTCTCCCGTATGGGAAATATCAAACTAGCACGACTTAAAGATTATCAAAATAATGGCGAAGACCTAGACATTTGGGGCGCAGTGGCATAATACATAAACCACTGTGGCAATTCTTTCTTATGATCATATGAATTTTCATATGTGCTTAAAAGCCGAGGGAACGGTCAATAAGGAGGAAGGATATATTTATATCCGCCTTGAACGACTGAGCGAAAGAAGGTCATTTCGATGACTATGCGACAGTCTGAACACACTTCTATATTTCCCATAATTCCTTAAGAAGTGGAGTTGCGGTCAAGTGTAAAGACACTTTTGGAAGTACCGCAACCGCTTCTATGTAATGAGCTTCTTCTTATTATATAGAAGTCATATTGTCTCATTCTACAGGACAAAGTAACAGCTTGGAGTGATGTAGAAACAGTCTTAAAAGGTGAAGGAATTAACCTAAGAGACAAACAAGATACATTTAGAAATTTCGGTGATGTGCTTGATGAAGTAGCTGGTAAATGGACTAACTACAGTGATGTATCAAAACGTGCGATTGCCAAAGCTCTCGCTGGCACAAACCACATGGAAGAGGTACTTGTATTATTAAATAATTACAGTAAAGCTCAAGAATACGAGAAAGTATCCGAAAATTCTGCTGGATCTACAGATAAAAAGTATGAAGTTTATAAGAATAGTTTGGAAGGACAAACAGAAGATCTTAAAAACTCATTCCAATCTATCTCAACAACATTTGCTGATAAAAACCTTCTTGGTGGAGGAATTACTTTATTATCAAATGTTCTTAATGTAGTTAATAAATTAGTAAGTAGTTTTGGATTATTGCAAACTGCTGCCGCTGGCTTTGCTGGCATTAAACTTTTTAAAAACCTAGGTTGACCCTATCTCAAAATCATTAGGGTGACAGTGAGCCTACTATATATAAGGAAGAAACAGAAATGGTGTTTTGGACAAATATATAGGATACGGGGTTTTAAAATACACGTATCAGGAGTAATTGCTGGAACGAAAAAGAATATCGAAACTGAAACGGAATTGGTAACAATAGACGGAATAGTTTAAGAATTTGATATTCATATCGTATTATACGATTGTATCTAATCAGCCGCACACATTCTTACCGTATAGGAAGATATCGGTAAACTGCCATATAAGAAACGTGCTTCGGGATAAAGTACAGTAGCTAAGATATTTTAATAAGAATGGATGTTCAGAGACTACCGATCCTGACAGATAATGGCGACCTTATGATCATTGTCTGGTAATGTATAGCCCAAAAGTGTAAATTAATGTCGATGTTTTACCTGCTATCATCGTTTGCGTACAGAGAGATTGTATCTCTAAGCAGGGAACTTAAAATTCAAATTTTATGTAAAAAACGACCATCAAAAAGTCCTTATTTTATAAGGTTTTTTGAAGATTGGCATTTTTATAAATTGTACTTCTATTAGTACATATGAATCGAAGTTATTTTTAACTTGGTATAAATATTGTGGAATAGCTTAATATATTAGTATAAAACAAAAAGGCACCCACTCGGATGCCCTTTTGTATTCCTGTTTTATTTAATGTTTTGTAATTAAGCTACCACCCTTAATTACGGTTTGTTGGTACAAATGCTTTTTGTATCATTTCTTATTACATCTGTATTATAGAATATTTTCTAATAAAATGCAAGTATTTCTAATATGTAGCCCAATCATACAATGATACTTTTTACTTGAACGGTTATCTTTTGTGGTAGATAGATAATACGATATTTTTACACATTAAAATACTTTTTTGCATTGTTAATTCAAGTCTTATCTAAATATTGCAAGCAATAACTGAATAATCAAACTTGCAATATTGAGTGTTTTAAACACACTCTGCCAGTCAATATTCTGTAATAAGTGAATGACGCTTTGGAGCATTTGTCACCTCCGTTCCGCATCTGCCGTAAGGCACTGAATGGCGTGCAAATCATAAAACATGATCATTCAGCAACAAAATTATATCATACACTGGAATAAATATCCATAACAAAAAAACAGTCTATCAGAAACCACTTACGGCAACTAATAGACTGTAAATCCTTTGGAAATGCAATGACGAACTTGGAAGATAACTCGTTGCATTTCTTGTAAACTTAACCGTATAACTTGACGATAAATAAGTTATATGGGATATTTTTATATTAATACAGAGATATTATTTTGTCAATAATTTGTTGTAATAAGCTGATTTATTGCGTAAATAGAATTAATAAATACTATTCTATTGATTTCCTACTATTTTTCTACTATAATGTATATAGAAATTAATAATTTATAGGCATCAAAAGATAGAAAAAGGAGGGATTAATATGAAAGAAGGTTATAAAAAACTAGATAGGAATATATTGCAAAATAAAAAACGTCGTATTATATCTAGTAATGAAGCACTGAAAGATATTGTTCCTATCAAATGGTCTGACGATGTAATTAACGGAAGAAAAAAAGTAACAATAGGTAGGTAAGTATTATAATGTGCTGTGTTGGAGATATTATTTTAGTAGACAAGTATAAACATAATGGAAAGCAAATAAACAAACATTCTTTTGTTGTTGTAGACGACGATGGCGGAGAAATTCAAGGATATTCTTATGATTTGATTTGTAACGTATTATCGTCCTTTAAAAACGAAGACCATAAAAAACATAAGTTATCATATCCTGGTAATTTCCCAATATCACATGATGATACTGAAACAAATCCGCATAATGACAAAGATGGATATGTTAAAGCCGAACAGTTATATTATTTTGATAAGAATAAAATTTCATATAAAGTAATTGGACAAATGAATCAAGATGTATTCAATGAATTTATGGAATTTTTCAATTTGCTCGATGTTGATATTTTGGAAATTATAGATAATCTTGAGTAATTACATATAAATAAAAAGAGAGTGTTGTTTTGCACTCTCTTTTATTATGTACAAAATTATTTAGGTGTCGCTCCACTTGCTAGTGCTTCTATTGCTATTTTACTCGCAACATTGGCAATAATCGAAAATGATGTACTTGTAAGATGCTCTCCAACAAATTTCTTGGCTTTCTTCCAGACTGTGTCATCTTTGATGTTATCTAGGAATTCGTGACCTTTAAATGATAATGAATCAACATCAAATTGTCTGAAGTTTAATGTTTCTGGTGTCATTGTAGCAATGACCATATCTTCAAAATATAATTGAGCAACTACATATCGTATTTCGTCTTCTGTGTATCGTGACGATAATTTTTCATCGTGTATTATTTCGTAGAAAACACGAGAATGAATAGATCGATTGCCTCGACTATCATCTTCGTAGATACAATTATTTTCAATGTAAATCATTACATCTCTTATACAATCATGATTTAATTTCATAAATTTATACTCCTTTCAGAAAGTAGGTGATTAAATGAAAACTATAACAATTCGTCAAAAAACTAAAGCCGAAGGTTTTGATACACATTGTAGCGCAATGCATGAACTTCCTTATATTATCGAAGTTGACGGAAAACCTTTAGAAAATGTTCGTAGATTTGAACTTATTCTTGACAATGATTCGGCTAATGGTTTTATTGACATTGATCGAATCGCAGAATATACTGTAACCCATTATGGTATGACATTTGACGACCTAGCAGATGGCGTTGAAGATCCTGGTCGAAAAAATAAATAATTTGGAATTTAGAGAGGATTGATAGTCCTCTCTTTCTTACCACTGATATTTACATTTGTTGCATTGATATGTATTTCTTGCACTACGGGTGGCAGTGCGAGCAAGCTGTGTATCCACGTTGTTCTGCTTCAGATTTAGAGATTGATATCGAACTCTTTTTAAGATATCTACAACCAGCCGCATGATACTTTTGTCCATAATCTGTTATGTAAACTGTATAACTTGCGGATGAAGAATTATCGGAGTCTGAAGAAGACGAATTATTTGATGATGAACTGGTATTGTTTGAGCTAGATGATTTCTTTGATGTAGATTTTTTCGGTTTTGCTACCTTTTTATATTTTGCTTTTAACTTATCGTATTTGTCAATTAGTGTCGTATATTTATACCATAGATCATTATATTCTCCACTAGAACGACTCAAATCTTCTTGTATTTTATCATTCTCTTTGGAAAGATCATAATAACGTGAATAAATATCATCATAAGAACCTTTTACATCTTCGTATTTTGACCTTATTTTTTTATGTTCTTCGCTAGTTTTGATATTAGTTCCAACACTAAATGATAAACAAATTGATAGAACAGCAATCAAGGCATGTCCTTTGTTTAAATTCATTTGCGTACTCCTACCATTTATATTTGCATTTATTACATTGGTATGTTTTACCAATGTTTGAACTCAATATTCCTAGCATCATACTACCAATCACTCGTGAAGTTGCACTAATTCTTTTAATGTTGGTGCTTTGGCAATTAGGGCAATGTAATTGTTGAGATTTTCTTAATTCAATTCTTTGCTGAATTTCTTTTTCTTCTTTCTTCTTTTTATCATATTTTTTATAAAATTCAATCGGAATTGTACTAGGAATTGTATGATATTTTTTGCAATATTGTTTTATAGACCATCTATCTTTTTTCTTTGACGCCTTACACTCATTTTTAATTTTATGTTTGATAATATTGTCATAATCAAACCAAGTATCATCTTGTTCGTACTGTTGTAAAACAGTTTGCAGTTCGTTTTTTAAATTAATTTTGACCCCATAAACATTACAGAAACCATCAGTAGATTCTTCTGTTTTTTGCACAATCTTATTACCGCATAAAGGGCAAACTTGTCTGCTTAAATCTTCTGTTGTATATTTACATTTTTTACATTTATAAATCATGGCAGCAAATCCTTTCTTACATATTTTTAATTATATAACAATTATATATAAGAACGCAACTTATATTATAAATATCGCACACTTTTGTCATTTAAAAATTTAGGCGATGAACTTAAAAATATAAAAGAACTTAAGGATTTGTTTGCCAATGGTGAAACTTTAAAATCTGTTAAGAAGAATAGTCCAGAGCAATACAAAAAGCTACTTAGTTACGCTAATGTAAATTCAAGTGCATCTAAACTTGGAGAAACATTTAGAACTGGTATAACAAACGGTGTTGAAAAAGCAAAATCTGGCATTAAATCATTAGGATCAAGCATAAAATCCGTATTATCTGGTCTTGGTGCAACACTTAAATCCTATCTTCCTCTTCTAGCTGTGCTTGCTGCATTTGAAGGAATTAAAGCAATTCACTCCAATATACAGAGCCAGCGTAAAGATGAATTAAATGCAGGTCAGAAAAATCTTGATAAATACAATAAGAAAATTGATAAAAATAATAACAAGGTTAAGCAGGCTAAGAAATTACAGGAAGAATTCAATACTTTATCTTCTGGCGTTGACTCTAATACGAATGAAAATATTGGATTGTCAACAAGTCAATATGAAAGATATTTAGCAATCAAAAAAGAATTAGTGAAGTTAAATGGTGACCTTGTTACTGGATATAATTCAGAGGGCGAAGCCTTAATCAATAACAACACTGCTATTCAAGATACGATTGACAAATATCAAAAATTAGCAGATCAAAGTAAGAAAGATGTTGCTAGTAAAAAGAATGTAAACATCCAGAATGATTCTATGGCATTAAAAGCACAGAAATCATTGTACGGAAGTACATTCGCTGACGAAAGTCTTGGCACAAATCTAAAACGCTCTTTACCATATACTTTTAGATCAGCTAAAAATCTTGCTAAAGATGGACTTTCTATGAACGAAGCGTCTGTTAGACAATCTCTGTATTCTAATACAGATTTTCAAAAACAGGCTGCAAAAATTCTTGGCAAAGATAAAGTTGATGTTAGTAAATTAACATCTAAACAAATCCAAGAGCTTGCTAATAATGCAGATACTTTTAATTCTGAAGGATTTATCGGAAAGAATGATACAAAGAATCTTAAGAAATTGTTAGCGGCTTCAAAGACAAATTATGATCAATTACAGAAATACTCTGATAGCTTTAGGAAAAACACTTTATCTAATATCTCTCAGGCAGTTGATGGTTATGATAAATTGGATCAAACAACAAAAACATTTGCGTCTAACTTTATTTCAAATATGGACATTGATCCATCTAAAATGTTAGACACGGATTATCTTGATAAACAAGAAAAGACTGTTGAAAATCTTACTAAAAAGCTTACTCAGAATAAAGATGTACAAAACCAAATCAAAGACTTCCAGAAAACACAAGCCAATGGGAAAATGAATGCCAATAAATGGCAACAAAATGTCAATGATCAGTTTACAGCGTTACAAAAATCTACTGGTATTGATAAAGACACGTTGGCATTAACTCTCGGTATCAAACTTGACGACAAAGATAACGTCTTATCATCTACTGGTAAAGATATTGCCAAAATGCAGGAAACATTAAATGACACATTCAAGAATCAAGATATCTCTAAGTTTACAGATTCTTTGAATTTAAATGACTTGTCAAATGCATTCGATATTGTTACGGATAAGACAAATATATTTACTGGTTCTGTAGACCAGTTAAAAGAACGTCTGAAAATGTTAAATAGTTCTGCTGCTTCTGCTTCTTATACTGTAGAAGGATATAAAGCAGCACTTGGTACAGATGATGATGATTCTGCTTATAATACTCTTGTTTCTGGAATGAAGCAAACTAAAGAAGAGTATGATCAAGGTAAAGTTGGTACGGATCAGTTCAAAACATTTGCAGGAATGATGTCACCAACTGGCAAAACGGATGCAAATAACTTTAAAGAGAATTATGATAATCTGAAGAAATATTTCACAGAAGATAATTCTGGTGTATACACTTTCTTTGATGATCTGAAAACAAAAACAAATGACTCTGGTAAAGCTCTGGCTGACTTTGATAAGAAAACTCAGAAATGGAAAATCAATATTGATTCTACTGCTTCTGCTGCCAAGAAATTTGGTATGGGCGTGGAACCATTTGAAGCTTTACTTAATAATCTGAAAACATATGGATTTGATGTCAATTTCAGCTCTCTTACAAAACAGTATGAAGAAGCTCAAAACAAACTTGATGGTTGGGCTGAAACATGGCAGAAAAATGGTGGAACCGCAGGGGACGAAGAAGGACAGCGTATTGAGGCTTGGCGTCAACAAATTGATCAAGCAAAAGAAGCTGGTAAGGAAATTCCTGATACGTGGACAAAGGTTATTGATTTTGAGGTCAATATTTCTTCTCTGCAATCACAAATCAAAGAAGCAAAAGACCAGTACAAGGCTGCTGATTTAAATGGAGATACCGAAGCAAAACAAAAAGCTGTTAAGACACAGTTAGAAGCTTCTGCTGAAATCCAAGCTAAACTTACTGGTGGTAAAGATGTTGGTAAAGAAGGATTAACAAAAGGAATTAAAATCCCTGTTAACATCGAAACACAAGCCAATGACATTCAGAACGACATTCAGAATCTTGTTAAGCAATATAACTCTGCCTCTGGTGAAGAAAAGATTAAAATTGGTTTACAAATTGAGCAAAAACGAGAAGATTTATTGGATATGCTTCAAGATTATCTTGATCCTAAGACACTTAAAATTCTTGGTGATAATTCTGACGCTAAAAAGAAAGTGAAAGAAACTAAATCTGAGGCAGATAAAGTTCCAAAAGAAAAGAAAACCACATATACCGCTGATGCTTCTGGAGCTAAAAAAGGCGCAGAGGAAGCACAAAAAGCAGTGAATAGTGTTGAAGATGAGCATGTAACGCAAATTAAGACACAATACGGCATTGGTAAAAACGGTAAAGTTTCTCAAAAATCTACAAGCAATATGGTCAAAAATAATTACTTAGGTAATGCGATTGATCAAACAGGACGAGGAGCATATACCGCCCCTAAACAAACAAGTGCTTCAAGTGGTAAAACTAGCAAACAAAGCAAGTCTGACACCACTTCAAGTAAATCAGATACTACTACTGTTAAAGTAAATGTTAAAGGTAATGCTAAAAAGACCATTGACTCTATCAAGAAATCTTTATCTAGCATGAAATCCAAAAGCATTTCTATTAAGGTTAAGGGAAATGCAAAGAAAACCATTTCTTCTATCTCTAAATCTCTCAAGAAATTAAAATCTAAGAGTATTTCTATTAAAGCAAAAGGTAATGCGTCTTCTGTTATTAAAAAGATTGCTAGTGCTTTAAAGAAACTGAAAAACAAGAAAATTACTGTCAAAGTAAAAGACAGTGCTTCATCTAAAATTAGTAGTATTAAAGGAAAACTAAATGCATTAGGTAAGATGCATCCAACTCCAAAAGTTACTATCAATACAAGTGGATTACCAGCCGTTGAAGCTGCAAAATCAGCAATCAATGGCTTACATGATAAATCTGTTAATGTATCTGTAAATTATAGCCAAAGTGGCAAACCAAGTGGTGTAAATGGCGCACATGGTATTGGTTTAGCACATGGATCAATGGTTTGGTCAAAAGCATTTTCTCAAGGAACGATTTCAAATCTGACAGATTTTGATGATTGGAACGGAAATGCGTTTGCGCATGGTTCAGTAAGAAAATTATCATCTCGTGCATTAGCAAGTGGCAATCTTGGAGCAGATTATTCTGGAACAACACTTACATCCGAATTGGGACCTGAGCTACTTGTCCGTGGAAACCGCTGGACTTTACTTGGAGAAAATGGCGCACAGTTTACAAACATTAAACGTGGAGATATAGTTTTTAATCATCAGCAGACAGCAGATTTACTTTCAAAAGGATCTACAAACAGTCGTGCTTCTATCAAAGGTGGTATGTCAGCATTTGCTCATGGCACTGCTTTTGCTTCTGGACATCGTGTTACTGGTAGTGGTGCGTTCCAAGGTGGTGCTGCTTCTGGATATAGAAAACATTCATCAGGTTCTTCCTCTACCAAAAAGCATACAGAATCCACTAAAAAGAATACGGAAGCAACGAAAAAGAATACGGATTCTAAAAAGAAAGACAGCAAAGCTACAGATAAGAGTACAAAGAAAAAGTCAAAATTTGCCACATTACTTGACAATATGGGTAAACAATTTGACTTCATTGCAATCGCTATTGATCGTGCTGCAACTGCTACAGAAAATTTTGCTAATATGATCAATGATTATGTGAAACCAGAGGTTAAGCAAAGCGCACTTTGGAATCAATATAAATCAACTGGCAAAGAAATTTCTGTAAATCAGCAAGCAGCTAAGAAATATAAATCTGAGGCAAGTTCATTTGCAAGTAAGGCAATTAAGACAGTTCCTAAGACAAAGAACAGTTCTAAGAAAAAGAATCAGAAACGATTACGGACATACTTTGAACGTGTGCGTAACGGTAGTATGAATATCAATACTATCAAAAATGATAACATGCGTTCTGCTGTGGAGTCCTATCAGAATTTATATGAGAAGTACCTTCAAGCTAATTCTGCTGCTCAACAGTTAAAAAACACTCAGCGTGATTTATTCAATCAATGGTTGAATATGCCTACTGAAAAGGCGCAGAAAGCAATTGAAAACTTACAAAACTCCTATGATACATTATCTAATCGTTCTTCTGCTGCATCTACGGGAGAGTCTGGTGTTGCACGATTAGTTCAAACGTCAAACGATCAGTTGTCTGAAGCACAATCTAATGTTTCTTCTGCAAAATCTACTCAGAGTCGTGCCTCTTCTGCTAATAAAACAGCACAAAAGAAGGTTTCAAAAGCGACAAAGAGTCAAAAATCTAAGGCGAAATCTGTTACAAAAGCAGTTAGCAAGTCTGGATTATCTAAGAAAAAGAAAGCATCTCTTAACAAGAGTATTAAAGCAGGTAAGACAATCTCTACTAAGGGACTCAAAGGGTCTGCGAAGAAAAAAGCTACTGCTTATAATAAAGCGGTTAAGAGTACAAAGTCTGCAAAATCTTCTGCTGCTAAGACAAGTGCAAATCTATCAAATGCTAACAGTGCATTATATGATGCACAGGTATATCTGAAAAATGTGCAAGATTCTCAAGCAATTGCGAGTAATTATGCAGGTCAACCTGCCTACACATATCAGAATGACGTGTTGGACAGTCAAGTCAAAAATAAGAAAAAACAGTACGAAAATAGTCAGACTGCTGTAAGAGAAGCTAGTAAGAACCAAGCTAAATATCAGAAAGAACGTGAAAATGCACAAGCTAATAAGAATAAAGCTGATAGTGCAGTTAAGACCAAGGGTAATAATATTCTTAAGACCAAACGGGCTAAGAAATTATCTAACTCTCAGAAAAACGCAATCAAGTCTGGAAAAGAGGTTTCTTTAAAAGGAATCAAAGATAAGACTTTATTAAAACAGCTTAAAGCATATAATGAACAAGTCAAAAAAGCAAAAGACGCTTCTAATAAATTAGCACAGGCTAAAGAAAAAGAGGCGGATGCTACAAATGCTTTAGCAACTGCAAATAAAAATGCAAATGACGCTGCTGCGGATTGGGCTGCTGAACAGACAAATGCCGCCGTACAATCTCAGGCTAATATTAAAGCATATTATGATGCGAAAGCAAATATGGAAGCCACAAATAGTAGCAATGCTTCTTCTGCTGCCAAGTTGAAACAAGCAAAAGGTCAAGACCTTGATAGTGCTGATTACCAGAATCAGATCGATACCAATGAAAGACAAGCACAGATCATTGATGAAGAAGCTACAAAAATGCAAGAGAACCTGAATAACAAATTGAACGATGGTTCTATTAAATATGGTTCTCAAGAATGGATGCAGATGCAAAACGAAATCAACGCTTGTAAAGGTAGCGCAGATGATTTAAGAACTTCTAACGAAGAACTTAAAAATAGTATGCGTGACGATATTTATTATCGTGGTTTTGAACGTGCTATTAAAGCGGCTCAGAATTTACAAAATTCACTTACAACAATATCTTCTCTAATTGATGAAGACGCAATGTTTGATGATGACGGAAATCTGACTGATTATGGTACTGCTGCTATTGCAACAAATATTGCGAATGTCAAATCTGAAAAAGAAGAATTGAATCAATTGATGCAAGAACGTGCCAAAATGGCTGAACATCGTGATGAATATTCTGACACAGAATGGGCTGACGCAATTCAAAAGAGCGATCAAGATATTGCGGATGCAGTTAAGAGTATTAAGTCTGCCGAAGATAGTGTAACAACTATTCTGAAAAATAACGCAAAACAGAAATTAGATGCGATTAACAAAACTATAGATGCTTATAAAGAAGCTATAAAAACTTCTCATGACTACTATACATATGACAAGCAATTAAAATCCTCTAACAAGGATATTCAGATACTAAAATCACAGATCAATGCACTTAACGGGGTGAGCGATGCAGCCAGTAAGGCGAAGAAAGCACGTCTTGAAGCAGAACTCCAAGAAAAGCAAGATGCACTTGATGATACAGTAAAAGATCATATTTATAATCTTCAGATTGACGGACTTGATAAGTTAAGCACACAGCTGAATGACGATTATGAGAAATACTGTAAGGAGTTATCTTCTTCTGTTGATAAAATTGAAGAGACGTTTACTTCTTTATCTGGAACAATCAGTTCAGAGGGTGCAAAAATTGATAGTACGATTACTACAATCTTGGGACATTATGGTGTCAAACCAAGCGATCTTGGACTGACAGATAGCAAGGTCACAGGCTACGCACAAGGTGGATTAGTTAAATCTGTGCATAAGAACGGAGATGATGGTCTCGCTTCTCTCGCAGTAGGTGAGGAAGTTGCTACTGTCGATGTTGTTAATCTGGCAAACAAAGTAAGACAAGATAAGGTATTAAATGCCTTAGCAAATGGACATACACTGAACGGAATGACTATGGATGGAATTGGAACAACGGAAATTGCAATTAACTTTGGTGAAGCTATTGGAAATCTTAATATTCCTAACGGAGTATCTGATGAAGAATTACAAAGAATCATTAAAGAATCATATAAGTATACTTCTCAGCAAGTTGCTCGTGATGTTGCAAAAACACTTGGTCGCAAACGTCCAGTTTAAACCTTATATAATAAGGAAGAAATAGGTTGAGCAGTGCGTAGAAATACGCACTCCTGCCTGTTATTTTTTGTGCAAAAATTTATACAGAAAGGAGATACATATATGTTGTCATTTGAATATAATGGACAATCTACAAAAACAATCTTAGATACGCCACTGATGGTCGTGCAGTTTGATGTGACAAATGACATCACAGGATTTTCACGAGAGATTGTTAAAGGTGAAAAAACAATGTTACGTCAGGAGACAAATCATTATGGTGCAATGTATTCTGATGAGAGCACATATGAATTTTACCTCGTAAAAGAAAACGGACATGGGTTCACAAATTCAGAGCAGAGAAAAATCAATAAGTGGCTGACTTCTCCTACTCTTGTAAAACCATTGACAGGAATTGCAGATGATAAAGAAACTGTAATTTACAAGGGGATCTTCCAGAACATCGGATGGAAAATGATCACATGCAAACTTGGTCAGCTTGATGCGGTTCAATGCAGTTTCGTTTGTGACACCCCATTTATATGGAAACACTATGAGATTTCTGGCGAAGTTGCAACAAGTAATAAATTCTCAACAAACATTTTTGTAGATAGTGACGATACGGAGTATGAGATTTATCCAAAGGTAACGATCACTTCCCAAACAAGTCAAACGGTAACAATCGAAGTGCGTGATGAAAACTCTATGTCGGTACTGTGCAGACCTACTTTACCAGTGTGTATTGATTGTAAGCATTGCATGGTGACAGACGGTACAGTAACGGGACTAACTAATTTTGAAGATATTGGATGGGCTGATGTTGGAAATATTTCATGGCTTAAACTTCATGATGGATACAATGTTGTAAGTATTACAGGTGCGTGTACTTATAAAATTGAGTTTGATGTGCCACAGAAACGGATCGGTGATCTGTTATGATTAAACACAATTCAAAAATTTATTTATGCCGTCCTGACAGAACTGTTATCTGTGCTTTAAATGGAGTACAGATCAACAGTGTGGAATACGAACAGCAACTAAAAGACTTTAACCATCTTACATTTAATGTAGACAGATATATAGATATTGATGGTGAGTACGTTGAATCTACTGGCTATGAGAAATTAAAAGACCACATGACGATTTATCTTGAAGGGCTTGACTATTTTCAGCTTCAAGAGCCTACTTTACAGAATGATAATGGCAGATATGAATACAAGGCATGTGAAGCATATTCTGATGAAAAAACCTTTGAAGATAAAGATATGAAAGGTTTGTCTTTCAACAAAGGTACAACCGATTCTATGGAAATGTTGGCTACAAATAATGTAGACGATATGGGTTATGCGAAAGAATATATCACATTCTGCAACGATAGAAACCACGAATTATCGCTCATGCATTTAGTATTAGACAGAGTTCCAGGATGGAGTGTCGGTTATATCGATCCTGCAATAAAGAATGAAAAATATTCGTTTGAGGCAGATAATACCAACGCTTATGCGTTCCTTAACACAACTGTAGCCAATGTTGTAAAATGCGTATTTTATTTCGATACAATCAATAGAACGGTAAGTGCCTATGCCAAAGAAAACATAGGAAAAGACACGAATATCTTCATTGGATGGCGTAATGCACTTAATATGCTCAAAATGACTCCGCAAGCAGATACAATGTATAATGCTCTGACAATTCAAGGCGACGAAGAGTTAGATATTACGAGAGTCAATTATGGTCGAAGTTATATTTATAATCTTGACTACTATTTGACTACAAACTACTTTCATCAAGAAACTATTGATAAGGTCAAAATATGGCAAAAGTGGCAAATTGATAACCATGCTAAATATATTGAGAACGGAAAGAAGTCTGCGGAATATCAGGCAAAGATAGATGAAATTTACTATCGTGTACCAAATGATGGTATTCAGATTGCTCAATATAAAACAATGGATCAAGAAACTCTTGAGAAAACTCTAAAAATGTATGAGCAGATGCTTACTACAATCCAAGTCAGTGTAGATACAAGAGATGATCATGAAAAAGATTCAAACGGAAATTATACAAAATGGGATAAACCAGATGACATTCAGAATCGTGTCTATAAACCTTGGACTACTTCTTCTGGCGAAGTTGATCACGAGAAATATCTTGCTTTGTTAAAAGAAAGCAATAAAGGATATTATACATATCAAGAATTAAGAGATTATATTATTCCGAATATTAAGGTAGCAATTCAAAACTTACATTTATCTGATGATAAGAAGATTGATTATAATGATGAATTTGAATCAAACTGGGATTTATATGGAATTAAAGAACTTGAAGGTAAACGTGACGAATACAAGAAACAGATTATGGACATTCTCGCTGCCTATCAAAAAGAATGGAATCAACTTACTGATGAAGAAATCAGTAAGGCTGGCGTAAAGGATGAAAAAACCTATAATGTATTCCATAAGAATTTTATTAAGTACAAAAATTGGCTTGGAGATGAAAATACAGAAGGTTCACTTTTACATAAATTAAAAGAGTTAAATGCACAGGTCGACGAACTTGAAACTCAGAAGAAACCATATGACGATGTAATGACAGATATGAATACTCATTCTGAACTCAATGATCCGCAATTTGGATTGACAGATAAAGAATATACTGCTGTCATGAACATTGTTCGTATGGGAGATTATACGAACAATAATATCTTTACTACTTCTCTTGATGACGCAATCACATCTTACGAGCATTGCGAAGAATTATATCAAGATGGATTAAAACGTATCTCTGAAACTTCTCAACCACAATATCAGATTGAAACTTCTCTCGATAACATTCTTTCATTAAATGAATATGCAGACGTAAACTCAGATAATAAACAAGGTTGGCATAATCAGTTTACGGTCGGTAACTTTATTCGAGTTGGCGTACGTGATGACTATGCAGTTAAGTTAAGATTACTGACAATTACATATAATCCTTGCACAAAAAGTTCGGAAATTAGTGTGACATATACTAACATGATCACAAGTCTAACAGGTAGGGATGATTTTTCTTATCTATTTGACGATACTGCTGCTTCGCAGAAAAATAGTATTTCTGTCGGAACAGGCGACTCCAAAGATTCTGTTGAGTATATGACTAATATGCTTCAGAGAATGACGAACAGTTCTTTGTTTGGAAATGCAGTGAATAATAGTGTGCAAAATATATTAAGCGATCAAGGAACAATTAACAAACTGTTTGGAGATTATCTGAATTATAAAGTAATTAATGTCGGGAACATCACAGGTGACAAGGCTGAGTTTAATGAGTTATTTAGCAAATATATTAACTCAGAATATATTGCTGCTAATTCGGCTGATATTAAAAAGTTAAATACAGACGTTGCCAATATTAATTCTGCAATCATTGGCACTTCTTCTACAGAAACAGGTATCGTATTCAACCTTTCCTCAGCAAATGCTAAGTTTGACTCTGCATGGATCATTAATGGTATCGCAGGGAAAATGACGATCGGTGATTTAGCCGCAGGCGATATTACAATCTCTGATACAATGCGAATCTTATCTGAGAACGGCAATTTTATAATGAACGGGTCTGCCATGCAATTCTTAGACACTGAAGGCAATGTTGGAATTCAAATTGGTTATGATACAAACAAAAATCCTAGCATTATTATCAAAGACGATAAAGGTGCAACGATCATGACAAGTCAAGGTATTACTAAGGATGCGATTGCTGATGGATTGATTGTAAATAATATGCTTGGAGATAAATCTATATCTAAAGATAAGCTAAACTTTCCTATCGTTGAAGCGAACGCACAAGGCGGAGTTGATATCACACAGATTTATGATGGCAAAGGCGGTTTGTGGGGAGCTGAGTATACGACATTTAAGGAAAGTGTAAATAGTACATTGGATAATTTTGATTCTCAAATGAATGAGATGGGTTATAATATCATTCTTACTTCTTCTACAGGAGCAAGGCTTGGTGTGGACGGAACATCTACATTGAGTATCACATTAACAAAAAATGGTACAGATGTAACAAGCGAATGGTCAGAAAATCACTTTGAATGGTGTAGAAAATCGTCTGACACAGATGGAGATACTTATTGGAATGAACAGCACTCTGGTATAAAAAGTGTTGTTGTAAATAGACAAGATATTATGAATGGAGCGACTTTTGGTTGCTCTTTTGTTGTTGATGGAGAAACATTGGCAACTACTTTAAATTAAGGAGGAAAATTATATGGGAAAAGTGCTTGCCTATGGCGAGATTACAATTACAGACCTAACAGATGGGAAGCAGATACAAGCATATGTGACATCGAACCAACCAAATTTTGTATCATACGATCCCAATACAACTACAAAATATAACCCTGACTGGTCAGCAAGTAAATTGGTACTTACGCCAGTCATTTTTATTGATAATAAACAGGTGTCATTAACTCAGACTGGGCTAAGCATTACTTGGCAGAGAAAGGTTGGATCAGCAGCATCTACAAATATTGTCACAGGAGAAAATGTATCTAGTGGAGTGTTAAGTGTTAGCAAAAGTATGTTAGTACCGAATAGTTCAGAAATGATCACTTATATTTGTAGTATCGCTTATACCGATCCAGACACACAAATTAAAGCAGAAACAAGATGTCAGATGTCCTTTACTCTGGTGAAACAAGCTACTGAATTATCCGACTGTAGCATTACTGGAGATACGACATTTAAATACAATGGAGATGGAGCAATTACTTCTGCTTCTTCTATCACATTAACTGCTGTGTTAACAAATACTTCTGTAAAACAATGGCAATATAAAAAATCAGATGGGACATTCGCTGCTTATCCTAGCGCTGGCACAACTACTACTCTTACTGTAAATCACAATGATGCAGTGTTTGTAAATGATGTGGCAGTTATTAAATTACTTACAAATGATGATAATGTTTATGATATTCATCAGATTGTTAAGTTAAGGGACGGAGCGGCAGGTAAGGATGTTTATAGTTGTGTATTAAGTAATGATACACAATCTGTGCCTTGTAACGCCAATGGCGGATTATATAGTTCATCTCTTACAGGTGCTGATACTACAATTACTATCTACAAAGGTGGAGTTGACGACTCAGCAAACTGGACTATCAAAGCTACTCCAAGTAATGGTATCACAGGTACATGGGATGGAGACACAAGAAAATATACTGTTACAGGAATTACTGTTGATTCTGGCTATGTTGAATTTGTATGTACTAAATCAGGTCAGGCAAATATTACAAAAAGATTTTCTTTAAATAAAGACAGATCTGGTAGTGATGCAACTATTTATCAGGTAACAGCTGAAAGTAATATTCTTAAACTAAATGCTTCTAATGTACTTAGTCCAGCACAGGCTAAGTTCAGTGCCTATAAGAGAATTGGAAATACTACAGCTGCTACAGCTTATTCTGGAAGATTTAAGATTTCTGAAAGCACAGATGGAAATACATATACAGTGAAATACACATCAAGTTCTGATCAGACCAGTGTTGACTATACACCTTCTAGTACGAGTATTAAGACAATCAAAGCAGAATTATATGCTTCTGGTGGTACAACTACATTATTGGATACTCAGACCGTAACAATTATTGCTGATGGTAAAAATGGTACAAATGGTACAAACGGTACTTCTGCTGTAAGTACAGTTCTTGGAAATTACAGCGAAGTAATTCCTTGCAACCCTAATGGAACTGCCAGTGCAGCTAAAGATATTACAATTCCATATTCTTGCTATAAAGGAACGACAAGAATCGCAGGTAAAGCTACTGTAGGAACATTACCAAGTGGAATAACTGTAAAATCCAATACAGATGCAACTGCTTCTGCCGAAGGATCAATTATCTTAGCTGTTGCTAGTGGTGCTTCTTTGGCAAGTGCTATGAGTGGAGATATTACTATTTCTATAGTTGCAGCAGGATTAACATCTACGCATAAATTTAATTGGAGCAAAAATACGAAAGCTACAAATGGCGTAAATGCTATATTATTCCAAGCTTATGCACCTAATGGAAATCATATTATCAATGATAGCAACACGGTTTTATTACAAACGACATTAACAAATGGTACAACCACTGTCACTTCTGGTGTTACATATCAATGGAGTAAATATGTTAGCGGAGCTTATCAGAATATCGCAAGTGCTACGTCTGCAAGCTTAACAGTAACGCCTAGTATGGTAGATTCTGTTGCTTCGTTCAGATGTAATGCTGTTTATGGCGGTAAAACATATTCTGCGTATGTTAGTGTTATTGACCAGAGTGATCCATGTTCAATTAATGTGCTGAGTTCTTTAGGAGATCAATTGATTAATGGACAGGGTGCAGGTGCTTTATATGTAATCGTTACAAGAAACGGAAAAGAAATTGATACATTGAAATCTACAACATTCTCTACTTCTGCTCCTACAAAGCCTGCGAGCGGGGATTTTTATTATAAGGTAGATGCTTCTGCTAAAACAGTTACTTTAATGAAATATAATGGAACGGCTTGGTCAGCAGCTACTGGCAACGATCTTCCAAAATATACTTACAATTGGACTCGAAGAGATAAAAAAGGGGTTGAATTAGACACAGCTTCTAATTATGCATCTGGAAAAGCAATTTTCTTAGATTCATCTGTTGTAAATGGGAAAATGATTTTCGGCTGTGAAGTCGTTGATGATAGTGAATAGGCAATAATGTCAGGGCGTACATTATTGTCTTTTTTAATGTACGCCTAATTATCGTTAAGGAGGAAATATTTGAATGGGTAAAACTTTAGGCTATGGTGAGATTACTGTTGCTAATATGACAGAACCATTTACAGTCATGTTAACAAACGAAGCACAGCAATTTGCCACAGATTCAAATAGAAAAGTAACTTCCGCACAAAGTTACTATACAGACATTATTGTTATTCGTGGTAGTCAGGAGCGGACTGATTACACAATCGGGAATATCACTTCTAGTAGTGGGATTACTGTCAGTAAAAACAGTAAAAGAGTTACATTTAGTGTGAGTACTGGTACTACTATCGGTGCCGATGCAGGAGTAATTGAGATTCCTATTACGCTTGATGGGCAGACTGTTAAGAAACAGTTTTCTTGGAGTTGTGGGAAACAAGGACCTCAAGGTGTTAAGGGTAATGATGGGAATAGTTTTGCTTGGAATATGTTAAGTGAAACAAATTGTGGTAAAAAACATTGGGGAACAGAGTCTTCTGGCGGAAAATATTCTGTTGAAGATTTTATTACAGAAGATAATATCGATGCTGTAAAACTAATTTGTACTGAGGCTATATCTACATCAAATTGGTCTTATGTTTCATTTAAAGATATTAAGATGTTGAAACAACTGAAACCATCTACAAAATATACATTAAGTTACGATATTAAAGCAAACAGATCAGGAGCTATAAGTCACTCTATATGTAAAGGAGATGTAAGTAATTTTTGCACTAATACTGTCGTTGTAAACAATATAATTGGGAATGAAACGTGGCAACACATCTCAGTAGTTTTAACTACGAACGATTTAAAAACAACACCTACAAACGAAATTCTATATCTAGGCAGAAATGCTTTAAGTAAAGTAGGTTATTCTATCATCAAAAATCTCAAACTAGTTGAAGGAGATATCGACACTCCTTGGAGTCCATCTCAATCAGATATCGAAGGAAAAGGCGTTGTAGAAACAGTTCAATACTACCTAGCAACATCTCAAGCCTCTGGAGTAACTTCTTCTACTTCTGGTTGGAGTACAGACATTACAACTCAAAAACTCACTGCGGATAAAAAGTATTTATGGAACTGTTATCAGACTAAATATTCAGATGGTACGAGTGAACCTATTAGTACACCTAAGGTTATTGGTGTATATGGAGATAAAGGTCAAAATGCCAAAAACCTTTCTATCACACCTTCATCTCAATATTTCAAGTCTACAGATGGTGGCAAAACATTTGCACCGAATACAATCACAATCAAACCTACTATTCAAGGCGAAATCAGCTTTGGTAAATGGCAGTATTCTATTGATGGTGGAGTTAGCTTCGTTGATGTTGTGAGCGGACAGAAAGGCTTGACGATCAGCAATAACGTGTTGACTGTTAGTAAAGATAGTAGTTTATACAGTGATGCTGTTACTATGGTTACTTTCAGAGCTGTTGCAGATGATAATAGTTTTTATGATACTTGTAGTATTGCTAAGATTTATGATGTGAGCGATATTCAGATTGGTGGTAGGAATTTAGCAAAAAAAGGGTGTATTGCTTTATGGGATGATTCTGCCACATTCAATGATGATACATTTTCTGAAGACGGTAGTGTAGTGTTTTCTCGAAAATCTGCTGCGGCAAATTCTGGTGTTATCATAGATAGATATGTTAATTATGAAAAAGATGAACATTATATAGTGTCTTTTAAGATGAGAGTTACCAGTGGAACAGTGAATAGTTTTTATTTATGGAACGGTAAAGGACATACTAACAATAGTGTATATGTTGATGGAATAAAATCTGGTACTTTACACGCTGACGTAAGTTTTCCTACCGATGATCAATATCACCAAATAACTGCTTATTTTACTGCTACTGGAACAACTTTTACTGAAGCAAGTGACATTGATATAAACCACCACTTAATATTACAACCAATAAAAGGTACTGCTGCGACTTATACCGTACAATTGCTCAACTTTAAAATTGAAAAAGGCAATAAAGCAACCGACTGGACACCTGCCCCAGAAGATGTCCAAACAGCGATTTTATCTACAAAATCAGAAATATCTGACGTGAGTTTAAAGGTGGATAAAAACAAGCAAGCCATTGAACAAAGAGTGGAAAAGACTACTTATCAGCAAGATTTGAATTTGGTTAAAGGTGATATTAGCAAAGCGAATGAAGGACTGAATAAGTGGAGATATGAGATTTATCCTAAGAGTTTGTTTGCAAGTGAATATCAAGGCAAGAGTACAATGGATGTATTTGCTAAGAATACAAATCTTACACCTAGTCAGAGTGTGTTGATTAATGATACGGATTTTGGGAAAAGCTGGGCTTACGGAGATAACTATATTGGCTACGCTCTTACTTTTGTGAAGTTCTCTGCTGCTAAAAGTATTGCGATTACATTTAAGCATGACGATGGAGCACATTTGTACTTAAATGGCAAATTAATTGGCGGAGATGATACATGTAATACTGGTAGTGGGGAATCATTAACGCTTAGTTTTATCCAAGGTTGGAATTGTCTTGAGGTAGTTTTAAATGAAAAATCTGGTGGTGAATATATTGGATTAGGTACAACTATTTCTGCTCTGTCAGAATGTCAACTCATGAACTGTTACTACGGCACACCTGTTGCTAGACAATCACATATTACGAATCAGCTGGTGGAAAACACGACTAATATTAAAGGTATTAGCACAAAAGTCAGTAAAGTCACGAGCGTAATTGGTGACAATGGTGAGAACTTCACAAGTTTTAAGAATGACTACAGTGATTTTAAGCAGACAATGAATGGATTTAAAACGACTGTTGGTCAAACTTATGTGACTAAGGATGATTTTAATGGACTTGAGATTGGTGGTAGGAATTTATTGCTGTATTCTCAAACTATTAGAGCACATAATAATTATTATGACGTTGGTTGGTTAACAGACGAAGTCGAAACATTTAACGGATGCCCTGTATGGTCGGTTAAAAATCGATGGGGAAGGCTGGTATGGTTGTTCAAATCACATGTTATTGATAGAGGATTGGTTAAAGTTGGAGATACATTGACATATTCCTTATACGCCAAAACAAATAACGCATCTGGAAAAAGCATTAATTGTTCGTATCGATTCAAAGGGAATGCAAATGCTTATTGGTTCAATGGTTCGGCTTTTAATGTTGGCACAAGTTGGACAAGATATTCTGTCACATTTACAATTACAAAAGATATGTTGGCAACTGATACATATATGACCGAAATTGGATTCGAAGAAACAGCTTCTATGTCTGGAGATGACAAGGTCTACTATGCATGTCCTAAACTTGAGCGTGGAACAAAAGCAACCGATTACACTCCAGCTCTTGAAGACAATGAAATTAATGGTCAGAACTTAGTAAGTAATTTGTCTAGTAATTGGGAGCAAGGATCAGTAAGCTATGTTGCAAATTCGACATATGCTTCAATTAAAACAGTTCTAGCTACACGTCTTCGCACAGAAGATGTATTTTCTGTGTCTGGGAATGTCACTATTTCTGCTGGTACTTCCACCAATTCATCTAAAGAAGAATTGAATTTCTATTATGTGCTGTTTGATGTAAACAAAAAAGCGATTGGTGTTCCAGCTAGTGGTAGTGAGTGGCAATCACTAACAAGCCCCAAAATAATCAACTGTGGTGACGCAAAATACATGGCAATCATTCTTCGTTGGGGTTCTGGCTCTACAGTCATTACTCCTTCCAACATTTCGCAAATCTGCTTAAAAATCGAACGTGGTACTTCTGCTACACCTTTCACGCTTGCGCCTGAAGACGTTAACGGGAAGATAGTGAATGTAGAGACTATTGCTAATCAGACTGCTAAGAAGTTTGCATGGATTGTTAAGGGCGGAGATAGTTCTAGTAATTTTACTTTAACTGATCGTGTTGCTGATCTTGTTGCTGAGAGGATTAACTTCAAGGGGTTGGTTACGTTTAGTGGTACGACTAACTTGATTGAAAATAGTAACATGATGAATGGTCTAGCCAATATTACAAGTGAATGTAAAGCAATAAAAGTAATTGACGATTCCACATATAGAAAAGCTTTAGTAATTACTCCGATTGCTGGTGAAAGAATTTTTTGGGGTGTAGCAAATGTTTGGAAAACAAATATTACATATTCGGTTTCATTTGTTGCAAAATCATCTGTTGCTGGTCAAAAAATTAAACCAAGCAGATCACTCGCAGATTGGGGTGACGAAATTACTTTAACAACCTCTTATACAAAATATACAACGAGGATTAAAAGCACAGCAACAGCAGATGGTGGTACATTAAGTTTTTCATTTTCTAATGCTATTGGGGATGTAACCTTAACAAATGTTAAATTAGAAACAGGAATGAATCCTACTGACTGGTCACCTGCCCCTGGTGATTATATAACGCAAGCGTCTTTAGTGCGAAATTGGACAACTAATACTACATGGATTGATGGCGGTAAGATTTACACTGGTTCTATTACAGCAGATAAAATCGCAACAGATGCCATTAAATCTCGCAACTACATCTCTTCTGGTGGTACGCAGGGATCATTTTTGAATCTAAGCGATGGTAGTTTTCAGAGTCCTAATTTAAGTTGGGATGCAAATGGTAATTTGATTGCCAAGAATGCGAACCTGAGTGGTGAGATTACTGCTACGAAAGGTACGATTGGTAAATATGAGATTACTGATCAATGGCTCACCACTGGAAGTGGCTCTACGTGTACTGGTATTGGCGGAAATCAGGCTTTTTGGGCTGGCGCTGAAGATAGCAATTCTGCTCCTTTTAGAGTTGGGTATGATGGTAAATTAACTTCGAGCAATGCCGATATTACGGGAACAATTACTGCTACGAATGGTAAGATTGGTCGCTATGATATTACGTCAACATATCTGATGACAAACAGCGGAAGTAATGCATCTGGTATTGGCGGAAATCAGGCTTTTTGGGCTGGCGCTGAAGATAGCAATTCTGCTCCTTTTAGAGTTGGGTATGATGG